ATAGTTACGTCTGTAACCCCAAACCTCAATACCATCTTTCATCATACGACGAGACATACCCTCGCCCATACGACCCAGACCAATTAGTCCTACTCTCATTGTAAAATTAACTCCATTGCATTATGTAGTTCCTTTGAATGATTGATTTCATCCTTCATAATCTCCTCTATCTTGGTATCCTGACCATCTACAAATGCCAGATACTTACGGTAAGTTTCAGCAGCGTGTAGTTCAATCAGGTACGAGAGGTGGTAGGCAGAAACAGGAAGCAACCAATAATAAACCACATTGATCCAATAATAGATAAGTACCAGATGTCTGGCAACAAAGCGATCAATCCAATAAGCATTACCACCCCTAGATTCCATATAAACAAGATGTTCTGTTTCATTGACTGACTGTTCAAAGTGTTCTTTCATCAAGTAGAAGTGGGATTCTGTTCGAAGTCCTAGTGATTCTCTTAAATGTAGCACGCTCAAAAAAGCAAAATAGGGTGCCCGAGCAATCTCCTCAAGCACCCAAAATCTTGGAAAGTGACGACCTCTGTAGAGGTAGTCTATAATTGTGATAGTAACGTCAAGCGTTATTTTGTTTAGAGTTTTCATAAGTCATTTCCAAACTCTCCGTGGAATAGCAGAACTTTGCCTACGTTCCATTTCGTTAATTAGATGACCGTATTCTCGGTACATCCTGTCGCCTGCGATGAAGCAACGTTGACGCTTCCATAAAGCATCGATGATCAATTTGTAATCCTCTTGAGAGAGGATATTGTAAGCGGTGTCTTGTGACATAAGGTGTGGGGTTACCCCATAATAGAAACGTCAATACCTAGGAAAGGTGCAATCTTACCAATTACTCTCAGAAAACCATCTACAAATGCTGCAAGGAACATAATTCCAAGCACCATACTTACCATCGAGGCATTGCGGTTGTGACGCCGAATCTTTGCTTCGATCATTTCATCCACTTCATCACGTGTAGGATGTGATGGTAGGATTTCTTTGAAACGATGTGCCATAGGATCATCTCCGAGTTCAGGAATCCAATAATCTGCATCGAGATTTTCTTCATTCCAAAAATCTTCCCAATCTTTTTGAGAATTAGTTACATCTTTTATAGATGGTTTGTCTGGTGTTTGAGTCATTAGGATACGTGAATTGTTCCAGTCATTCCTGCTCCTTTATGTGGACCACAAAAGAATTCATAGTCACCAGGATCAGTGAATGTGATGTCCTGCGATTCACCAGGAGAGAACATAAGCGACTCTCTTGATAGATCTGCACGACCTTCTACAATGATATTATGTGGAGGCAACATACCATTCACAAAGTGAACAGTATCACCTGCAGAGATATTAATCTCGTTAGGTTCGAAAACTAGGTTTCCGCCACTACCCATTGTTATATCAACAGCATAGACAGGGAGTGCCAAGAACATTGTAGCAATTAATGCAAAAATGAACTTCATATAGTGTTTATCAACTACTGGTATTTACACCAGTACACGACTGTGTAAACACAGTCTGTCAGGGATTCCTGTCCTTAATTTGACTAAGTGCTCCGTCAATAAAACCACGTCGATATTCCCACGTATCACCGCCTGTTTTCCCTCTGCTAGGGTTAATACATTTGGTGTAGTCTGGGTCTGTTGTATCTATATTATTGCACACTAATCCTGCCAAGTCTAGTTCATTACCTTCAGCACCTGTACCAGTCCAACGGTGTTGACCGTTCAACCAAGTAGCGCCACATTTTTCGCAGACTCTTTGCTCGAATTGCATAAAGTCATCTCCAAAGGTTACTAGAAGAATTTAGGGTAGAATATTATATATGTCAAGAAACTCTTTGCGAAATGATCAGTCACCTTTAGGTGAAACTTTGCTCTACCTATCGGTTTCTGTCTCTCGTCCATTAGCACTTCCACTTGCGTAATGCTAACGCTTTTCTTGTTGGTTTTCCTTTATCATCTTTCATTGGTCCTTTCATTCCACCCATACGAGCACAGAATGATCTCTTTCTAGGACCGCCTTCTGGTTGTGGTGCTTTGAGATCTGAACCAGGATTCTCTCTTTCATAGGACTTGCGTCCTTTCTCGTTCAGTCCACCACTAGGATTCTTGCCTTCCTTTCTTTGCCAAGCACTTTCTTTTACGTCCTTGTCCTGTAGGAATGAAACAGGAGATTTTTCTGGTTTCTTTTTCTTCTTATCCTTAACGCCAAGTGCTGCCTTAGCAACCTTGCCTGCTGAATAAGGATCGTCTTTCTGTTTATTTTTCTTAGTATCTCTAATGATTTCTCTCATCTTCAATGCGTGAGAGATCTTTCTTCTTCTGGATGGTCTACCCAAAGGAGGATTAGTTTTGTCGATTGCTCGCGCTACAGTGAGTCCCACACCTTCTTCGATGGGGTCATCTTTGGTTTCGTGAAACTCTCTGAATGATTTCATTTTTCCTTGTTGTTCTTAGGGTTAGATGCACAATTTAGTTCGTGCTTTTCGATCCAAGTTTTAGGACGCCAATGTCCTTGAGGTGAAGTGAGTTCACAATACTGGCATACCCACTGTCCGTTTTCGTTTTGATTAGCCATAATGAAACTTTCTGTCCTTAGTTTTAGATGGAAGTTTGCCTGAACGCACCTTAGTGGATGATGTTTCACCATATCCTGCAGGGTGCTTTCCTGCTTTTGTTTTACCGATGGTTTCAGACTTTGCCTTACTTCCTTTCTCGGTTGTATGAAGTTTTGCGGGTTTGTCTTTGTCTTTAGTAATCACAGATTCTTGTCCGTGCTTACGACCAAGACGACGCATCACTTTGCCGAACCTACGTTTCGACATCTTATCAGGTTTGGAAGTGTGGTATGAAACCTCACGACCTGTCTCGCCAGAATCGTACTTGTATTCTCCTACACCTTTCTTGTGACCAATACCGTGCTTCTTAAGGTCTTTTTCAAGTCCTTTTCTTTTACCACGGTTCTCCTTTTCAGAAGATCCACGGTCAGCACTGATATGTCCAGTCACTTTGGTGTTGGACTTTTGCATAGCACGAGCGATACCACCCTCAGAGATAAACTCTCCGAAACTTAGTATAGCATACGATTGGGTCTGTAGTGTCATATCGGTAGTCCCTTTGTTCTGAACTGATTTTCTCTGGAGTTGCAACTTCCTAAGATTGATCATAAGTTGTCTGCGGTCTAGAAGTTGCTTGGTCTTCTTGATCGCTTGATCCTTAGGATTGATCTTAGTTTTTTGAGGTGCTTCTGCTTTCTCCATTCTTAACCACCAACGATTTGTACTTGTTCGACAATGACGTTAGCAGAACCTGCTGTGAGTTTCACAGTTCTCTGGATTTGAGGAACTGTGTTTGCAACGATGTCTGCATCACTCAAGGTATATGCAGAACCTGCACCAGATGCATCAATATCTGTTGTGATAGTCAGGTCAGTCACAGCAGTTACTTTCTTACCTGCTGATGCAGCAGACTCAAAGTCGGAACCAAAACCGTCTGTGTCTCCACCATCAACTGTTTGAATATAATCTCCAACAGCAAAAGTATGTCTTCCTCCTGCTCCTGAACCGACGCCCGCCCCACCAACGCTGAATACAGAACCGTTCGCGTTAGTCGCAGCGTGGACACTAACGTTCTTTGACTTTCCACAGGAAAGAAGAATTGCTTCGCCTGCTGCTAATGTAATAGCAGGACCCGCACCGAACTGGATAGAAGAAGCACTAGCAGCATATGCCCGTACAACACCAGTTTTGACGACAATATAAGCGGTACCTGATCCACTCACTGTCGTAGTATCTAATACATTTAATACAGACATCGACTTGGTAATACTTGTTTTTACTATTTATCAGATTTCTGTTGCTTCAGGAACTTGGCGAGTTCCGCTGTTGAACCAACAAACATCGTATTGTTTGTAACGTTTTGTGCTGCCTTGCCCTGTGGACCGTTCTCAATCTCCATCATTTTCTTGTGAAGGTCTGCCAATTTATCCGCAGTGTCAGCAACGTTCTTAATTAAATTACCTGCAACTTCGTATGCTCTAGGTGAGTCAGACTCTTGTGCTAATTCAAGAATACCATCAACTGCCTCCTGACCTTTCTCGATCAGAGAGTAGAAGTTTCCACGAGAATATTCATAGTCTTTAATCTGTTGATCAGTGACATTTGGTACGATTGCTTTCTTTTGTGGTTGACCTGGTTTGACCAGAGATGTTTCCACATCAAGGGCATCTTCAATACCGTCGTATTTACTCGTCGTTTCCTGTGACTGGGTTTCTTGATTTTCCATCTGAGAATTCACTATAGAGTTCATTAAATCCGAAGTTATCATCAGGATCAGCAGTAAGAGGATCAGGTTGAACTGTGTACCTCATCTCACGTGCAGCAGTACGTTTGCTGTCTGCAGCGGTATCCACGATCGCTTTCTTGATAAGTTTATCGGTAACGTCAGAGACAGGACCGTAAACATATGTTTTAGCAGAGAACGATAATGTATAAATCAGAGTTCTACGTGTGGTGTAATCACCTTCGTAGTCATCTTCATAAACTACTGAGTTCAGTGTAACTGGGAAGTCCTTAGACTCACCGATTGCTTCCTGAAGATTCAGGGTGATGTTAAACATCGGTTGAAAGAATGGCAGGATCTGTTCAAGAATCTGTAAACCATCATCTTGGTTCTTTGCCATAATCGCTAATTCAAAGTCCACATTGTATGGGACTGGCATAAACGATTTCCTAGTTTTACTATCACTACCTGTATAACGAATCACCTGTGTTGGTGATACCTTTCTGGTAGCATCATAAGCAAATCCAGAGATCTCAAAAGAGATTCTAGGTAGTGTAATCTGAACAGCATCTTTAGTTGTCAGATCTCCTACTTGCTTAAGACGTGCAAGGAACTTATCTTTAGGACCATATGCCAAGGGTACTTTCATAACCTCAGTTCTAGAACCTTCAGTACGTTTGATTTCAATATTATTGAACAGCGTACCGAAAGCAATAACAGTCTTTCTAAAGATTTCGTTGTAAGAATACGTTCCTAACATTAACTAGCACCTCCAATTTCACCAAAGGGATTGCCTTGACTGAAGTCAATGATAGCGTCCCCAAGGGTCTCAAAGTCAGCGTTCGCATCAAACTCTGAGTTCGTATTATTTAGTGTATTGTAACTTGCAGTAGTCCAGGCAGCACCTGAAGTTTGACCAGTTACTGTTTCAGGAATGGTGAAAATACCAGACCTGTTATACACTTGCAGTTGTCTGTTGGTAGAATCCCAAGACTTAACTTCGGCAGTAACATTAGAGGTACCACCTGCGATTTCCTCACCAACTGTGAATGTACCAGTACCGCCAGTAGCGAAGTTGACGGTAATGGTTTGTGCAAGGTTTCTCTCGATAACATCGATTTCTTCGACGCCAGTATCGAGATCCTCTCCGCTGTATTCGAAGAGTTCACACTTGAGACCCCATACGTGGATCTTATTTAATTGATAGAATGGTTGCTCGTGCTCAACATACTGAATAGAAAATAGTTTGTTAGCAAGAGGGAAGTAAACCAAATCTCCTTCGTTTGGTCTACCTTCTACAACCAGAGTTGTATTATCATCTACTAAATCTTGAAATCTTTTACGTGCAATAACAAAGTTAACTTGGTCAGCAATCCTTACACCAAACTTACTGAACAGATCTCCATCTCCACCGAACCCTTGTACGTTTTCTAAGTACGCTTCTATTTGATATGCAGAGTCAAATGAGTTCAATGAATCTTCTCCAAGGACTGTATCCTCAGAAACTAGAGTTCTAGGGATGTAGTAAACCTCTACCCCGAACATTTTAATTTGTTCTACGACAAGATCTTCAACGAGTTGTTGCTCGCCGCTTGTCCCTTGTGTGAAAAAAGAATTTAATGGCATTACCCTATCATATCTAGAGGTGGCATTTCGTATGTGGTACGGAGAGTTTCTTCTAGTTGTTCTAGTTCAGTAACCGCATCACTATAGATTTTTTCTCCGTTCAAGGTGACACCACCAGGAAGTTGCACGTTTTGGAACTTCGTAAGGTTGGTACCCCAGTATTTTTTAATCATTGCAGTTGCATAATCTTTCACCCAAATAGTTCCATAAATCTTGCTCCAATTTGCAGGATCAAGAGCACGAACACAGTCAATGATAACGTACCCACCATCAACAACATCAGTCTTTGCATCGAAGTCAATATAAAGACGACCTTGAGTGGCATTGAACCTAGTTGGTTTCATACCTTCTAACAAGAAGTTAATGGTTTCAAGGTGTGTCTGAATCATATAGTAGTGATAGAACTGTGTTGATGTAAAATCAAACAGATCATTCAATCTCATTTGATAACGAATATCAAACATATTGCGAGTACCTTTATCAGTGAAGGTGAAGATACCGTTCACTGAAGAAATGTGTTCTGGCAATGTCAAATAATTATTCTGTGTCTTAAAATCTGTAGTACCTACAGTCTCTGTAGTATCTGATTGGAATGCAGTAATCTCATCAGCAGTAAACTGATGCTTTAGATATACCCTTTCCGATCCACCATAATGAAATTCCTGAAACTTCTCGATTGTATAATCGATAGAATCATCAATCTGATCGTCCGATACGTTAACCTCCAAGACTGGTTTGCCCAGTCTACGGAGCGCATACTCTTTGAGTTCTGCTTTGGATGTAGGATTTGCCATTTAATTAACTTCTAGCGAGTGCGAGTAGTGCAGTCTTAAGTTGTGCGACTGTAGTGATAGAGTTGTCATTACCAATCGCAACTAACTGAGTATAGATGTCATCAATATCAGTATCGTTAGCGTCTGCCTTTGTACCCTGTGCAGCAGTTGCATAAGCAGTGCTGTCAGTAGCAGCGGCAGTACCAAGAGTAGGTTTGCCAGTCAAGGCAGAGTATGCTCCAGAGAAGAGCGTAGGTAGATTAGACAGATCGTTGTAAGATCCGCTAGTTGCTACAGTTGCCAAGTCACCAGGTTGTGTGGCAGAATCAGCAAGCGTACCTTGTGCAGCAGTTGCATATGCAGTGCTGTTAGTGGTAGCAGCAGATCCAAGACCCAAAGCGGTGATTGCTGCTGAAGCACGGGCATCAGCACGAGCATCTGTGTAGTAGAGGTTAGTTCCCTCTGACAGATCGCTAGTAGACTGATTACTAATATCAAGGTTTGCACCAACTTGAAGTGCAATGCGAGCATCAGCACGAGCGTTGGTGTAATAGAGGTTGGTGCCCTCTGCAAGATCAGCAGTGTCTTTAGTTGCTAACTGGGTATCAAACCTAGCATTGGTGTAGAAGATATTTGTTGAACCTTCAGTAATATTGTCAGTGTTAATATCTGACTGAGTAACTGAGATAGTTCCTGCACCGTTATGTTCGATACCAGTTCCATATGTGAAATGTGATCTGGTTCTAGCAGCAGTAGTAAAGAGATTTGTAGATCCCTCTGTGATGTTGTCAGTATTGATGTCTGCCTGAGTAGCACTCAAGGTCAACATATTACCTGAATCATCATAGGTAGCAGTAATACCTGTACCACCGTTGATTAGGTTTGCAACTCGATCATCAACTCTCTCATTTGTAAAGTAAAGATTGGTACCTTCAGCAAGAGCAGTGGTTGTGTGGTTCGCGATAGAACCAACCTGTGACTGACCGAATGTAATATTACCCGTGATATTCAAGTTACCCTGAACTTCGAAGTTCGTTGTAGAAACGAAGTTAGTAACACTCAGAGTGTTAGAGAATGGGTTGTATGTGAGGTTGGCAGAGTCAACAAACATTCCCGTGTGCCCTGTGTTAGAGGAAGAGAATGTTGGGTAGAATGTAGTATTATTATTTGTATTGTTAACGTCAATATTGTTAGCGTTTGTTGCAGTTCCTGTAACATCACCAGTCAAGTTACCTGTGATCTGACCAGTTACATTCAAGGTGTTGCCCATTGTGACAGCATCAGTGAATGCACCAGTACCTGATGTAGTCAGGTTACCTGCCATAGTAACGTGTCCAGTTGTGGACTCAAGAGTAATCTTGTCCTGACTGTTACCATTCTGAAGTTTCAGTGTCTTAGAAGCACCACGAAGGATAACGTCATCTTTCAACAGTGAAGTGCTGTTGTTTACAAGAGCAGCATTCAGTGTAGTTCCACCATCAACATTCAGTGTGCTGTCAAAGTCAACTGCCTGAGTCACATTCAATGTGTCATCAATAACAGTTGCACCAAGAACATCAAGTGAACCATCGATGTCAGTGTTACCGTTGGAAGAGTTAACGTTGAACTTGTTATTACCAATAGCAAGGTTACCACCGATCGTTACGGTAGACTGAAGATCAGCAACACCTGAAGCGGTGACAGTTGCGATCGTGGTATTACCAGTAACTCCCAAGTTACCACCGATTGCAGTAGTACCTGTAGGACCGTCAACAGTGAATGCACCACCACCAACGTCTAGGTCATCACCAATGTATGCCTTCTTGGATACTGCTAATCCACCTGCTGTGAAAATTGAAGCGACATTGCTAGATGAACTGACTGCATCTGCATTGTTATTGAATCTTGCCTTTTCTGAATAAGTCTGAATGCCTGCATAACTTACAGTCCCGTCGATAACAGAATTGCCATAGATGCGAACATCATTTGAAACGACAAGATTCTGTCCAATGGAAGCACCACCTGTTACTCTAAGAGCACCATCGCCAGTATAATTACCTGTTGTGGTTGCCGATCCATTGTTGGTGAGGGAAACAATACCAGTAGCACCAAACGTATTAGTGACGTTCGTTGCACCATCAACATCTAACGTGCCCCCAATGGTTGTATTGGATGTCACTGCAAGGGTGCTAGAAAGCGTTGTAGCGTTCGTAACCCCTAAAGTACCACCAATAGTGGTGTTACTGCTTACCGCCAGTGTAGAGGACAGTGTGGCAGCACCAGAGGATCCGAATGTACCTGCTACTTGTGTATTACCTGTTCCTGCATCTACTGTAAACTTGTTATTATTAACTGCAAGATCGTCAGTAACATCAAATGTTCCTGTTACTGAAAGGTTACCGCCGAAGGACCCATCGTCTGTGACAATGAGATCATCGCCGACATAAAGATCCAGACCGATGCCTGCACCACCGCCAACGATAAGAGCACCAGACCCTGAGTTAGACGCATTGGTTGTATCGAATAGTTTGATTGATCCTGCATCGATACCTGATCTTGTTCCTGCGAATGCTTCACTTGAGTTTGTTGCGTTGTGATAAAGAGCAAATCTTGAGGCAGAATTGTCCCACCCGAAGAATCCAAGTTTAGCAGATCCATCGTAGTATCTGAACTCAACACCACGATCCTTAGCATCTGATGATTGAGGAGCAGTATCTCCACCCAGTGTGATAACTGGATCATCAAGTTGTGTTGTGGTTGAGTTAACAGTTGTTGTAGTTCCGTTAACAGTCAAGTTACCTTCGATCAAGGTATTTGTATTGACTGTCAAGTCACCATCAATAGTTACATTGTCAGTGAACTGAGAAACTGCATTGACTGTAAGAGTGTCAGAGTTCTGGTTACCAACCGTTGTGTTACCATTGATTGCAACATTACGATTAAATGTACCGTCACCGTGAACAGTTAGAGTACCTGCAGTTGATGAACCCTGTCCAGTTCTACCAATCTCAGTGTTACCTGATTCACCAAGTACACTAAACTCAACAGTATCACCAGAGTTAAGTTTACCGATGTATAGATCGTCACCGATGTGAAGGTCGGTAGCAATACCTGCACCACCATAGACTCTCAAGTTAGAGTTGTTATGTGTAGCGTAGGAAGGAGTATATGCAGCAGTTGTACCAGTTCTAAACTTATATCGTACTCTCAAGTAGTTCTGTGTACTGAATGTTTCAGTCGCAGTACCTTGGTCTTTCTGGTTGATAGCACCGTTGATATAGATGTCATTATTGAATAGAGTATCTCCTTCAATGTAACCACCACCATCAAATCTAAATGCACCGTAGTCACCACCACTGATAACAAAGTTATTGTTACCGTCAGTAGAGATTGTAGGTGTATCGTTATCTTCAAGATATACAAACTGAGCAACGTTTAGAGTTCCTTCAATATCAGTGTTACCATTTGTGCTAGTAACTTGGAACTTATTGACAGAACCATTTGTAATGGTCAGTGTCTTACCAGTTGTATCGAGAAGAATATTATTATGGAAGGTTGAGTTACCATCAACATCCAATTCAGCATTCAATGTTGTGTTGTTGTCAACATCAAGAGTGCTGTTGAATGTGACACCACCGTCAACATCAAGAGTACCATCACTGTGTGCATTACCATTATCTGTATCAATATCGAATACAGATGTACCACCTGCGGTTTTAATCTCAAACTTTTTATTGTCCGCCTGAACGATCAGGTTATCAGTAATTTTGGTCTCTAGTTGTACATCAAGAGTACCTTCGATAACTGTGTTACCTGTGTCAGTATCAACTGTAAACTTATCTACACCTGCTGCAGTCTGAATCTTAAAGTCTTCGTTATCAGATTTGATAAGAAGAGTATCATTAATTTCTGTCTGACCTGCGATTGTTACTTCACCGCCGATATGTGCGTTCTCAGAAAGACCAAAACCACCAGTAACTACAAGTGTACCTGTGGTAGTTGATGTAGATCCAGTGTTTGTAGTTAGAGAAAGAGCACCTGCTTTGATGTATGCATCAGTTCCAGTAAATGTCTCACTGCTGTTTGTTGCATTATAAAGGAATGCATAACCACCAGTACCAGAATCAAGACGTGTTAGATCCTCATCCCATCCAAAGAAACCAACTCTTGCCTGTGAATCATAGTATTTGAACTCAATACCACGATCTAGACCATCGTCAGATGAAGGTGCAGTGTCTCCACCAAGGGTAAAGATAGGATCATCAATAGTAACAGTCGTGCTGTTAACAGTTGTTGTAGTTCCATCGACCTGCAAATCACCCCAAACTCTAACTGTACCTGTGTTTGCTCTGTCATCACCAGGATCAAGGTGAAGAGTTGCGTTAGTCGTAGCAATATAGTTCTCTTGAATTCTAGCATCTTCAATCCAAATCTTACCTGCAGCATCAGTTGCAGTGATCTGTACTGTATCTTCTGCTGTAATGATTACATTAGAAGTTCCTGATCCTGCGTTAGTAGCAAGAATATTGAGGTTTCTATTTGAAGCAGAGTCTTGTGTTGTCTGGAATGTTAGATGACCATCTCCAGTCTTATCCAGTGTCTGATCAACTGTTCCATCAAGAGTAATATCAGGATCAGAAAAATAGGAACGGACGTTAACATCAACCTCACCAGACCCACCGTCGCCTGTATTATTAGCGCCAAACAGTAGGTTGCCACTAGTGTCATTAACTTTAACATAATTCAGATAGTTGAAACCACGATACCCTGATGTGGCAGTCAGTTCGTTGTCAAGTTCAAATGTTTCTAGAGTATTTCCGTCTGCAAATCCAACTACATTATTTTGAAGTTGTGTATTGTCAACTGCTGCGGCGGCAATGGTGACGTGCCCGTTGCTGTCAACGTCGAAATCTTCCTGTGCAAATGATGCCAGTCCTTTCTGCTCCGTCGCTTCAGCCGCGAGGTAGCGCCAACCTCCATTATCGCCAGAGGTATGAGTAGGAGCACCAAGACCACTCCCAAGGTCTTGAAGTGCTTGGTAAACTTTCGATGCGTTCGTGATGATGTCATATCTGCTGTACGAAGTACCTGCATCATATGATGGCATCTTTGTGCCTTCAGTTGCTGTAGCAATAGGCACAGTTAAGGCAGCGGTCAAACGACCGTACCTGTCTACAGTAAATTTGGTAGCATTGACAGTTTCACTAGAAGCATTTCCAGTAACGGATGTCAGCGATTCCGTATTATATGAACCAACGACCACTGCAGTATCTGCAAGATCGATGAATGGGTTTTGAGATGTTCCGTCAGGAACTGTGAATATAATTCTTCCTCCACCACCAGTTAATTGTCTGGTAAGAATATTTCCTTGCGATGCACGAACAAGAATACCAACGTTCGTAAGTTGAGCAAGTGATGTTAGATCATCATCTAATTCCTGAGCATCAGTAATACCATAGTCAGCAAGTGTAGATGCAAGTTCAGCACCAACCACACGACCCTGTGAGTTAACTCTAACTCTTGTATAGAGTGCTTCAGCAGAAGGGTTAGCAGGATCATAGTGAGGCAAACTCGTCATAAGTGACAAGTCTGTGTTCAATGTCAAGTTGGATGATCCATCAAAGGAACCTGATCCAGTAACCTGACCTGAAAGTTGAATTTGACGTGCGTTAGATAGTCTAGTGGCAGTTGAGGCATTACCAATAAGAGTCGCAGTAACAGCACCTGCTTGGAAGTTACCGTCAGCGTCCCTCTTTACAAGAGTGTTTGCAGCATTGGATTCTGTCTCCAATGGTCGCTCATATTTCAATGAGTTCCAAGGGGTAACACCGTCACCGATTTTGATACGTGAAGTATCGATCTCGATTCCAAGTTCACCTTGTGCAAGGATTGGGTTGATGTTTGCCCACTGCTGAGCACCATCACGTCTTAGTTGGATTCTATTTGCCATTGTTTAACACACGTGGGGTATCCGATTACGGAGATAGTCTGCCTCTCAGATATTTATACGCAAATAAAAAGGACCCTTTCGGGTCCAGGGTTTATGCAGCGTCTACGTTATCCACTTCGGGTCCAGTGTCCGCTTCTTCTCCTTTACCGAGGCAGTATTCTAAAGTTTCGATAGCACCTTGAAGTTTAAGTGCTTGTTGTTCATTTGCGCGAATCATCTTCGCCATTCTTTGATTATCTTCAATGAGACGCTTGTAACGTTCTTGAAAATCGCCAAGAAGTTTATCTTGGTCAACTGATTCAGGTTGATCTGCAGGCATTACTTTTGCTCCAATAATGTTTTCAGTAAGGTTTTGATTTCCGACATATCTGATTTTAGCACATCTACGTCAGATTTCAAGTTATCGATGGTTTCATCCTTCCTTTTCCGCGCTTTAGCAGCGGTCCCAGGAGGTGTGGGTTTTGTATTTAGTATCGCTTTAGAGGTGGAATCCCGAACTAAATCGGGATGACCTTTAACGGGAATGTAATCAGAGGTCACTTAATGCCATTACGCGAAGGTTTTTAAGTTCAGGAACATACGCTTGGTTCTTAGAGGTCATAATAATTTTGATCTGTGCAGAACTAAACTCGGTTCCTTCGAATGTGTATTCGAGGTCACGATAGAGAATGCCTTCTGTCTTAGGAACAGTTTTGTCTTCCTTACCGTTACCGTTAAAATATGTATAACCGATCTCATCAAATGTCAGTGAGGTGCCCACAGGCAACGTACGGTACATTACGTGAATTTCGGTATCAGGGTGTCTCCACGCTTCGAATGAAACTCTCAAGGAGTTTGCAGGTTGAAGCAGGTTCATAACCTTGGAGATGTAAACAGCAGCGTTCAAATCACCTGTTCTGTCCTCAGCATTTGAGTTAGCAGGACTGATTTCATTGATTCTGTTTGAAGTTGTAATGAGTGAACAACGGTCACGGTCAACAATAGGTGACACGTTTGCGTTTTGTGTACTCAACAACAACTGGAATGCCAATGACTTAGAACCAGATAGTTTAGCATCTTCGTTAACTTGTGAACAAACCATCTTGGGGAATCCAAGGTAGTTGTCTTCGTTAGAAATACAATCGATGTAAACACCATCATTGATGAATGATGCTTCGCTTGTATTGTTACCATCCAAGAGAGAGGTTGCTGAAACAACGTTGATTCTAGGATTAACTTCTGTCTCAGGATAAACAGTCATCTGAATCTGAGGATAGAACTGTTCAAACTGGACGTTTTGTGTTGCTGTAACATCTGATCCACCGTTTCTAATACCATTGCTAGACACAGATGTAACTGCAATCTTGTAAGTATCGAGTGTAGGTGAACCAATCTGAGTGTGAAGTTTGTTGATCTCAACCAATGGAATACCATCAAGGTTGTAGCACTCAACAATAGTGTTCGCATTGTGAATCAGAGCAGCAGTTCCTGACTGACCACGAGAACCTGAAGGTAGAGTTAGGATCTTACCATCACCAGAGATGCCATTGTACTGGACGATCTCAAAGTGTTTCTGTCCAACATCAGGATCGCGAAGAATAATATAACCAGGGTTACTGGTAGAAACTGCAGCACCATTAATAAGAGTATGGAAGGCAGCAGCATCAGCAACGTGTAACTGGAAAGTACCAGACACACCATCAGATGCAGTGATTCCATTTGTATGATATGCAGAGTCAATAACTGTTGGTGAAACTTCAGAAATTACACCTTCAATCTTCACGTTGTTTGCAACATCGTGCATACAGTGGTTAGCGTGATGAATAGTAACTTCAGTCGCTTTGTTAAAGTATGAGATAGGAGCAGAAGCATAATCATTAATATCGTCACCACTTAGTGCGACACCAGATGAACCGATAGTACCAGAACCAGTTGTAGTTGCGTTGATTGTCTGAGTGATAGGATCAGCATCAGAGAATGTACCTGTAACTGACTTGATAGTCAAGATACCTGAACCTGCATTCCAAGCAGTAACCATACCAGATGCACCACTACCATTCGTAACTGGTTCGTCAACAGTAAATGTACCTGTGACACCAGTTAGAGTGAGGTTAGCGATAGATCTAGATGATACCAATCTGTAGATATAATTCTGTCCAGATGCAACACCTTCTCTAAATTCACCTGCAACATCATCGACAATGATGTAAGCGTTAGATGAACCTGAGATACCTTGAACAACTTCTCTAACGATCGCAGAAGGAACTGGGTTTGTATCAGTCTGAGTAAGTTCAGCACCGATAGTAAAGTTAGCAACGTGATCAGAAAGAATAATCTTAAGTTGTGGTTTCAGTGTTTCGATAGGATTGTGACGCAATCTACTAATACCACCGTTACCAATAGCAAGTTGAGCGTTATTGAATACAGCAGTACCAGTTGAGTTTGGTGAGAACTCTGCCTTATGAAGGATAAACTTAAGATCCTCATACTGGTCAGCAGTCCAAGTAGAAGCGTTCTGTGATTTGAAGAGCACACCTGCATATGGTTGCTCAGAGATCGTTCTATCGTTTGTAATATCGTCTTCACCCATTCTGGAGATCCAGAGTTTGTATTCGTTGGAGTCAGAAAGAACAACCAAACAGTATTCTCTGTTCTCTGTCACATAGACAGGTGATGGGAATGTAAACTTAGTAGAGACTGTTCCATTTTCAGATAGATTGATCTGTGAAGGAAGAAGTGTAACGTCAGAGAATGCAAGAACTTTAGTGGTTGGATAACCATTTGCCATCTCTCTAACCTGTACAGATACTGGGATTCTTTCATCCTTAGTATTGAAGTACAGTTCAGCACCAGTCAAGAATGCACCACCCTTAGACTCAACCAAGAAGGACTGAGCAAGAGGGTCATACCAACCTGTGTCTCTGGTTGATGTACTTGAACTGTTAACAGTTCTGTCTTGAGTAACGGTGTCTCTAACAACGTCAGCGTTTCTAACAGCAAGGATAGTTGTCTGTTTAGTCTCGATAACACCAGATGCAACATAGTTTGCAGACGCAGCAGAGTCAACCTGACCAGGAACTCTAGAGTCAGTTGGTGAAGTTGTAAGACGGATGACACGTGTACCTGTAGCAAATCTTGGGTTGGTATCAACGCCAGGATTAGGAATCCACATAATACCTTCAAGGTCACCGTTGGTGTTAGCAACAAGACGCTTAGTCTTAACAACAGCACGAGCACCAGAAGTTTGACCAACAAGGATCTCACCTTCTAGAGGGTTACCATAATATTCACCTGCAACGGTCTCCGACATAATCTTAGTGTCGATATTAAGGAGAGGCGTTGTTGAAGCATAGGAACTAGGAAGTTCGCTAGAGTCATAGGGGTTCAGATCGTCATCAAAACCAGTATTAGGATCCATTAACTTAAGATGACATCCAGATGACTGTCCAACAGCGGTCTCTCCTACAACGAAAGGAGTATTGTTTGTTCTTGTATCATCAACAGGATTCTTAATAACTTCGAGCAATCGAGGCGTTGTGTAGAAATTAACATTAACGTTATCGATGAAAGCATAGAATCTTGTATTTGGTTTCAGACGCTGAATCTTAAATGCAATGTTTCTTGATCTAATGAACGGAATAACTGTACGCTCAATAACTCTATCACCAAGAGACTGACGATCAATTCTAGGAACAACGTTAGTTCTAATACCTGCTCTAGATTGTGATGAAACTGTGGTAGTAGTGTTAGTAAAGATTCTTCTGATAAACGGCCAGGAACCTCTTCTCATAAACTGCTGAGATGAAGAACTGCTGCTAGAAGACCAGTTAGTTCTCCAAGAGTTCCACTGTGTAGGAACAAAACCTGTATTAGTGTCACCACCAAGTGCTTGAACCTGTGCAGTGAAGTCACCTTCAATGTTCACAACTCTATCAGGTTCTCTCTCTTCTGACACCCAGTCATCGGATGATGGGAATAGATCCAATCTACCAATATAAGCAAACACGTTGAATGGGTTTACATTCTCAACTCGTGATGCATATGGTTGAACAATAAACTGAATTTCATTATATGGAAGAGTCAGTGTACCAACTGAGTGGTTAGTAATACCTGCAGAAGCGGTATCGTTATACTCAAGAGATACGTTTGTTGTATAGTGAGATGCTCTCAAGATACCTTCAGAGAAGTCAAGAGCACAAGCAAAGTCTTCGTGTCTAGTTTGAGCAGAATCAAATGATGAGAAGTTGTCAACTAGGAATCCATTCTTGAACTTATCGAAACCGTCAGCATCCTTAACAGAGAATGATGCAGTTTCCATCTCAAGCATATTAAGAGATGTATAGTATTCAAGGTTATCAACTCTCTTTTCAATCTTACCGATGTCACGCATTGTGAAACGACGGTTGTTCTCTCTAGAGATTCTTACATCAGCAGGACTGTAACCATATGGTTTGTGGAAGAATGTTGCAAGCAACATTGCATTGTCCAAATCAGAAGGAAGTTCTTGACCTTCGCCAGAGATACCTTTAACAACTTTGAATTGTTGCTGATCAGTTAAGAATAGTTTATCAACTCTACCTAAGAAATAATCGTAGTCACAACGGAAGTCTGATTCTGGTTTTGGAATATCAATAACCGTAGCGTTGTTTGCAACACCACCAGAAGAGAATCCTCTGTCTTTGAAGTCAAGTGATGCACAGTTTACATAGTAAGGTGATGAAACAGTACCAGATCCTGAAAGAACAGGAGTAACAGCAGGTCTGAAATCAAGAACATCTCTAAGTTCTTTTGTTACACCATTCTCTGTGAATGCAGGAATCTTACCGTAGTCAATACCAACATAAGATTGTGCAGCAAAATAGTCACCCGTTGCTTCGTGGGTGAATCTATCAAACACAATCATCAACTTACGAAGTGGTTTGGTTGATCCTGCATACCTTACCAACTTAGAAATATCATAGAAGTGACCTTTCTGGTTAGGATCAAGGAAGAAGTCTGACGTAATGTTCTTAGATCCATTATTGATGCTGCCCTCAGCATCGTTAATTAGACCACTAATAACTTCATCATTAGCATCAAAACCACGAACAGTTTCACCTAAGAAGAACTGATTATTGTTTTCATATACAAAATGACAGACATAAGACACAGCGTTGAAGTTTACAACACGTGCTTTTGCTTTAGATGTCTGACCTTCAATGATAGTACCTTCTTTGAAGATAGTTGCGTCTTGCATCTGCAAGTTAGGAATCACTGCTGCTTCATTATCAGTTGATTCGTAAATAGCGTGAATATTATAAACGTCTGTTGATCCAAGTGAAATCTCTTCGTCTTCAATACGGGTTCCATACAATGAACCATATGTAAGACCATACTTAACTCTATCAGATGAATTACTGGTTCTCTCAACCTTCATAACTTCCATCTGAGTGGCGTTCTTCAACTTCTTCTCTGCTTGGTTTTTAGAGATAGAAGCGATCAAACGACAAGATGTAACACCTGTCAAACCAGAAACAGTCAATGATGTTCTAGGAGTACCAGTGCTGTTAAATGCAAGGTTAGATTCGATGTCAATCAGTGTACCTGGGGTAGGTGCAAGAGACACCAACTGATAGTGATCCTTATCATATGCAAGGAACTGTTCATCAGCAGGTAGAGAGATCGTAAAGTCGTTAGCACCAGTAACTGTGATGTCATCAAAAGAACGTGCAACGATTGCAGATTCATCACTAATATTATTGATAGATTCTTTAGGCATCTCGATCATAAGATCGGCAGTCTCTCTATCAAAGATTTGAGGACGCAATCTAACTAAGAATCCATAATCACCTGCAGGAATATTATTGCTAGAGTAAGTAGCAGTGATTGCATTTGTGATCTTATTATCAATATTGGTTGATGCAGTGCTGATTCTATCAATAGTAAGTGAGTTTACACCATTCTGAGTGAAGATGTCATTCGGTCTGACATCCAATGTGAAGTTAGATTGTGTACCAGTCAATGTACCAGTAGCACCACCAGAACTAACATTGAAGTTAGTACCAAGAATAACAACCTGAGAATCCATCATCAGGTCAGCAGCAAATCTAATATTGTTTGTATCTGGATCTCTACCGATCATTGAACGTGCATCAGTAACCTCAAATGCAAAGTGATCGCTTAGAGTACCGATTTCAATACCATCACGCTCAAGAATCTCCCCATTTCTGAATGTACCATAAACCTGATACACCTTGAACATCGATCCACCAGAAACATCTGCTTCAACAAATGCTTTTGCCTTAGAAGTTCTACCTCTAATAACGTGACCCTGAGTAAGTGTAACCGCAGCATCAGTCTTAAAGATTGTTAGAGGTTGTAGGTCAAAAACGTATGCTTTGAAAATTGTATTAGTTGCATTTACAGTTGTACCACTGTGATATTCAAACGCAGCGATACGACCAAGTGCAACAATCTGTCCATTACTAGAGAGACTACTGCCTTGTGCTTGATCTCTGAACTCAACAACCTGATAGTTTGCAGTAATATTGTTACCGTTGATGATAGGGGAACCCTGTACATTATTCATCAACATATACTGACCCAACTCAAACGGGATGATTGAGTTTTGTAGAGCAAGAGTATCTCTTGGTTTGATCAGATCGATAAAAGTAGGAACAAGAGTTTCAGACTCATATCCTCTAACGTATGCTTTACCAGGTCCAATCTCTACAGCATAGTGTGCAGTGGATGCATTATTACCTTGAGGAGAGATCTCACCAGGAAGATATACACCACCATTAGCACCATCATTATAATGTTCTCTAATACGAACATCAAAATCACGAACTGTGTAGTCACCAGACTCGTCAAATGTTCTTCTAGCAAGTTCTTTTGCTAGTTCGTTATATGCAGATCTTTCAACAAAAGATTCTACTTGTGATCTCTTAATTCTTAAAAGTTCGATGAAGTTCTTGTCGGTGTCATCATCAATAACCTTCTTGACGAGGGAAGTCCTGATTCTAAACCTATGAGCACCAGGAGCAGAGTAGTTAGACGTACCAGTTGCATTGTCATTTAGACTAGGATCATCTTCAGGAGTAACAATAGATTCAAAAATTTCTAGACCAATTCTATATGAAGGGTTGTTTGTATATTGATCAAGAATAATAGTCTGTGCATTTACATCTACAAAGTGCCCTCTAATAAAGTAAACACCATTGGCGATACTAGCAGTAGAACCAACAGCGGTAGAGTTTGTAGGAAGTAACTGTGCAAATGGAGTTCCAATCTCAATTAGAGATGAACCGTAAGTAATTTCAGAAGCACAAACCAACTGTTCATTATTAACGAACTCTCTTGTATCTGAATCAGTACCACCAGATGTCAGATATTTAACGTATAGAGTAATATAACCACGCTCAGATTCAGTAGAAGAAATACTGAATAAAACTTTTGCCTTAATACCAGTTGTCAGACCCTCAACAATCGTACCTGTAATTTGACTTCTATATTGTTCAACGTCTGCACCCAAGAATGAACCCTGAAGGATAACTGCTTTAGCATCAAGGTCATAACCAATCTGACCAGGGATGACCATACTGCCATCCTTAAACATATGTGTACCGAACGATTCAATCTGATTTTGCATCAGGGATTGAAGCGTCGTCAGTTCACGAGCTTGGATAGGATACCCAGGGCGGAATAGCACTCGGTAAAAATTATTCGCCTTATCGAAATCGTCGAAATAAGGGGCGATATTCAGATTGGTATTCTGAGGCATTGTTTTAGAACTCTACTACGATCTTGATGTCTTCAATTTGGTCGCCAGCACGGGAAATTGCTCTCCTATTGTCTATGTAGATCACTTTACCAGAGTCTTTTTTCACCTCGGGTTTGGCGTAACCAGATGTGAATGACATACCTAGGTCATACTCAGTGTTGTTAATAACACGAGTCGCTTCACCAGGAACGATAGGGAAGTTAATATCAGGGTCGGCAGAAGTACCAGAACCTGAACCAACAACAGTGTTACCACCGTCAAAGACTGTTTTATTACCAGAGATTTCAGGGAAGATACCATCAACTCTGTTTTGGTAATACTTGAGAACTTTTGTTGTGGAGTTCCAAGACACAACTCGACCTCTAGCAGTCACCTGTTGACCACCAACAGTACGAGTCTGTGTAATAATTTCGTCAGTATTAAATGAACCTGTGAAATCGGGCGAGAAAATCACAGCGTTAGTAGCAGACAAAGTGATTGCGTCTGCCAATTCTTCAGTTCCAAACTTAAGAGGGTTCAGAACCAAACCGATACGTCTGTAATCGTTATCAGTTGGGAAATCACCAGAACCTTCATCGTATGTGAACTTAGTGTTGATCATTACACGGAAACCACCCAACTCAATTTGGGGACCTGAACCGTGTCCACCTTTCGGAGGAATGATCACGTCGATAGCACCACCAGATCCAGTACCTGCACCGATACCGTTGATCTCATCAATAATAACCTTACCGAAGGAATAGTTAGCACCACCAGAAGTTACAGTAGCAGAGACGATACGACCACCGTCAACCACAACAGAGATTCTTCCACCAGTACCATCACCTTTGATGGGGATGTTTTCATATGTACCGTTGTTATATCCAGAACCTGCAGATTGGATAACAACAGTGTCAATCTCACCACCAACAGCATCAGACACAACAGCAGTATCTGTCAACACAGGCATATAGTCACCTGAGAAGAACTTCAGCACCTGACCCACAGGGATCGTGTACATATACTTCCAACGATAACCGTCAGCAGTTGTGATAATAGATGTAGATGTACCTGTCGGTTCAACCGTTGAAGGTTTACCGTTAGGATCACTTGGAGATGTACCGTTGTAGATACACTTGTACGTTTGATAAGATGAGTTAACAACGTAGAAGTCAGCATCATATAGTTTGGTAGCACCAGAAGATGCTGTTTTACTGGATGAATAATCGTGACGATACATATCGTACACATAACCCAAACCACCAGTGGTTTGTTCGGGTGGGATCCAGTCAATACGACGAATAACCTGAACAGCGTCGTTCGCAAGAACACGCTTCATCGAGATCATATCATCGAATGAATCAGAAAACTCCTGAAAAGAATCAACGGGGGTCGGAGGATTGTTCTCGTTATCCCATTCTTGAGGACGCCCAATGTACACATATAGACGATCCCTATTTGCACCAGCCGCTATGTCCGACTGGTTCTTGTCAGGACCTTCCAGTGATTTGATGAATTTTTCCGCAGTAAAAATTCTAAATTGGTCAGTAAGTAGTGCCATTGGACAGTTTCTACCTTCTCTTTATTTATGAGGGTTTTAGTCGGGTTCGTTTCTGAGGTATGAGAGATACTCAATTTTCAGTGGTGTACCTACCGTTCCTGTCGAACCACCAGTAACGGTTTCGTTGTTATTCCAAAGGAAGTTACCTGCATTTCCTACTACAGTTTTAACTACCAGAGTCCGAGATGTTGAATCCCAAGACTTCACAGTGGCACTAATACCAGTGATAGATCCTGTAACAGTTTCATCAACTGTAAAGTTTCCATTTACGGGGTCAGTGCTACGCATAATAAATTGCACCTCAGCAGGGTGCAAATCACCATCTCCCAGTTCACCTGCTACAGATACTGTAGGAGATAGTGGAGGATTGGATCCATCAGTCATCTGGTCTCCAATCGCAAACAAAGTGGTATTTGTACCACCAACAGTTTCTTCAATACCATAAAGTGAAGATGCAATTCCACCGTCAAGGTTGATTTCACCTTCAAAGTCAGTATTAGTATTTACCAAATCGGGGATGCCATCGCCCGCTCCACCTACTTCATCGTCATCTTCGAATGCCTTATCTTGAATATAACTGATAGGAACAGTCAAGGTTATGATTCTTGCATCAGCAAGATCTATCAAGACGTGTGGTTCAACACCAGTTGAGGATGCTGAAGCAACACCACCAGTAAAGTCAATAACCTGTGACTTAACTTGAGAGGAACCACCATCAATGAAAGCAAGTTCATCAACCTCGAAAACGAGGAAGAGTGCTCTCTCAGATGGAATCCAGTCATATACTCTGGCAATTTTGTTACTAGAACTTTCTGTGGTTCTAATAACTCTGTCTCCGACGTTAAAGTTATATCCTGAAACGCCATTCGAATCATTTGCCAGGGAATCGACCGTTACCTTTTGATCATATCGGAAGTTAAGAGCACGGTCGCAACCAGTGAAGGAGGTAAGTGTTTTACCCGTATATCGGATAACTTCTCGACCGATAAGAATTTTGCCTGAACCAGGGTAAGGAGCAGTCGTTTGTACATAAATGGTTTGATCATTCTCGTCTACGTCTGCAAGTAGACCAGATATGTTATAGATGTTAGAGTTAAATGATTGACGGTTTCTTGACTGTTTAGTCAAGTCAGTGTTCCGTGTAAACAGAACAGAGGGTGCAGACGAATATCCCCCACCAGGGTTGACAACATCAATAGATGTAATGGAACCTAGATTGATGTTTGCTTTCGCAACACCACCAGATCCACCACCACCGTTGAGTAGGATAGTAGGTGCAGTTTCATAAAACTCACCAACGTTGGATACTTGGATAGATTTGACAACGCCAAATTCATCCACCTCAGCAACGCCAGTTGCACCTTGTCCCCCGCCACCAGAGACAACTAAGTTGATGTCTCCCAATTCATAGTTTGCACCAGGATTTTCTAGTGACAAACCAGTAACGAGTCCAACAACAGGACGAAGTTCAGCACCTGATCCACCACCACCTTTTACTTCAGCAGTTGTGGGAGATGAGAAATACTCGTCACCGTTAGACAAAACTTGTATGTATTGAATAGATCCTGCAGGAGCAATAATAGTACCATCAGGTGCAACTTCATCCTGCTCATACAAGATTGCTTTTGCCACTGCACCGTGACCTACTCCTTCAGTTTCTAATTCAATTCTAAATGGATCGTATCCTTCTCCAGGATCCAAAACCCTTACTGAAGCAATCTGACCATTTGATATTACTGGTTGTAAGACTGCTTCTCTAATTGGTGTACCACAGTTGCCGACTTTAAGTTGAGGAGGGTCAGATGGATTATATCCATTCCCACCATCTACCACATAAACCTCTCTAACGCCATAGATGCTGTTAAAGATAGGTTCAATAATTGCTCCGCTACCAGGTACTGTTCTTGGCATTTACTTATCTGATGTCAATGGTCCCAATCATTCCTGGGTGGATAGTGCACTGGTAATACAAAGTAGTAGGTGCATCCATAGGAACCGTGAAGATCTGGAGACCAGTGTTACCACCAGTGATTCCAGTTGTGTATGCAGATCCACCATTCGATGTTCTAATCGCTAGTGGGTGAGCACCACCTGCTTGGTTATACAAATCATATGTAAATCCACGGTACAAAATGATAGTAGGACTACCAGTAGCACCTGATGAAGGGAACCCTGGTCCTTGCACTGTATAACTTGATTGTCCTGCAGCAGTAAATCTGAACAGGATAGTAGGAGAAGGTTTATGGATTGTTACGTTATTATGTCCCTTAATGATTGATGATCCGATAGGAGCATTGTTGATCTGAGATTGGAATCCTCCACCAACTTCATTAAAGGTAGTACCATCGTTTGCAATCTCCAACTCACCATTGGCACCAATCTTCATTCTCTTGGTTCCAACCTTAATCTCTGTATCAGCAGGAAGTTCTAAGTTATCATTAGCATCGAACTTTAGTTTCTTAGTTCCACCAGATCCGAAACGAAGTTCTGCAGTATCTGGAACTTCGAGGTTACCAGATCCATCGAACTTGATTGATTTAGCAGCATCACCACCAAAGCGAATGTCAGTGCCAACAGGAAGATCCAAATTGCCACTACTGTCCATAGCAATGACTTTCGCAGAGCCAGAAGCACCAAAACGAATAGAACTAGTTGAAGGAAGTTCAAGGATTCCGTCATCATCAAATTTAATTTCTTTACCTGCAGCAAATTTTAGTGCTTGTCCACCCAACTCAATGTTGCCTCCTTCATCCTCAGAAACCATACGGTTGTAGGATGTAATCTTGACAGCACTAGAGACAGACAACTCTTGTGACTGATCAGCACCTGCAGCGGTTGTTGTTATATATCCACGTGCAGCACCTGCTTCAGCAACGAAGGTAGCAAACGTGACTGTTGCTTTAGCACCAGTAGCATCTTCAATTTGCAACTTAGTGCCTGCTTTCATTGCAGAGAATCTAAGTCTAAACTTCTCTTCTTGTGTAGAATCTTCAGAAGCAAGTTTAGATGCAATAGTACGAGTAGCACCAGTGTCAATGCTGTTAACAGTGTGCTCTTGTCTCTTTCTACGATTTAATTCTTGTGTTACTGTATCAGTAGAAATACCAGTATCTCCCATCCAAATGGTAGATGTATCGAGGTACAGGTCTCTGAATTTCAGTGAGGGTGAACCCAGATCGTATGTTGCATCTGAGTTAGGAAGGAAATGTGTATCAATAACAACGTTACCCGATCCGTTGTTAGAAAGATTAGTGATTGAAGAACCACCGCCTCCACCACCTTGTAGATCGTCCCCTGCTTGCCAACGAGCGTTTGCTTCGTTCCACTTCAGAACCTGTCCGTTACTGACACCGCTAACATCAATATCGGTAAGATTAGAAATAGAAAGTTGACCTTCAGTAAATACTGAACCATTCCATTTTAGAACCTGATTAGTTGACGGACTTCCGACACTAATTTGCAGGTTTGTGTTGTCTCCAAGAAAGGTATATAACTCATTGATAACGTTGTTGAGTTTAATAGCACCATCTCTTAGGGTATCACCAGTGCCATCATTTGCTGACACACCAATGTTAAGATTTTGCTTAGCCATAGCGGTGGGGTTTTTCTACAGTTTTATTTATGTGAGGTCGAACTCGAAATTGGTCAAGTCAAATCTTAGGTTGTTCCTAGTGAAATCGGGATTGTTATTATCCCTATCAAGAGGAACCGCAGTCATATCATAACGTCCAACATTACTATCCCATTTCAAAACACCTGACGTATCTACTCCACTGGTTCCACCAGTAACAGTTAAGATAGCGAGGTTTGAGGATAGAGGAGAGTTTTGTGCTTGCTGAGGTTCACCAATAGGACCTATCAGCACACATCTATATCTATACCCAGTCATCCAAGAAAGTGCGATAACGGTTAAAACGTTAGATGTTGCACCAGTAATATTAGACCAAGCAAAACCACCATCAGTGGAGACCTGCCACTGATAGTTAATAGTTCCTGCTTGTGGTTGAACCTCTGCTAGAACGGTAAACGTTTGAGTACCACCGTTGCTAACAGTAGCATTGGTTGGTTGCAAAGAGATTACCAAAGAAGGTGGATCTGGATCGTCACCACCTTGGTCTCCACCACCCTGCTGCTGTTCTTGGGTAATGCCTTGATTAGCAGGAACATTAACTTGTTCTTTTGATACTAGACCAAAGATGAATGGAAATTTAGGTTCATAACTCATATCTGCGATCACAGTGCCGATCGCATTGTTCGCCATACCTGAATGATTCAGGCAGTAATAATATAGATTAGCAGGTGCATCTTGAGGAACTGTAATTACAGTTTTAGCACCAGGTTGCCCAGGAGTTCCGTGATATGTTACTCCTGAAGTGTATTCTGTACCTAGGTTCCAAGGTCCGTTCAAGGTCGCTGAGATACGAATATTGTGTGTGGCGTTAGAGGGGTCTGACTGATCAAATGTATAGGTAGAACCTTTGGTAAAGGTTATGTCAGGATATAAAACGCCATCAAGTCTGTATTTGTTGCCATCACTTTCTGAAGTGACAGTGACAACGAAAGTCTTATCGTCAGAAAGATCATCGTGAATCGACATAAAGTACGCAAAGGTACCAGTCGGATATTCGGGAGTATGACAGAAACGCCCGTTATATGCATCTAGATGTCTTCCAGGGAGGTCTACATTGTATTCATAGTCTTGAATAAATGCACCTTTAGGGTATGTTGAATCATATGCAGGTCTATTAACAGCAATCTGATCACGGATCGTATATCCTGTGACCATAATTTTGACTGCTGATGTATTGTCAGTCGGGTTGTCATATCCATATGGTCCGTAGATAGGATACCCATCAAAGCAAAAACCGATGATCTTAGAGTGACCATCAGGGTGACGCATATTGTCACCTTCATATTGTGTTGAACCGTAGTAATCGTTATAACCTGCCATCACCTGATTTGCTTTCCAACAATTCAGGAGATGTGAGTCACGGTAATGATATTGTCCAGTTGTTTCAGGATAACCACCACAGTTGTCTTCACCAAAGTCAATAGCAGTATTTGTTCCTGATGCAACCCAGTTGAACCCTTGTGGAGGAGTTCCTTGTGATCCACCTGAAGGATTATAAATGGCAACTCCATTGGCACTAAGACCAACGATGCCTACAGGAAGAGATCCTGAAGTTGTTGAGTTTGTCCCACCTCTATAGGTAAAGTTGTGGGAGAAAGTATATGATGTAATCGTATTGGCATTATCACTATTCGGGAACGTACCAGGAACTACAGGAGTTGGAAGACCATCACCTGTGATTGTTAGTATGTCTGTTACTGAATTGTAACTCCCATTTGCTGCCATTAGTCGATTTCCGTAAGGTTATATTCACAGATCATCGCAAAGGTTTGTTTCTTCAAATATTCGAGAAACTGTTGTTCTTCTACAGGTCTCGCAGGAGAACCTGGCCACATCTTGATCGAGTAACAAAGGTGATCATAGAATGCACGAAGTTCGTGGATTCCCATCTTCCACTCGCAATAGAATTCATTATCTTCCATTATTTAGTTGTCATCAAAGATCTGGTCGGGACTGAAGTTGTCCAAGGTAGTTGATCCAATGTTGATAGTGAGAACTGCGGAGTTAGAAAGTGTTGGGGTTGCACCTGCTGCGGTGAGACCACATCTGAATTCGTCACCTCCATCTGCCTGTGTGGTAACAGGAGTTGTGTATGAAGGAGATGTAGCACCGTTAATGTTGTTCCAATCACTCTCACCGTAGTTCTTCTTCTGCCACTGATAAGCGATTGTGCCGCCTACAGGGACTGTAGAAGCGATGACTGTGAAGGATGCCACTTGACCTTGGTTAACAGTTGTGTTAACTGGTTGTGACTCGATAACGATTGCCTGTTCACCCTGTGCCTGAGATTCACCTGGGGGAACGTAGTTAGGATCATAGATGTCGATACCACCGTTGACTCCAACACCTGAAGGTGCGAAGAAGTTATCAGGAACGGTAGTGTTCACATTGATTTTTGGTTGTACATAACCTTGACCTGCGTTCTTCACGTCAATGCGTGCGAGACCAACAAGTGCCTTGATGCGTGCACCAAAACCAGAGGATGAAATCACATCCACGTTAGGACGTGAATCGTAACCATCACCAGAGTTTGTAAGGATTGCTTCAGTAACACGACCCTTCTCGATTGTTGCAAGAGCAGAACCGTTACGTCCCTTAACAGCACCTGAGTATTCGAATGTGATAAGTGAGTTAGAAGATTCAATCAGAGCAACCTCTCTACTCTCATCCTCACCTTCGATCTGCAGAATGTCACCTGCCTCAACAGGAGGAACGACAGTTGCAGCGATAACGTCAACGTCAGAACCGATGTAGGAGAAGGCAACGAAGGTTGAACCTGCACGAGGAACTTCAGAGAAGATGATTCTAGAACCAACGATCTCGAAACCAATTCCAGGTTCCTGAATAACACCGTTCAACTGACAGATGATGTTGTTTTCAGGGAGGATAGTGTTGGACTGTACACCGTCAGTCAGTGTAAGTGAGTAGAACACACCACCAAGTTTCAAGTTGAAGGAGTTCCTCAAGGAGTCGAAGTCGAATGAGATGTCATCCAACTGTCTCAACTTACCAACGTACACACCGTGGAATGTAGATCCAACAGCAGGTGCCTCAGTGAACTGGATATTGTCGGAGAACGCTGTGTAAGCGTTGTTACCACCAGGAGGTTGGAGAATACCATTCACGAAGATCATCATATGACCTGCAGGATCTGGGAAGTATGCAGTACCGTTTCCAGTGGTCAACTTGAAGTTCTGCTGAACACCGTCAAATCCTCTGAAGAATCTCTTCACACGCCCGCGTAGAGTCTTAGCAACTGAACACGCTGCTCTGAATCCAAAGTCACCAACAATCTGAGCATTCTTAACGAATGTTCCAGAAGTATCACCAAGGTGAATGATCAAGCGAAGACCGATTTGTTGGATCTTCTCAATCTTACCGTAGGCAGTTGTTGGAGTTTGTGTGACTAATGTAATACCAGATGTGTAAACGCTTGGGAAGTTAGATCCAGGTGGAATCTTAGCAAGTTGATATGCTGAGTCATTTGCGATGACGCTAAGGTTATCACCAATGCTCACGAAACGACCAGTCTCATTTGCGAGGTAAATTTCGTTATTTTGAATGTCGTGTTCAGTAACAACGAAGGTATGACCAACAGACTGACCAGAGTTTTGGAGTTGTAGTACATCACCAACTTCGAATGTGTCAGTAACACCTGTATCAGTGATCAATCCTGCGTATGTAAACTTAGTAATCTCGGTAGAATGGATGTACTCACCGAATCCTGGGAGGACTGAGAATGATTCAACCTCGATAATTTGATCAGTAACAGAACCGTAGATAACGTCATTAGGAGCAAATTCACCCTTAACAGTTTCAATGTCATAGGTAATTCTACCTGATTGGTTATCAACCAGAGCACCATCGTTGTTTCTAACGATAAGAGCGTTTGCTTTACCTGAATCTTCCTTAGAATAAAGGATGTCAGTAGCAATAAACTCACCTTGCTTGAAGTTGACAAGCAATCTGTCGTGCATTCCAGTGTTAACTGTAGCAGTTGCACCTGAAGTTACGCCCTCAATATTGTCAGTAGCAGCAAATGAACCACTGGTCATTTGTACTTTTATGTAAGTTGCGTTGTCGGTAGCGATAATCTTACCTGCATTACCTGTAGCACCAGTCTTAACGATGTCCTCACCGTTAGCAAATACTTCAGGAGCAGATGTAACTGTAATTGGAAGATACTTAACTTTGTAGTTAACAGCAGCAAGGTTGTCCTGAACTCTGATAACTTCAGCGTATGCACCTGATGTTGTTCCGTAGAAGATGTCAGCAGGTTCAATACCACCAGATGTAGGTGTAGGAATAACACGATCACCGTAAGTGGTTGGAATCCTAGTGACACCAGTCTCTCTGGCGACAGAGAATGTGTGGATTTCACCTGGGAGACCTGGAGTTAGAGATGTAAGTTTGTGTCCATCAATGTATTCTGCCAAGTAGATGTGGGTTGAAGTAGTATCTGGGTGGATGTAGTATGACGCCCTGTCAAGTTCCACAATGTTTGTACCCAAGACAGTGTAATTAACTCGATCATATGCTTCAAATGGGTGATTTGGTTTATGGATAGAACCATCAGAGTTCACATCAACACCAACGTCAATCGCTTGCTTAAGATATACAGTTGGCAACTTAGATTCTGCAAGAGCAGTGTAAACCAAATGCCACAACTGCTGAATCTTATGTACAGCGGTCATTGTTGGACGCATCTCTCTGTCCTTGTAGAGAGATTCAAAGTTATAAGTTCCTGGTTCAGGAGCAGTGCCAGAAAGGATATGAGTGATCATATCTGTGGTTGCTTCTGCGTGGAAGATCAAGTAGGTTCTGAAGATGTTAGGGAATGCGACGAAATTACCCTCGGCATCAAACCAACTGTTGATTAACTGGACGGTCATAGCATTACCGTCAGTCAACATATCGTAAATGTATGCTTTTCTAATGGAATCACCGAATGACTGATCACCCGTGTATCCTGCATACTGATTCATTGTCTTATAGTATGCCTCTCTATTAATATACTGATCATTGATGGCAATAAGACGTGTTGCTTGACGATACATCTCAGGAGCAGATCCCAGTGTATCCTCAAGAAGATCAAAGAGAACGTTAGCAGCAGATGTCACGTTATAGCAGACACCACCACCGAACAGTAGAGTGTTGTTCTGTACAGGTGTGTTTCTAGTAATACCTTGGTTAGTAAAGTAACTACCATTACCTGCAGCAGCATCTTTAACAACGCCGATAACAATATCAAAGAGAGAACTGATAGTTGAAGATTCAACGTTACAAGCACCCTGACCTGCCTGATCATATGTGATAGTAAGATCACGAACAGCGGCACGCTCACCTGTCAGTGGCCATTCGCCTGGCAGCGTGCGGGCAATGCCATCTATGTAATTTTGTGGGTTACTTGTACCAGTGTTGAACAGATCTATAGTAATTCCCATCAATGTTGTGATAGCAGATGCCTGTGAAGCACATCTTGTTGCTCCACCACCACCTGTGATCCAACTAATTGAGTTAGTTGTAGAACTGACGAATGTGTGGTTATAGTTACCACCACCCTGTACAGCGTTAGATACAGCAGATACGAATGTATGAGGATACTGTTCGCTAGAAGGTGAAGGGTTAACATTAACCTTGATTCGACCATTCTTAAATCTGATTCCGTTTGCAACTGCACTTGTAAATGTGTGAGTGTAGTTACCACCTGCAGAAATTGCATTGGTTGTAGCACTTACGAATGTGTGTGTAGTTGTGTTGGTTGAAGGAGTTCTACCAGAGGCAAGAACGTTGACTGTGACTGTAGTTGCAGTAGCAGCAGTAACTTCAAGAGGAACATCGTATGCTCTATCCTTCTTCCAAGTAACACCACTAGATGTTGCTGAAATGAAGTTGTGAGCAGTAACGTTAGTTGAAGGAATACCATCAGAAAGAAGAACCTGAACCTTAAAGGTATTGGCAGTTACGTTAGAGATTTCCAACCAAGAGTTTGATGCAGGGTCACTGCTTCTTGGATATGTGTGATCTGACTGATAGTTATCCTCTGCACATCTAAAGGTTAGAGAGTTATCAGCAATCTTGATTTGATCACCATTAGAGAACCCGTGCTGAGGAATGGTCAGCGTCATAATACCAGTTGTGCCATTATATTCAGCACCTGTAACTGTATGAGTTGTAGTTGTAGTTCTAGGATATGAGTGGTTGGTTTGGTTATCGTCTTCCTCACAAGTAAAGGTTAGTGAGTTAGGTTGGATCTTAAGATGTGATCCAGTAACAAGACCGTGACCTTGACCCAAAGTCAGAACCATATTTCCTGTAATAGGATTGTATGCAACGTTTGAAGGTGTGAAGTTGACTGTACCTGTAGTACCAACGTTTACAGTGAATGTATTTGTAGTTACGTTACCAACAGGAAGATACTTGTTAGCAGCAGGGTCAGATACACGAGGATATGAATGAACAGTGTAGTTGTTGTCCATATCACAAGTGAAGTTCAGAGAATTGTTAACAATCTGAACGTTGTCCCCGTTAGAGAACCCGTGGTTAGGAACTGTAAGTGTAAGAACACCAGTTGAAGGAACGTATGCTGCACCAGTTGCAGTAAACTCAGAATCTCCAATCTCAAGAACAGTTAGAGATCTACCAGATGCATAGTCAGTGGAACGAGGATATGAGTGGTTTGTAGCATTACCATCCTTGGTGCAAGTAAATGTAATTGCATTATCAGGTAACTTGACGTGTCTACCAACATCCAAGGTGTTGGAACCGATGTCAAGGAACATATCACCAGTTGTTTCATTGTATATTGCATTAGTTACATCGTAGTTAACGTTAGTAGTTGTACCAACATTGACTGTAAATGTAGAAGATGTAGAACCTGTAACGGGGAGAAGAGCACCGTTTGAAGGATCAAGAGGTCTTGGATAAGTATGCTCTGTCTGATTACTGTCAAAGTCACAAGTAAACTTCAATCCATAAGTTGCAATTTGAACAGCATCACCTGTTACCAGACCGTGACCAGTCTTAGTCAAGGTCAAATCACCTGTTGCAGGATTGTAAGTTGCGTTTGTAGGAGTTAACTGACCAGTCTGTGAACTACTGGAGTCAATAGTAATACCAGTATCATACTGAGCATAACCTTCAGTGTAACCATTGACAGAAACCAACTGCTGTCTCATCACCTGAATGGCGATGTCACGTGCCTGTTCGAAGATGTACTTAACTTCAGTAGACTGTGAATTGATGTGCTGAATAGCGTTTGCATCAGTGATATAGAATTCAGTTGCATACCAAACCTTGTTATTACCACCGTGCTTGAGGTTCCACGCCATTGCCTCAAGGATGTCAATAACATCATCGATACAAGACTGATAACCATAACCACCAAATGTAAGGTTAGGATACTGAGCATATCCACGTCCTACAGCAGTAGAAGCGATGAATCTCAAATTATTGAGGATCTCGTTACCTGCATCGTAGTCTTTATTAGTAGTAGCGTTATTATCATAATCACCACGTGGAACTCCACCACCAATGGCATTTCCACCTTGTCCACCGCCACCACCTGCAGTATTATCTTCGAAGGGAGTAAACCCAAGTTTATTGCGGATCGCGAGAATTGACATATCTCTTGCCATCTTATAGGCATAGATTGTCTCTTGTGATTGACCAGTGACGTGCTTAAGACCCATATCTGTATTCAGATAGAGTGCAGCAGCATCATATACTTCGCTGTTAGAAGAGAATCTCAAGTCGTGAGCAACAGAGTTGATGAAATCAACGATGTCGTCTTCACAATGAACCTTACCACCAGGAACTCTGAAGTTGTAATGCTTGAATGCAGAGGTCTTAGTTACAATGTCAACTGCCTCAGCAGCAATGGTACGAGCATTTCTTTCAATAATATTGGCAGAGTCTAGTGCTCTGTGAGTACCTTGGAAGATCTTAGGATCAGGAGGATAGAATGTGCTCTCAGTAATAACACTGTCAGTCAGATCATAGTTAACAGCAGGATCATACTCTTTTCTGTATGCACTAAGGTCACTGTACTGAAGTTGATAGAAATCATCAACAGTATTAGGAGTTGTGCCTGCAATGTTAGCAATGTTCTCATTTCTACCAACCAAGAGGTTCTGAAGTGCTTTACTTGAAAGGAACTTAACGTGCTCAAGAGCATCCAGCATCGCCAGCAATTCATCTTCGATGTAGTTGATATTGCTTTGTGAATCAAGGTAAGAATCAATCATACCCTGAATATTTGAGTTACCACCAGTTAGAAGGTCTCCCGCAACAGCAGGAACGATGTGATCTCTAATATCTCTAACACACTTCGCTCTGCTAGGAATGTCGATCTTATCCTGTTGGATAAAGTTGATCATAACATCCCATTCTGCCTCCATCATAGAGACTGCTTCATCAGCAATCACTGCACGGTTGAAGTAAAGAAGGTCAGCACCATCACGGAATCTGTGACCAGTAGGTGCCATCACATCCAACATATCATCCACAAGATCCATAATAAATGTCTGGATCACTGTAGGTGCAGGAGTTGAGAAGTAATTAGGAATACGAACACGTTGTGTGTATTCTCCAGTCAAATCATCTTCATTCTTGGTAATAATGTCGATGCAAAGTTTGGCAACTTCACGCCAGGTATAGATTGACTGTAGAAGTTCACCATTAACGTGCTTCAGAGCACCTGATCCTTCCAAATATCCACGACCTGCAACAATAGTATTGAAGTTACCACCTAATTTAAGGTCATTAACGATTGCAGGAATGATGAATGAATGTGTGTCACGAATACACTTGTCAGTACCTTGAGTGGATGTTCCTGTATCACCTGGGATGAGGAATGCAGGATACTTCTCCTTCATACGACCAACTGCTTCTTCTGCAATCCAATAACGGTTCTTTTCAATAATATCAGCACAATCTCTGTAAATATCACGAGAAACATCAATTTCCTCAGTCATAATCTCTTCACGCCAGAGTTCAACACCATCAGCGTTAGCAGAGGAGATGATAGTCTGTTGATATGTTGCGTAAACAGCAGCAAGTTCTACAGGGAAAGGTGCTTCGCCATTGAAACCGAATGACACGTCAAGTGCACGGAAATCATAAACGGTGGGGGGTATAAACCCACTAGAGTAGCTGGCGGTTCCTTTTCTAACAATAAAGTTATCAATGTTACCTGTGAAAGTCTCACCGTTGTTCCAAGATGCACCAACAGCGATTGGTGAGTTACCATAATCAGAAGCGTCAGTATAATCAGACCCAACAGGTTGACCGTTGACAAACATCTTGGTAACGTTAGATGCTCTGGAAACAGCAATGTGATACCACTGATTTGCAGTAGGAATAGCACCTGCAGCAGTAATATGGTCAGTTGTAGCGATACCAAACTTCAGTGATGTACCTTGTAAGAATACTGAAGCAGCGTTACTACTGGATGCAGTTCTGAAATCAACAAGTCTCTGTGTTCCAGATACAGTTGTAGGATAGATCCACATCTCAACAGTGTAATCATTAACACCAAATGCAAATGCAGCATTGGAAGCGTGATTGATTCTGGAAGATGTACCACTGAATTCTAGTGATCCAGTACCAGTTCCAGGGTTCAATTTGTCAACAGTAACGTTGTTATAGGTGATTGTGGAGTTTGTGACGTACTCAGCGTCAGTAAATGAACCAGTAACACCCTTTGTATAGACCCACTTACTACCTGCATTGGTTCCAATGATCTCTGCAACAGCACCTGAAGACACACCTTTCAGTGTTTGACCGAAGTTGAAGAATCCACCAGATGATTTGTCCTTATAAGAATGCTTGATAGAACGAATTGTCTCACCCTCTTCGAAGGTGTACGCAGGTGCAATTCTAGGAACATTGCTAATAGACCACTGATAGGTAGTAGGATCGGCACCAGTAGGATCTTGTAAGGTATCAGTAATGATTCTGAAGAAGTTTGCAACAGCAGATGTCTGAGCAACACAAGCATTTTCATTAGGAATAGTTGTTCTACCCTGTGAATAGTCTGCCTGAGGAGCAGTTTGAGTAACTGCTGCTTGGAATGCTTCTCTAGTTCCTGGAGATGCAGTTGTACCAAGAGCATTGATGAGAATATCCATCAATGTTGTGATAGAAGCAGCAACTGCTTGACAAGTTGGACTTGCAGTGTCAGCAGTGATAGAAATAGTTACTTGGTTCCAATCGTGTGATCCTGCCTTGGTAACAGCAATATTTCTCATAATATCAAGAGACATTGCCTTTGCCTTAGTAAAGGAGTTGACAATAGTGTCTCTATCACCAGATGTCACACCATAGTGAAGAATTCTGTCTGTTGCTTCCCAGATGAAATCATTACCACCGTGGGCAACGTTATAAGCAAGTGCTTCAACAACATCTACGATGTCAGAGAGGCAATGCTCATCTCCACCAGATACGTTATATCCTGGGTTCTGGGTCTTAGCATAGTGAAGTGACTCGTATGCAATAAACCATTTGTTAGCAAGCAACAAGGTTCTAGCATCACCGTGACTGTTACTTACAACCTCATATTCAGGAGTAATGGTAAGATCCTTCCACTGAGACAATGTTGTGAACTCTGTGGTGATATTAACCATATTAATGCACTTGTTAGCGAGATCTCTCGCTTGATTCATTGCATATACAGTCTGAGGAACCTGTCCATTAACGTGATAGATGGTATTGTTCTGAACATAGAAGTTTGCAGCATCCCAGACTTCAGAGTTACCATCGTGCTCAAGTTGCCAAGCAATTAGATTGAGCATATCAACGATGTCGTCCTCACAATTAACTTTACCTGTAGGAACAGTAAAGGAGGGGTAGAAATCTAACATCTTACCCACCGCTTCTTCAGCGATGAATTTAGCGTTCTTAACTAGTGCCTCTGCAGCGTTGTTAGCACGGGTATCGGGTACAGTTCTAATAGATGAGTTACCGAAGTAGATCTTCTTAAGTCTGATATTAGTGCCAGGTGCAAAGTCAGTACCAACTAGACCATCATAACGAATCTCTTGGTTTCTAACAGATTCGAAATCTAGGAAGTCTTGGTTGTTAGGTGACTCAGAATCATAGAGTTCAGTTGGGTTAATAACAGTTTCACCGATGTCATCAAGAATAACGTTCGGATATGTAATTGAAGGAACTCTCTGGAAGACAAGAGCAAAGAAACTAGATGAAGGTGAAAGGTCAACAGTATCGATGATCTGCTCTGAAACCTCGTCCTGATAAGGAGAGATAGCAGAAACAGTTGCTGCAATCTTAGATCTTGCAGAATAGATGACATCGTTGAACTTGATTTCAAATTCACCAGTTTCAAACTTAGCAGTACCAGATGTTCTAGAAACAACTAAAGATGTGTTGATAGTACCATCGTCAAGGTTGTTTTCTTCAATAATTGCAAACTTACCATCAAGGTTAGTGATTCTCTCACCTTGTTCGAAGATGGTTTTAGATGAGACAGGATTTACAGTATCAAGAGTGGAGTTGAATCCAGTAGCACTGCTAAGAACTGACTCACCAGACTGGAAAGTACCCTCAATGTCAATAACATCGATGTAATCAGTACCAGAGTCGATTACAACAGCAGTTGCCTCTGAAACAAGACCTCTGACTCTATTACCAGTCAACGGGAAGATACCACCGATAACACTGAATGTTAAACGAGTGATTTGTAGTTGAGTAAAGTCAATATTTCTAAACTTAATTCTAGAAGGTGCCTTTGGAGGTTCAGAGAACACAATAGAAGGACCTGAAGTAGAGAATGAATCTCCAGGAGACTGTGCAACACCATTGAGAAGAACAAACATCTGATCTTCAGTTGCAGTGATAGAACTACCCTCAACATTCAATGGGAACTGAGTTCTTACACCATCAAAATCATCAGAAACGTTATCAATCTTCTTAACGATAGAAGTTAGAATTTCCTCAGAGTTAGTCAGTCTCTTCTGTCTGAAGAGCACCTCAGTGTTATTAAACTGGGTATAGATCGGTTGTGCGTTAGCAAATGATGTGATCTGGTTAATATTAGTAAATGCGTTGATATTAACTTCTTTAATCAGATCAGAAACAACCTTTCTTCCTGAAATATCCTTACCACCTGTGATTGCCAATTCACCGAAGAGGTTGAAACCAACAGGGTGGTTTGTCTCAAGAACTGGTTTTCTCCACTGGTTAATAGGTGTTTCAGACTTAATAACATAAGAGAAGTTCTGATAGAAGTAAGAGTCCTGAATTTTCTGGACAATCTCAGAAGGTTTACCAACGTCATCAATAAACTGACCAGGTGTATTGGTTAGAGAGTCAATATTAAGAGTACCACGAGCGATTGATAGATTGTCAATCAAACCAGAAGCACGAGAAACCTCACCAGTTACACGCTCACCTGGGGTCCAAACACCTTTATAGTTCTCAAGTTTCAGGATTCTAGGACCGATCTGCCAACCTTGGTTAGTAGAAACGTAACCAGTTGCAGATGCAAGTTCAAGAGATGAACCTTGATAAACAAGTTCACCCTCAAGGAATCTTGAAGTTTCAACAATAGCAGTTGCTTGACCACCAAACACTTCGGTCAAGAGAATCTGTCTACCTTCACCCTGTGTCAAGAATGTGATATAAGAACCAGATTCAGCGTCAAGTTTAGTCAGTGAGATACGAAGTTGGTCAGATTCAAGACCATTTGCCTCACCTGCAATAGCATAGTAAGTCTGAGATGAAGACAAACTAACCAAACCTGCAGAACTTGGTTTTGGAAGGATACCAACTGTAGATCCAAGGTCTTCTGCTCTCAACTGGATTTCAGCACCAGTTGTAATACCGTGTGGGAAGTTAAACTGCAGATAACCCAAGTCGATGTTAACAACATAGTTAAATTCTGACTTAAGTGTGACTGAAGGTTCAGAACTGTATCCTGCACCTGGATCTTTGATGATAACTTCAGAAAGTCTGTTGTTCTTAACAACTGCTTCTGCATTAGCACCTGATCCACCACCACCTTCGATTACAACAGCAGGAGTTGAGGTATAACCAGAACCAGGGTCTGTAATCTTGATTTCTGAAAGAATAGCGGTATTAAACAACTGAAGGTTCACGGGGAAAGTGATTTCAGGTCTCAGAGTGTAGTCGTGAGAATAACCGAAACCAAATTCGTTGTTCTTAAGTTTCTTGATACGTCCGATGCTCTTACCTTGTAGGAACACAGAAGCACCTGAACCTTCAGAAGGGATCACAACATCAAGTTGTGCACCAGAACCTGCAAGTAGAGGTCCAAGAATGCCAGGAATAGCATCAACATCAATGGATGCTGTGGTATAACCTTTACCTGCTGATGTCAAAACAACATCAGTGATGACTCCTTCGAAGTCTCCATCATCGGTAACAGTGATATTACAAGAAGCACCTTCACCATCTCCACCGATAGGAACGTTATAGTAGACACCGTTAACATATTCAGTACCACCATTCAGGATACGAACCTTTTCAATCTCTCTATTAGATGCAATATCAGTAACAATAGGAAGTTTTTGGTAGAATCCACCTGGGTTTACCAGTTTGATGGTTGCAATAGGTCCAATCGCCTTGAGTGAGGTTGTAGAATACAAGGAACGTGGGTTTCCGAACTCATTATTACCGACAGGAGCGTTAGATTTCTCTGGTTCAACCAAAAGTGGGAAGTCAAACTCCAATCCATCGTTAGAAACTCTATTAACAGTAAATGTACCTTGGTAAGGAGACTGAATAACGTCAATAAATGACCCTTCACCAACAGGAGAGTTGTCTGGTGTGGTTCTAGATGGGTCAAAATAGTATGAAATGTTAGTAACATCGTCATTAATGATGAATTTAACCAACGGAGTCGGTGAATCATCATCGGTAAATCCAGGTGTACCCTCTCTAATGATGTTAATGAATGGATATTCCAGTTTATACTGGTTATCTTTAGAGAATGATAGGAAGTATCCAAGGTTAGATGAATCATCAAGGTCAAAGATATACTGATGTCCTCTAACAAATAGGAACTTAGGATGCTTAGCGTAGATATTAATGTTAGAAACAGAAGAACCTTGTCCAGAGAATGTAGGATCCTGAACAGCAGTGCTTCTTAATTTGTATGTGAAGTCTCTAGAAGTGAATACTTCTTGTACAAAGAATGAACCATTATACTCATTAGTAGAGAATCTCTCAGTAAAGATGATGTCATTTGCTGAGAAGTTGTGTCTACTAGTAGCAGAGCAGTAAACAAGGTCAGTATTTGTCAGTGCCTGTGAAGGAACAACGTCTTTGTTAAGTTTTGCTTGAAGATTGAACTGCTTAACACCAACAAGACCACCAAATGTTGCGATCTTACCAGTTGCATCAACATCAAATGTCAAGTTAACAGCGTCAGCATCAATAGTGTCACCTTTGATGAATGTTGAATCAGCATAGATCTGCTGAATTCTAATGGTGTAGTCGGAAGCATTGAAAGGTTTCCAAGATGCAAACTGTGCAAGAGTGCCAGATCCGTGTACACTATTCGCCAAATCTACTGAGAAGATACCTGCAACGCTTGTAAACGCCCAGTTGATGTTACCATCAGAAACAGTACCTGATGTATGTTCAGGAGCAAGAGGTCCTGCAGTTGCAGCAGTACCAGATGTATAGATCTTACCATTACTATAGACAACATCACCAACAGCATAGTTCTGATTCTGCTGCCAAACAGGAACTGTAGTGTCAACGGTGAACTCTTTGTCCATCTCGTTAATATCACCTGCAGTAGACTTCAGCAGTTTGCTTGTGTCAAAACTACCAATAATCTTACCAATCTTACAGGAATTGGTTCCAGATTCAACGACAGTACCATATGCAGATACAACATCGTTACCACCAATTACAGAATACTGTTGAAGAACAGATCCTTTAGTAAATGTGGCATTCTGGTTAAATGTAATAGTCTTTACAAGGTCAATACTTGAGTATCTTGCATCTCTGATGTAGAACTTAGGAATAACCTTAGTAGTGAGGAGTAGTTTCTTACCACCTTGTGTAGGAATGGTTGCAGTTCTACTTGCATATGCTTCATCAGTAGATGTAATAGTATAGACTCCAGGGATGTGAGTCGATATAACATCTGAGTAATCAAGAATCTGAATACCTGCAGGACCCATTATCCAAGGGTTAACAGCAACTGACTGGGTATTAAACGTATAATTGCTTCCTGCGGCGACGTTTAGGGTATGTCCTGCCTCTACATCGTCTAGGGTGAATGTACCAAGTTTTGTCTTATCTTTGTCAATCTTATAAATGAATGCCTTAGATACTGAGTTTGTACCAGTAATAAGACCTGCAGTGAATGCATCTGTGTACTTAGCAGAAGGTGTAAGAACAAAGTTGTCAATCCAACCGATCCAGTTGTTAGTAGAACTTGGAGTTGAGATAGGACCAAGTGTTGCCTGCATCAAGTTAACATCAACAGTAGAACTGTTAACTGAATGTGCCTCTACACCATTAACGTAGATACGATAGATGTAAGAACCAACACCAGGGCGTTCCTTAGAAATAGCAATGTGAACCCACGCCTCAGAGTTAAAGGCAGTCCAGAATGTTGTACCAGTAGAATATGAAACAGATCCATTCAAATCAAGGAATATCTTACCAAAATTGGGACTGCTTGAAGTTCCATCAACACCAACCTTGACTTCCTGTGTCAACTGAGAGACAACACCGAAGAATTCTGGTTTAGATGCTTGTGCAGAATATTGAGTATTACCAAGAGCAAACCAACCTTCCATTGTCCACTCAATACTAACATCAGTAGTTGTGCTGTACTGAAGGAGCATTGAGTTAGGAGCATCAAGTTTTACTGAAGATGCACCGTTATAGAACTTAGTATTATCGATAATAGCGTTACCTGAGGCAGCCCACTGCTTATTTGAACCAGTTCTTAGGATGTCATTATATGTTTCATCAAACAGATTGTCTGCAGTGTTCCAGTTAAAGATAGCAAGTTGATCTGCCTCAACCTTGTTACCTGCAACAATAGTGTCACCAGAGTTATCGTTTGCAACACAAGTTGGATGGTAACCAATACCATTGGTCTCTGTTACCTCAGCAGCAGAAAGAACATTACCACTATTCCAAGAAATCTTGGCAGTAATTGATTGAACAGCGTTGAAATCTCTTTCTACAACAGCACTGATGTCGATATTACCAAATACGTCAAAGGAAACACCTGCATTCTTAATAGAGGTGTAAGTTCCAGTAGGAACGTACATCTTAGCAAGAGATACTGCTGTATAGTCTTGGTTATCAAACTTAGCGTAGAGAACACCATAGTTCTTACCATTTGTGTCAATAGCAGTTGCAGTTACATAAACTGAACCATATTCATCAATAGTAAAGGTAGGATCAGCAAACTGGTAAGCACCAGACTCGATCTGCTTAGACCATTGAACCTCAATAGTAGCAGTATCGTAATATGTCTCACCAATAACAATGTTAGCATCACCTGCAGGGTCAGAGATACCACAGAAGAGGAATGTATCATCTGTTCTCCACTGAATCTGATGAAGATGCTCACTGCCTGCAGCAGAAGCAATCTTACGCTTCTCCATCATAGATCCATCAAGATCAAGCAAACCAACCCACATATCGTCAGGTGCAGTAGAGTTGGAGTCTGTATAACCTGCAATCATTACTCGACCGTCTTGGTCAAGTCTGATGTCAGTAGCATAGTCTCTTCTAGTAGAACCAGAGATACCTGCAATATCACGTTGCCACTGAATGATACCATCAGGGTTGTTAGCAATATCAAAACCAGACTGATACTTAGCAACAACGATGTCAGGGTTGTGAGTAAGGTTACCAACGTTAGGAACAGTCTCACCAATCACATAGATGTTGTGAGGATTGCTGTTTTCAATATGAAGTGCCTTCCAAGATAGTGACTTATCAGCGTTTGAAGGAACAGTAGGAATCAGAGTACGCTTCCAAAGCATTCTACCGTCACTGTTAAACTTAGCAAGAACACCTGCTGTATTACCATCTACAACCGTTGTTTGACCACAGACATAGAAAGTACGATCATCAGCAACCTTAATATCATTAATCGTTACAGTAGAACCCGCTTCTGTTAGAAGTGAGAGGAAATAACTTGCTTTCTTAAATCTTTGAGGATGAGAAACACGAATTTGAGGTGGATTGTTCTCATCATATCCTGAACCAGAGTTGATAATATCAACAGTTCTTACAGCACCACCCTCATCTCTATTGATATTAATGTTGAAGTCTTGTCCAGAGTTAGTAATAACCTCGTAACTAGGAGGAATATCTTCAGAATAACCAAGACCTTCCTGATCAATAGTAACTCTTTCTACACCAGAGATAACTTTTACCTTGAATGTCTTGTTAGTGTCATCAAGAATAGGTGTGCTAGTTACGATGATTTGATCATCTATACGCAATTCGTGCTCATTTGCAGTAGTGATACGACCATATGGAAGATCGTTCTGCATATATGAAGTATAACCTGCAATATCTAAACCTTTAACTGCTTCAACTTTTGCAGAGGCTCCGAAACCATCAGTTCCTTCGTTATCAAAGAACAGTTTGTCATTAACCTTGTAGGAGACACCTGGGTTCTCAACCACAAATCCATCAACTTTAGCGTCTTCAAACTTAGTCGTAGTCTCAATATCGATGTCAACAACTGATCTTGTAGAGACTTTAGGGTAGTAATCAAATAATTGTAGTACGGGTTCTTCAGTAATCTGAATGGGAGTGGTTGATTCATCATTATTGATAAGACCATCTCTGTTAGTATCTTCGATTTCAAAGATAAGATCCTCACCAAGTTCAGTAACAAGAGTGTCAGTTGCTTGGTTAGGTGTACGATCAATATCAATATCCACATCCTCGTAAGGATCACGGAATCTAACCACGTTAGATGGGATATTTGTCTGTACAGCATCCTGAGAGAAGTTCCATTCATCAGGTGAAGAGTACAGTTGAGGACCACAAATGTATGGGAATACAGGGTTACCTGCATCAGATGCATCGATTGATACAAAATATGCGTAAACACCTTCAGGGAATTCAGGAGTCTTACAGAAACGACCGTTATACTGGTCTAGATCACCCTCTTGGAACACATATTCAAAGTCATCAATGAATGATCCTGCAATGTAATCAGTAAGAAGAGGACCATCTGCGCGAACAGGATTCAAGTTTGTCGCAGCATCATAGATGAGTGCGGGTTTAATTCTGTAGGATGAACGAATTCTTCTAATACCAGATGACTGGTCAGTGGCATCAATGTAACCGTAAGGTCCGTAGATAGGGTTACCATCGAATGCCCAACCCAAAATAGGAGAGTGTTGGTATCCAGTTGTAAGTTCTTGTAGTTGCTGAGTTGACTGATTCTTGAATACGTTGTCACCAAGAACGTATCTTAGTTGCTTAGGATCGGAAAGGTGTGCATATTCACCGCCATACTGTGTGTTATAACCTGCAAACACATAACCACGTGCTGTGTCAAAGTTCTGTCCTAGTTCATCTTGAAGGTTTCTAGTCCACTCAAACACAGTTGCAGTGAACTCTGCCATCTCACCAACCGCATCTAGACGGACAGTTGTATTACCAGTGGAGTAACCTACACCTCTGTTTACAACAGTAACACCGATAACCTTACCTCTATCTTCACCAACAGCACCAATAGTTGCTCTTGCAATAGCACCATAACCGTCTCCATTGATCACAATCTCAGGAGCAGTTGTATATCCTCTACCTGCTGCAATGATAGCGATAGAAACGATTCTACCGTTAATAATAATAGGTTGAGCAACAGCACCCTCACCAGAGTTTAGTTTGATGTCAGGAGATGATGTGTACGCTGCGCCTGTTTGGTCTACATTTACAGATTGGATAGGACCACGCACCTGTGCAGTAGCAAGACAACCATTGCCGCCTCCACCAGAGATAGAAACGTCAGGTTGTGATGTATATCCTTGACCTGGAGTTTCAACCAGAATCTTTGATACTACACCATTGGTAATAACAGCGGTAGCAGTAGCACCGAATCCGCCACCACCCACGATAGAAACAAGAGGACTAGAAGTGTAACCAGTACCCCCGTTAGAAACTTCGATTTCACTTAAAGCACCGTTAACAACAACACTTGCCTTAGCACCAGATCCACCGCCACCATTGATCTCAATGATCGGAGGATTAGCAGCGTCATATCCTTGACCAGGGTTGTCAATAGTTATACCAGTCAATCCACCAAACTTAATCTTAGTCTCAGACTTATAGGACCAAGTTGATACACCGTTAACCCAAGCACCGATAGGACCGAATGATGTATCTGTACGTCTAGAGATTGTATTGATAACTCTAGGGATACGGATCAACTTACGTTGGTTACCAGGAAGTAGCGCAGATCCTACAAAAGGACCAACTTGATAGTTAGGAATACCAGAGGATGCAATGTATGCATACTGATCATTGAAGAATGTATTCTGTACGTTGGTAGTAAAGTCTCTGATAGCAACGCTGATACCCTCTTCTGGAGACTTACCTTTGTTCAGGTCAACAGAAAGAAGGATGTTACCCTGTGGAGCATTAGGAGCAGGAGCAGGGATGTTATATTCAAACTGTGTATTATTGATACGTGATGTAACCAAGAAGGTTCCGTTGAACACAGTTGGGTTTGCACCGTAGATGGTAACAGTGTCACCAACCAACAGACCGTGGTTATTAGAGCAAGTAACAGTTGCAGTCTGGTTATTAAGACCACCAGGAACGATTTCGTTGATATTGATCAGTTTCTTAACGTTGTACAACCAAGAAGTGATTCTCTGGTCATTAGAAGTCGAACCAAGTGATGCAACGTTTAGTTTGTCACCAGGAAGATAGTATGAACCATTATCAGACAGAACTGTAGATTCTGCATCAGCAATACCAAGAACACGCAACTTACACTCGTTTTCAGTGCCACGGTTGACATAAACGAAGATGTCAGAGAAAACTGTAGTACCTGCATCCCAATCTTCAACTACACCGTTCTTAGAACGAGTACATTCGATGAACTGGTTCAGTGTTTTCTCTTTGTACTGTACAACCTCAGCGTCATCAATACGGATAGTACCGTTTCTTTCTGGCCAACCAATCGTAGAGTCAACTGTAATAATTGATTCAGAGGTAGAAAGTTCCTCAACCAGTGTGGTTTTGTAGGGAATTGTGAACGCACCTTGCAGAGTTTCTTCTGAAATTGCAAGTTCATACACAGTACCAACACCAGTGTTGATGGCAATAACGTTCTCAATCAGTGCAGATGCACCTCTTACGTTAGTGTCAACGTCATCAATATACTGAATCAACTGTGAATCAAGTAGATTCTCTGGAGAACCCTCCAAAAGATCTGCTCTAAGAACCGTATCTACGTTCCAAGTTGCAGCAGAAGGTTTGATAATCTCATCCTTAGGATAAGAAACATCAACATTTTCGGAGTAAAGGATCTTAAAGAGGTACTGTGTGGAGATCTTCGTACCTTTAGATGCGTAAAAATCCGAAATAGTTTTAATAATTTGCGGAGCGTTGACTCTGTTATAGTCGATTTCCGCATTAGGTAGATATTGATTTACGAATCTTCTGTATAATTCTTTGGCAAAAAGATTATCAAGATTGTGAATTGTTGCTCCTACAGCGTGAGAAGACTGTACCAGACTGGATTCTCCACTGTAAACTTGATGACCTTTCTGGTCGTATGATGTAACACCAGATACTCCGCGCTTTACACCAACAAATGCTGAAGGTTGATAGTTTTGTCCCGCACTGTGGATTGTGAAACCTGTAATTTCTCCAAAACCAACGTCACAAGACGCTTCTGGAACAGGAGGAGCAGCAATGAACACTTTAGGAGGTTCTGTGTCTGAGTATCCAGTACCAAAACTAGTGATATTGATGTCAGTGATTTCACCGTTAAAGATGGTAGCAACAGCAGTTGCACCAGTACCACCAATAGGAACACCGTTAGTATCCTTTCTATTATCAACGATATACACAGATGGAGCATCTGTATAACCCTTACCACCAGTTAGTAGTTCAATATTAGTAACTCTACCACCAGTACAAGATACATCAAGGATCTGAGCACCAACAGGATCAATAATTCTTGCCCTGATGTTACCTTCATATCCCTGACCTGCTGATATGATGTCAATTCTTGATACTCTACCGTCATCATCAAGGATTGCTTGAGCAGTTGCATTGATAGCATTATCCCCTGTAGGAGGATCCATATACACCAAAGGTGCAGTTGTATAACCAGAACCAGAAGCGGTTACTTCGATTGATCCGATGACGATTGATCCGTTTTCAACTGTAGGATCTGAGCAAGTAGCACCACCAGGATTAACAAACTTAATTGAAGGAATGCGGTCATATCCACTTCCTGAAGAAGTAACACGCAGTTCCGATACACCTTCGAGTTCATCTGAGACAATAGCAGTAATTTGTGCTCTGGTTCCCTCTTCATCAGCAGGAGCATCCACAACCACGATAGGTGGGTTGTCAGAAGAGTAACCTTGTCCAGGGAATAGAAGTTGAGTATTCTTGATACCGTTTACAAGTGCTTCCGCTGTAGCACCTGAACCAGTACCCTTATTTGACTGGATAGTGATTCTAGGAGCAAAACTTACTCTGTAACCAGAACCACCATTTCTAACAAGGATGTCGTTAACAGCACCGCCATCGATTTGAGATACTGCTGAAGCACCTGAACCAAATTCAGGAGCAATGAGTTCAACAGAACGTACATCTATTGTAGCATTTTGTGATACATCCTGCTTGAAGATGAGTTTATCTTCAAAAACTGTAAAGTCCTCAAAAGGTCTCTTCTCAACTCTGTTAACAACAACGATTGATGAAACAGTAGAAAGAGGACTGTATGGTTGAGTATTGAGTTTCAGTGAAAACTCTTTAGCATCATTAGCAACTGTAATAGTGTCCAGAGAACGAACTGGAACGCTTGTGTAACCGATAAGGTAGCGAATGGTATTGATTGCACCTGTCAACGCCCCTGTAGTCGGTTCTGGAGGGTTTACAAAGCGAATACGGTCACCTTCAACGAAGTAGTCCCTATCAGGGAACATAAAATCGTTATTTACAATCACCAAAAGGTGATTAGAAGACTGAGGTGAAACAGGTCTACCTAACAGTCTTAAATTAAATTCTGTCTTTGAACTATCAAACTGAGTGTTAATAGGTTCAAATTCTTGTACTTTTCTATCAAATTCTTGCTTATTAACCCCTGGAGTGAAAACAATGTCAGGAGAATGTGTTACAGACTCGTAATATAGAACCTCATTATCAATTTTTAGCGTACCATCTTTCTCTAAGAAGTAATTTACATTCTCAGCAACGATTTTATTTTGCGTCGGATCAACCGCCTCCAACACAGCAGACTCTGATGACAAGAAGTTAGGGTTAAATTCCCCTGACCCAATGTCAACATATGCTAGTATATTGTTCAGGATGTCGTATGGACGCCCCGATTTCTCTTGTGACTTATAGTATTCTGTCAGCAAGTTGACGAACTGGTCGTTATCCTCCTTGATAAACGCAGGAATCTGACTGTTCAGTCTCTGAGAGACCTTAATTGCTGTGTTATGTGCAACCATCTTTTAAGTACGGCGGTCTTAGAAACAGGAGTTGAACTCAGGAAGTTCAAACACTGTGCTTGGATAATCAATGATATTTAGTGCGGTTCCGTCAAAGTTGATTGCAGTAAAGTCGAACGGATCGAATGCGCCAATATTGCTGCCATCAATAGTGTAATCAATGGTTGTTACAATCGGGTTAAAGATTGTTGGGTCAACACCAGAACCAATGTTGATATTTGGTGATTTAGGAATCACTGTTACAGGGATACGGTTTGTTCCATCAGGTGTAGAATCTACATCCACAGGACCAACACAAACCTGTCCAGACTTGTAATCTACAGTACCGACTGAAGATTTAAGGGTAACTTCCTTCTCATCCTGCTTTGTCACCATAATAAGGTTTCCATAACCATCATCACGGATATTTACAGGGAGAAGTGCTGATGTGTCATTATCAATGAATGATGTAGCAGAAATAGAGTTAGATGATGTACCTTGAATGGCAAGAAGGTTTTCTGTGTAACCAGTAGCATAGAATGTACCAGTCTTCACACTTGAATACTTCGGTAAACATTGTCCATCTCCACCAGAACCGTCTCCACTTCCTTTTGCACCACCAGAGAGATCATTAGGATTCTCGATCTCATTTTCAAAGTCAACACACTTGGAGAAGGTTTGACCGAACTCAAATCCTTCAATATTCATACCAAGGGTCATATGAGTGACATTACCGCTAATAGCAGGATCTGAATCGTCAATCATTCTCTGATATGCAGAGATGTCAATTCTACCGCTGAATCTAGACGCAGAACCTTGATTATTGTACTGATCAATGGATCCAAGGATAGTTGTCGCAATTTCGTTATTTGATAGTGAAGTTTTAGTACCATCAAAGAATGCCCAAGTCTTAGGTCTGATATAAAGTGAAATAGGATCAATAATTACTGGTTCGATAGCAGCAATCGCATATTTCTGCAAATTATTCTTAATACGCTTCTTAGTTGTAGTATTCAGCGTAGCACCAGACTTAGTACGGATAGCAACGTACACCTTTCCGTAAACTGGGGGATTTAGACGCTCTCCACCATATGCAGTTACAGATCTTGCTTGAGGATACACCTTTTTAGTGATGTACTCGTAATCTGACTCAGTAACCGCTCTGTTCTGACTGTTAAACGCCCTAGGAGCGTTATATTTGATGCTCAGGGTAGTCTCTAGGTTCTCACCGTCTTGTGACCCGTCTATGGTCGCTAGAGAGACACTGGCATTGTTGATGAAACGGTTCTCACTGTCAACAACTCTACCAATGAAGTTAAATCTCTTACATCCATTTGCATCAGGACCATCTGTACGAACATACTTCAAACGGATGACCTCACCAGAGATCAACCTACGACAAATAACGCCATCACCAAAAATGACGTTATAACGTAGATCATCAGTCTCTTCTAGGAAGTAACCACGAGTTGTACCGTCTACATCAACAATATTCTGTACAAGGTTGTAAGTATCGATTTCTGTTGACTGTGCATTAGGAGAAATGGACACTGATAGCAGCGTAGTGTCTACATTCTCTGCAGGAATTAAGTATTCTCTCTTGTTAACGTCATCAACTGTGTAAGTGTACTCAAGAGTGTTGCCCTGATAGATGATAATCTTATCAAACGTCGCAACACCATCAGATTGATTAACAGTTGCTCTGATCTCGTTAGGGAGAGTGAACGTGAATGGTTCACCATTAGTAGTAGAAACAAAAACATCTCCCGCTTGGAGAGTGACTTGTGTTGGGAACGATACACCATCACCTAGGTATGCTGTCTGCACACTGAATCTAACACACGCTTTGGACGCTTTGATAGATCTAGGAGTGTAATTAAGTTGCTTGGCAATCTTTACAACGTTGTCTCTAACGGTTGCAGATTCCAAGAATGCCTCGTTCATCGCCATATTAGCGTTGAAGGCAGCATAGTATGTGTTATATGACAGAACGTCCAAAAGATATGACGCAGCACTACCATCAAAGTCATAGTCCGTGAACTCGTCTCTCGTTCGCAGATATGATCTGATAGATTCTCTGATTTCAGTAAAATCTAGGGATGTTAAATTTGAGGGAATTGCTGCCATTTTTTACGCCTTCTCTAGGAGGAAGTCTACAGTGTAAACAAGTTGTTCACCGATGATTGTGTAATCAATCTCCACTGCTAGTTCGTTAGTGTCATCCACATTGCAACGAACATCATTAACTGTCACCCTAGGTTCTAGACGTTTCAGTGTATTCCTGATTTCGTCAGTCAAACCCTCAATCATAAAGACATCGAAGTTTTCAAATAACATCGATTTGACACGAGAACCTGTTTTTGGTTGAAATGGTCTTTCACCAAATTGTGTCAACAACAGGTTCTTCATTGCCTGCTTGATTGCGTTTTCGTTTTTTACAATAGAAAAATCTTCAGTATTAGGATTTGCTTTCATCCCAATACTGAAGTCTCTAAACTGCCTGCTTAGATTTTTCTCTGCTCTGAACCTGTACGCCACGATCTGATACTTGTTTTAAGTATTTATCAGCTCTAGGATCAGTTATTAGTCTCATACCAGATTGAATGAACCAATCTGCTTGATCAACCTTAATCATAATTGTTCTCCGTTGTTAATGAAGAACTTTTATAGTGGTTCCTATCACTAATGATTTTATTTAGATAGTTTCCACGTGGGAGGATGAAAAGCACAATATTCATTAAATGTGATCTTCATCTCTTTGTTAGTAAGACCGCAATGCTCTGCTGCTTTAGGAAGATTCCATTTAGCACCCCAGAGCATTTCCATCGCTTCGCGAGTCTCGGGTCTCACTTACCCTGACCCCTGTACTTCTTCCTTGCCTTATTACGGGAAGTTGCTGAATATTTGGTGTTTTTACCGTTACCCTGACGAGTGCTCTTAGGGTTTGATTCAATAAAGACGCCTCCAGAGAGACCTACTTTTGCTCGTGCCATAATTGTTGTGTGACTACCGTAGAATTATAACACATTTATCCCGCTAGGACATTAGGAGATCCATAAGCGATCTTAGAAGAGCACGGGTACCCCTTCGGACCTAGTGAATCACCCAATCTACCTATCGGTATCTTGAACGCCCTTACAGACTGATATAGACCCGTTGAGAGAACTCTAGGGTGACCACCTGATATATCCTCAGCAGTCAGAAGTGAACAGACTGTTGGAGTCGGAACAATACAAGTTGCTTTACCGCAAGGACACAAATAGTTAATAATATTGGTTGTTGGTGACAAATGAGGTGTAAATGCATCACCATTGATCATAATTGGCAGACCATTGACCACTACCATTGCCCTAGCAGGGTTAAGAGCAGTCAAAGGCACCAAAGGAGTAGGTGGCCACAAGCAAGTTTTGTTCTTCATCACGATTCCTAACCTAATAGGAGGTGTTTTACACGCTTGTGTAGAGTGAATTGTAGAAGGAATCGGAATACCGTGTCCTGTACAGGGTAAACCGTTATGATTCGCTACTGGTTTGTTTAATCCTAGTGCCATTAGTAGTCCGTTAGATCACATTCGTCGAAATAGGGGTTCCCAAAGTTATCTAGGGACCTATCCATAAGGATGGTTGCCCCTGTTAAGTAGTTTGTATAGTTCAATCTACCTCCAATCGGAGCAAGTTCGATGTTATTGTCAACATCTGAGATCGCACCTGGGTCAAAAGCGATGGTTGCATAGATCACATTCCTCAATGCTGCACAGTTAGAGAAGTAATTACTGAATGGAGCATTGGTACAAAGACTACTTGCCCAGGTATCACTCGGATTTCCACTGTTATTCCAAGAGTTATAAGCATCCAACACACCATCTACCACAAAATTATGCCAACACGGGTTAGGAAACTTGCCTCCAGAGCAGGATGAGAGTTGAATTGTGTTGTATGTAAGGGTATAGGTCTGTGTTACACCTGTTTCTGAGTTAGTAACAGTGTGTGTAGAGGTGCCTGTACCATAAGAACTGAAGTTTCCATCACCTAACCACGTCTCCAACTGCTCTAATTCTGTACCATAGAAGTCAAAAGTGTTCTCATCACCTGAATCTGGGACGAATGTGTACTGACCTTTACCAGTTTCATAGCATTTACCCTCTACATTTGACCCTCTCTTACAAGAATGCGACTTATCCTTACCTGCAATACCCACAATACGCGGTGCAGTGAGGGTTGGTTTGGGCAATTCCTTCAAAAAGTCAATAAAATCAGTGTTTATTGCCTCTCCTTTCTTAATTACATTACCTTCAACCTCCATTGTTACCTTAACTTGTGCGTGTTCTCTGCTAGATCCGCAATATTTGTACGGTAAAAATCCAAAAGTACGCGAAACTCCGTCTTTTCCGACCTTAACTTCGGGACAAGGTATGTCAAAGAAGCGTCTGACACCGTATAAAACGCTTTGTGACACCTCAAGACACTCTCCACCGAGGATTCCGTTCATTCCATTGTTCAATCTACGGTTAATTGTGCTAGAACTGTCCTCACTATCAGTAACAAGACGAGTAATTGCTTCTTCTTCCTTCTCTAGATTGGGATTATACTGCTTTGCCTGTGCATATAACTTTGAAGGATCGATGTAAGTTGACAGTTTATGCCAGTCTGCACCGATTCCTGGGTCTAAACACTCAACAGGAATCACATCTTTACAGAACTTCATCTTCTCAGTATCACTTTTTTCGTGTGCTTTGAGGTAAGATGTCGTATATGTGGTTGTAATAGGTTCGTCAAACTCCTTAACAGCGTCTGAATAGGCAGATTGTGCGTCATCAAACAAAGTATTGGTCGAAACGGTCACAATATTGCCATTTTCATCCCGAACTTGAGCAGGAGTGTCTACCATCGGCATATCTGGGTCATTAAATGACTTATTGAAGCGTGCAGAGGTCTCTTTCATCCCACCACCGATGAAATCGTCTTGTCTGGACTCAGTTTCCCTCTCTACAACGTAAACAGCAACCTTATCTCCAGGTGTATAACCTTTTCCCTTCTCAGTAATGGTTACAGACTTAACAGCACCCTCTTCATTCAGTGTAATACGTGCTTTTGCCTGTTTAACTTCCTTTTGGAATCCTGCATCAGTCAGAAACTTCTCTTTTCTGATTTTACGCACTAATTTACGAGGTGCCTTGTCTGCATTCTCGAATTCATCGCTAGTTTCAAGATTAATGTTGTAATTATTGAGTTTACTGTCTGCAAATGCCTCAACTTGGTTCTCTGCGGTATCTGTGAACCCTTCTTCCTTCAATTCGTCGGGAATAGACACCACAACATCGGGATTGATGTAACCAAGACCCGCATTGATGATCTCAATCGACCCAACACGCCCTTTTTTGTCAATAGTTGCCTCTAGAATCGCTTCATCGAGTGTTCTTCTTGGAATTAACGCTCTATTATCAATTTCTACCTTAAAATAACTGATTTTTTTCGGAAATTCGTACACTCCGAAGAAAGCAGCGCGATCTTTGATGCCATAACCCGCTAAAGCGAGTCCAGTTGCACCATCAGGAGCGGTAATTGTCTCATTATAACTAAAAGTCTGTCCTAAACGGTTCTTTTTCTGCCTTAAACGCATATAACCGCATCTAAGTTCGTCTCCAAAGTACCTAACTTGACTAATACGCCATCCTTTGAGGGTATCACCGATCAAAAACGCACCAGTTGACGATGTATAACGGAAAAACAGCATCTGATCGTCTGTTCCACACCCCCAGAATGAATCAGCGATGCCATCTCCGTTAGGTGCAGCAACTTTTATGTGTGTTTTCTGCGTTTGCCACGCATCTTCTCTAATCTTATAGTAGATACTCCTATATGTGACGGTAGGTTCTTCCTCATCATCATAAGAACCACTAATACAGGGAGCATCAGTAGTAGTGAAGTTGATACCAAAGACAGGTCCCGCAAATGGATACTCTGTATTATACAGATAGTACACAAACTGCCCTTCAAAGGCATCGTGGAATCCTAAGAACCTAGGCAGTGCACATTTGACTGCTCCGTTCTTACCAAAGTACCATTCGAAGTTTGCCTGAGTAGATGCAATGTCTGCTGCATTAGGATCACCCCACCCCTGCTGTGCAGGAGTCAGTGTTTCGTCTTCATATCTCCTTTGAGAGTAAGTTTCATCGTATTGATACCAAGAACTACGGTCTACTTCACCAGTATTCTGTGGACCACCAGTGTCTATGACAGTTCCTCTCCTTCTAGGAGCGAATGCATTCATCACATACCCATAGATACCCTGATATTGGTATTCTTGCCCTCTGGGTTTAGGTGAGTCAGGTACTCCTGGGATACCAATCTGTAGATTGACCTCTCCTGCAGGGTTTACGGTGTAGAAATCATCTACATCACCGTTTGAGTTCTTTCTATAATGATATAGAGGTTGCAGTGTCTCACCTGGGTTCAGTACATCACTAGGTGCACTATTACTAGTGAAGATATGCCCAAGCAGTTCTACAGCACCACTAGAAGAACTAGAAAAATAAGAATTAAAGTTTGAAGAATCATAATGTAAGTATAACGGACTTGTCCCAGTTTGGGAAGATGCCATCAAGTAAAATGACCAGATACCATTCCTAGGTTCTCTGTTATATCTCTTTGGGTTCTGTGGAGACTTATCAGGCATCTCCGTGTCATACCAATAAGTATGATCCTCTCTTCGTGCACTATAAAAACGATATACTTCTCTTCTCTCTACTTCACAGTGTGCAATACAAGTCTCATTCTGTACACCGATATAATATACCTCATCACGACCAAAGGCATAGGAACCAGGTCCCATACCTTCAATCTGTATCTGCCCAAGCGGTCTCCCATCCTCATCATTGCCTGAGAAGGACGGGTGATCATCAGTTGTGTATTGACGTTGGTAGTCATAAGAATCAATAGGATTCTCATAACTTCTCCCCGTTTCAATTATGAATATGCTCACTCTTTAACTGGGCAATATCTTCTTCAATTTTATTTAGTCGCTCAAACAGATTATCAAACAGTGCAGTCAGGTTCAAGTGCTTATCCTCACCCTCAGGTTTGTACTGAATCATATCAGCGCCCCTCTGGAGGAAAGACTCTACAGTTGCCTGACGGTGTGCAAGGTTCTTAATAGAAGAAGCAACCTTCTCAAATCTCCATTCCAGTTCTGCCTCATAAGAGTCAAACTGTGGTACACCTGGGGTAGGTTGCTGCTCAGCAGGAAAGTCAATGCTCATACGAAAAATTGATCAAGTACAGATTCTTTAGAAGAGACGAATGCTTCTTCGTGACTATTACTATGGTTTCCACCACGAGCAATCAATGCCTCGAAGTTGTTATCAACGCCCCTCTTGCGTTCTAGGTTTGTCCACCTACTATCATAACACCTTTGGTTCATATGATCAATCTCAAATAGAGATGCCATCTTACGTTTGCCCTTCTTGGACATACGATCCCAACCAATGTCCCTCAAGAACTCAGTGTCCCTGCAGGTAGGAGGAACTTCACATATATCAATGAAGGTGGCAGCGATGATCTGATGTGATCCAATGTCCTTTGTACCGTGCTCTGCAGCAGCACTTACAAATGGAGCATTCTTACCATTCACCCCCTCTGGGAGAAGCAATGGAGCGAAGTACCACTTATCACCATCACGATACTTAATTTTATAATGAATACGATCTCTCCACTTACCGTCCAGACCTTTCGTACTCTTCATCTTACCGAACGCTAGACAGTTATACTCTCGGGACCACGTTTCATTACACTTATACTTCTTATTATGACTGGGATGATGCACGTGACTCACAAGTCGCCCCAGATTGCTCACGTGGTAGTACGGTATGATAACTTCCCTACCAGATTCATAATGACGCAAGCATCTCCAGATCTCTCCAGGCAGACACGTTACTACAGTCCCTTTCGGACATCCCCTCAAACCCAATACCTCTATTAGTTCATTATCTCCCTTAACTTCCAGTTCTTCTAACAATTCCTTTCGACGCGGCGCTTGCACGTCATTTCCAGAGTTCTTCGTATTCAGAGGTTGCGTAAAGTTAGGTACCCAGTTCTGGTCCCAGTTCCTATCGTAGGTCCACGTATAGAGTTCGTATTTCATAGTAGTTTTAGAATAGTTACGACGCTCGCGGGGTAACGTCTTAGTATGTTTAATACCTTAGAAGTAATTTAAGTTTAGCACAAATCGAAATTTAGTGTCTGTAGTTGATGTACCTGCGTGTGGTATGTTTACTGGAAAGAAGACAATCCTGTTCGCCTTAGATTGAACTCTGGTCCCGTCCTTGAAGAACGTATAACCATCGTTATCATTCAGATAGAACACAGCGGTTGTAGCGCCCTTAAAGACGTTCTCACCACCGTCAGGATGATACTCCCCACAGTCTGTGTGATAATCGTATTCTATTAATTCGTCTGTGTGATGGTTTAGATTCGCCTTGACACGTATTAACGCTCTCGGTTGTATCCGATTGATCAAAGGTAAGATCAAATCCCACTGTGGACTCTGAGGTCTCCCGCCCTCATAGAACTTGTGTACCATCTGCCAATTATATATCTCTTTCTTCTGTAATTCTGGGTCAATCATCCTTGCCACGTGCATTACCTTTGCGTGGTTCAAATACCAAGGAAAGCATTGGTCACCACATATCGCCTCTCTCATCTCAGAGAACTCTTCCTCTGGTAGGAAATTATCAACGATACGTTGATGCTGCATCTTGTGCATTGTCATACAAATCCCTCAGTACAATCTAACTTCTCTCTCAGGGACTTGTGTAACGCTTGTACCTTTGCTAACTCCTTGCCACCACATACTTCTGGTTTATACATCAGTGCCCAAGCACCACTATTACAAATCAGTTGACGTTCTTCTTTCGTCACAGTGATGGTCCAAGTTTCAGATGTCACAGTCTGTGTCTGACGCAATTTCATACCGTTTCAAAGTACCATAAAGAGATGATAAGATCTCATCACACTTATTATAGCGTTCACCCGAAGGTGTTGCGATCTTATTTAACTGATAGTAACGTACAGCATCATAAATGACCTGTTTGTGTTCGATTGATAACTTTTTCCAATTCATACTAAGGTTCTTTGAATTTTTTCAAAGTGAGTTGGTCATCTTCGATGGAATATTCTAGTTCATCACCATAATACCATCCCATCTCATCCAAGAGATCATCGGGGAGATTGAGTAGCAATTCTCCAGTATCGTCATCCTCATCTATTGTAAGGATATATCTATGAGACATTCTTTCGTATCACATATAGTGTCTGTGGTATATAGGGTTTTACTTTCTCTATCCTCGACACGTCAAATGCTTTGTGATGTAATACGAATCCATCTCCAAGATACAATGCTCCGTGATTCAAGCGATTGCTATCCAAGTTCATCAGAAGAATGTCATACTTCTCCAGATCCTCGATTGTGAACTCCTCGCCCATCTCGGAAGTCTTGATGGCGGACCATCCCTCGTCATTCCATATAGACTTAAGGAAAGCACGCTGATTCAGACTATAGTCTTCCTTACAGACGTGATAACCAGTATTCACTCCATAGTCGTAGAGTAACTTGAAGCATCCCCCTCCTTTCTGACCTCCCCACTCTCTGCCGAGGTACTCAGCATACTCTTCACGGTACTGATCGATCTTTTTGGTCATTTTTTACCTGGAAAAATTTTTGATATATGGGGGGACCCAAAATGGGATTTCGATAATATATGCGTCCCTATACTGTTGTAGGTTAACACTAGGTTCCCTTTTTAATATGTCGCAACACTACTTGACAACTAACTCGGGACGTGGTAGCATAACCCCTCACTCACTAAGTAAGTAAGCAATTTATTATACTTAGTGAAGTGCGGTTGTAGTTCAGTATCTAGCAAGAACTGACCCCACTCCACTAACTCCGAGGGTGGGCAAGAATTGGACTCGACTAACTCATTGAGAAATTCAAATCTTTTCATTGCTGTGTAGTATAGTCAAGATCTAGATCATTAGATTCATCATCGTAAAATTCATAATCTAATTCTACCATATCATCATCGGGTTCGTCAAGTAGTAGATCAATCCAGTCTTTTGTCCTTGGGTCATTCATTGATAAAATCCTCGGGTGATTCGTAGCGATCTTGTTTCTTGTTTCGTCTCTGGTAATTCTTGTTAGTTAGGGGTTCGTTCAGTTTGTTCCTTTTTTCCCGTAGTGATTTCGCTCTGTTACTCTGGTAAGTGTCGTTACGTTTGTATGTGCGTCCCATTGTTAGGGGTGATTGTGAACTGCTGAATTATATACCATTTTCGACTACTTGGCAAATGTTACAATTTCGCTGTAATGCTTGACAACTTTCGATCGATATGTTAGGGTCTAAGGTTGCAATTCTTCCGTGTATTCTGAGTTAAATAAAATACTTACATATATTTATTTGTACATTTATGAAATCGGTTGTTTATCTAGTCTAAGGTTAGAGACGTGATCATTTAATTTGTTTCCGTCTATGTGTAACACATTGGTAACACTTGAGTGTGCCGATATAAATGCCAACGCGGTAAGTTTAGCAACTCGCCTTACTACGGTCTTACCATTTTGCCTGAGAGTAACACGCCGATAACCATTTTCGTTTAAGTGGATTTTCAATTTTTTCCACTTTCCCCACTTAGTAGAGTAAATCATCCCGAGGTTAGAAACATAATAATCTTCGTAATTGGGGATAGGTTTGTATAATGTTCCCTCTGTGTCCTGATAGGTATTATCATCAATTTTTTTGAATGGGTTCATAATTTTCCAATAAAAAAAGGACTGTGTGAGAGTCCTTTATATTATAAGCGATTTGTGTTAGACTGTCAACTCAATACCGCTGTAGAAATCAACTTTCTGAGATGGGTTGAAATTCTTACCGATAAACCACTCCCATTGCTTTTGAAATACAAATGTGCCATAAGCGAATTCATCAAGTAATGCATTCAAACGTGACTTAGTTGTATTAGACTGCCAACCGCCATCGAATAATTGAAGTTTCCTTTCTGCGTGGAAATATGTAGCAATGTGATTACCGTGTAGGTAAACAGTAGACTCAAGACCATTATCAGAAGTGAAAACTGTTGTATTAGCGTTTGCCCAGTTTGACTGAGTTCTGATTGCTTTGTTCATTTGAGTTTCGATTTTTCTCATTTGGATTGTCTCCTGTGTTGCTTATACTAATATTATAAAGGATAGAGCGGCGATTGCTCGGGTGTGTGTGCCACTTTGTGTACTGGCACATTAGAACACACTATAGACGGTTTTTAGTGTACTGTCTTCCACGTATGCACGACCGTAGTCTGTTGCCCATTCTATGCAACTTTTTTTAGCATTTTCGAAATCGTCAGTATAATGCTCGTGAATGCCTAGGGGATGATTAGGAACTACAATAGCATATTTGAAAATGTTCCTTGGGTGGTTTTTTTCTCTTTTGTAGTTTTTTCGCTGTGCTGCTTTTAACTCTTCTAAGGTTTGCTCTAGGTAGAGGATTTGAGATTTGTATGACATAATTATTTGATGTAAGTTTGGTTAGCGTTAACAATGGCATCTACCAAATTATCATAGGTTTGCATATCAAAATTTGGGTTGCTATCCTTGGGTTCTGCATTAACCACTATGTTGTATAACATCAAATACTGTGCTTGAGTGAAATCGCAGTTGAGTCCTTTTTTCATAAATTTCCTTTGTTGTTATATTCATTATAGGGGAACATAGTGGGGAATAGTGTTATTATGTGCCACTTTCTAAACTGTCATACACTCGGATGCTTAACTCTGCATCTTGTGTTAATGTAATGCCTTCCGCGTCAAGTGCTTCCCAAATAAGGTTAGCAAGTTTAGAATGTTTGTCCTCTGGTATTACTTCCCATAGGTTAATATAACCATCAAGTTCTATAAGTTGTTTGTAATTCATTTTACTAACCTCTCTATAGTGTTTTTTCTCTCTGTCAAGACCTCTTTAAGATTTGACTCGGAAAGTTCAACTAGGAGATTAATACCTAGTAGAAAAATAATCAAAGTGAATGCAATTCTCATTGTAATTAGTGTGAAGTTGATTTGTGTGCAAGTGCATCGCGAAATCCTTGACGATAGGATGCTTCGCGAGTCTCTGAAAGTTCCTCTAATTCTTCAGCGGTAAAACCACTCTCTTCAAACGCGAGAGCATTATCTGAGAACTTTCTTAACTCTTCGATAACCTCATCAAAGGGAAAATTGCGGTTTATGGCATTCTCACCGAATGCTATTTCGTAAACCTCTGCTATAAATTCGTCTTTAGTCATTTGTTGTTTAAGTGTGAGATTGTTTAATAAGATTTGAGTATCGAGAAATATATCGTTCATTAGAATGGGTTGCTCCAGTTGTATGCTTGATAATCGGATACATATCCATCTTTGTTGAGAGAATCTACAAAATTGTTCCAGTCTTCTCTCTTTGCAACTACATCACCACGTAAACTAGGATTCTGTGCAACTGCTACTGACCAGTTATAACGAAACTGAGCGAGAACTGCTGCTTTTGTTGCTTTCCATTTTGACATTGAATTTTTCTCCTTTGTTTGTATGTTCTTATTATAGTGGATTAAAACCCGCCTGTGTAGGGTAGGTGTGCCAGTTCGTTAACTGTCCTAAAAAGTGGTCAGTCTTAACTGTCTCATCTATCATTTATTAAGGGGACTATTAAAATATGCCTTATTAACTGTGTATAGAGTGAAAATTGCAACTAGGATACCAAAGAAACCTAAAATAAGGATAGGACTCTGGGGAAAATCGTAAGTTGGGATGGGTGTAGTCAAAAATGTCATTTTAGTTGTTAGGATTGTAGTAATTAAGAATGAAAAGTAAAATTGCTATGATGAGCAATATGGATATAAAAATAATCATAGTCCGTAAATCCTATCCTCTTTTTTAACAACATCGTCACCAGTATTACAAACTAGATCAACAAGTGAATCGAAATCTTCTTCGATCATATCGCCGCCAACTCCCAACTCATTGAAATAGCGAAGCATTTGAACTAGAACTGCGTCCTGTTTTTCGTTTAGTGTGTATGTAGTCATAAAACCTCTTTGTGTATGTTCTTATTATAAAGGATGTGTGGGTGTAATGGGGAAACTGTGTGACACTAATGAAAGTGTCACAACTGCGGTTGACTTTAGTAAATAATGCACTTATTAGATACTGTGACTATCATAAAACCGCACTTCTTTAAGATATTCTTATATCTTGTAACCTGATAGTCATCGCGATATGCTGAGAGATCATTGCCAAATGCAATATAACTCACTCTAGCATTTTGAGATTTGTCAAGATGAATTGCTCTATATTCTTCGATCGAAATATCATCGTGTGCTTCTTCATAAACAACTTTCGCAACAACTTCGCCGCCGATCAATATATTTGAAAACATACTTTGATCGTGCTTATGATGTATTGACATACCATTTTTCCAGTCACCACTTCCATAAGTGTTAATTGCATCAACTAGTAATTTTTGGTATGTGTCAAGTTTGGGTTGAGTTGCTGTTAATGTCATTTGTTTTTTTGTTGCTTATATGCTTATTATAGAGGAAGATTGCTCAATAAAAAACACCGTGTGTGCCACTAATACAAGTGTCACAACTAGAATCGCTCTAATACTTTGCATTTGGTATAATCTGAAACTGGGTGATAATTGCCTGACGTTGATTCATCGGTGCATATTTCAAGTTGGGGATTTGCATATTTTCCCCATCTTATAATAACTTGCCCGATAATTCTCTTGCCATTGTCATTAGTGTAGGCAACTGTGTCACCTACTGAGATCTCGGAAAATGTCTCGTATGTGTTGTAACTAGGCATATGCAACCGCCCTTGATTCGATGATAATATCTCTCACTCTCTCGCGATCGAGTGAATCACCATCACCAAATTCAATATCGGTTGATGCACATAAATCGAGATATTTTAAGATCGCGATTGCTATCTCACCTTGAGTTAAACCGTCTATTGGATATAATACATCTGCGTGATATGGTGCATAAAACATTTCGATGTACTGTAGAAATTCTTGAAAGTTGTGCATTTGTTTTGTTGTGTATGTACTTATTATAAAGGCATATTGCCGAGATTAGTTATACTGTGTGCCACTAATATAACTGTCACACTTAACCAAATGAATGGGAATTGTAGTGTGTTCTAATTGGTTTGGGTGCCTTGAGATCTTTTTTAGGTTTTGTAACCTGTAGATAGATCTTTAATAATTGCTCACTTTTCATTGTGTGTTTTTACCAAATAGTCCCCAGTTTGGATTGCTTCAAAAACTGCGGTTTGATTGTCTGTTAGGGGATAATCCATATCTCTTAGGGTATCCCATAATTTGATCATTTCATATGCCTGATCAAATGAAACTGGTATATTAAGCATCGTAGTTAACTCCTGAGAATACTCTTAACTGAGTTGCATAGTTAACCAACTGATTGAAACCGTCCTCATTAACCTTTATCTCATCAAGTAATTTTGAGTCTGCACACTCATCTAGGTATCTCATAATAGTTTCAAATTGCTCTAATGCTTCAAAACTAAATCCAGTCTCTGCTTCAACTTGTGAGCGATCTGGGAAAGTGTTGTTTTCAATCATTTGTTTCTGTGTTGCTTATGTTATTATTATAGTCAATGTGTGTGAACTATGGTGTTAGTTTGTGCCACTTATATAAGTGTCACATAAACACTTGACTATGCAGTTTGTAGTTCTTCTAATAGTGAATCGAGTTCCTCAGCACAACAACCACATCGCCATCCTTGAATCTCGTCACCATAGTATGCATAACGATTGACATACCTACCAGTTCCAAATTTACAAGACTGGTCGCAGTCAACACAAATTTCTTGCCCAAATATGTCTCTTATCATTGGCACATATCCTCGAATCTCTCGCGAGCAATATATTCGCAATGCTCTTGTAATGCTTCGGGGGTGAACATTTTATCCATCCCAGTTTTTTCCATTAGTTCCATTTCTTCTTCGAAGAATGTTTCTAACATATCTGCGTGATGTGCTACTGACATTTACACTTCCTCCCAGTAAACTGTGTCTACTTTCTTGTAAAGATCAGCAACTTTACATCCCTTCCTTCTAGCAACTTGTCTTGCTATCATTGCTTCCCATCTTAGGAAACTTTCATAACGTTGTTTGTTTGTCATTTAAGTTTGTTGTTTGTTTATATTATTATTATAGTAAATGTGTGGTTAGTATGGTGTTATGATGTGACACTTATTTAACTGTCACCTGTCCAGTCCATAAATATCCACTCATATGTACCATCTTCGGGGTCACGTCCATTAACTACGAACTCCTTAAAAATTGCGTCAGCATCCTCAAAACGATTGCTATCAATGTGACTAGTAACCATTTTCATATAATGCTCACCGAGGTGATCGATTGACTGTTGCATTTCGTTAGTAAAATCGCCGTGGTCGTGATACTCGTGGATTTCTCTAGAGAATTCTTGTTCCATAGGTTTGGATTGCTTTGTTTGGGATTGTGTAACCTAGACGTGGGTCTTTTCTAACAGTATTAGAGTGAAATTGCTTCTTTAGACTAGGTAGCAGCAATTTAAGTACGTCATCGCCTGACATTTGCCAGACTTCAACAACTTGACCATTATGGTATCGTGCAAAGAAGTGATCTTTGTACTTACCAATTTTTTCTTCCTTCAGATACTTAACTTGATCTTCCCAAGTATCTTGAACTGAAATACCGTTGTATGTAGCGGTTAATTTCTTACCTATAGTAGATTTATACTCTACTGGATTGCCAGATTGATCAAATGCATCAGCACCTGAGTAATCATCAGCAACTTTATGCCCTAGTATGCCTGCAAGATGTATCTCTCTTGATCTAGCATAACTGAATGGGTCACCCCATCCGTGCTGATCGCATAGAGCATACATTTGCTCAAATAACTGTTGATACTGTTGTTCGGGTGTGGTCACTTGCATTTCTTTGTTTGTCGATACCTCTATTATAAGGGGTGAATCGCCCTGTTGTGCATTTAGTTGTGCCACTTGTTGAACTGTCATAGTATCACTCGTAAATTAGTCCTTCATCGATTAGAAGTTTAACAGTCCGACCATAATGCCCTTGCAACCATTGATATGCCTTTGTGTCATATATTTGTTGGAAGAGGAAAAAGAAATCGTCCTCTGAGATTGTACCGTTCTCATATGAGAGCAGCAGGTCAAGATCAGGTGTCATAATCATTTTTTAATTTGAATCAGCAGCAAGCGGGAAAATACTCTTGTGGTTCAGTCAGGAAATCAGTCACTTGATAACCAATATCAATGCGTGAGTTGATTGTCTCCTTCATTTCTTTTTTAGTCATCAGTCTGATAGACATTGCATCACCCTTCAATTTGAGAGTGTAAACAAACTTGTCAGTCAGGATGTTGTGGGGACGGAACTCGCATTGCATTGAACCAGATGTGAGTTGCATAGTTGTCTCCGTTTGCTTTACTCTTATATTATAGAGGACGGTGCGAGGTCTAGTGGGTCAGGTGTGACAGTTTGTGGACTGGCACTAAGTGTCATTTGTTTCCAGTCTTCGAACTCCGTACCATAGTTTGCTTCAACTAGTGGTTTAATTTGTTTGAATAATCCTATGATTGCATCCTTACCGAAATCATCGTGTTCAATAGTATCGTGACCAGTACAAGATGAACCCCACGATGTTACATCGCTATCAATACGTGCAACTAGTCCACGTGTATAGTAATGCAATAATCCTAGTTCTCTACGTGATAGAGCGATTGTAAATTCTTTTTTGTTGTTAGTATGATTCATAAATCTCCTTCATTATGTTGACTGCATTGAATAGGTCGATGTGTGCAGCGTCAGGTTCATCGCCATTTTCTTTAAGTTCTGATTTATAAATGTCAGGTAGATCTCTGACTGCATCATAAATTTCTTCGAACTGTCCTGTAGTGAGTTTTAGAGTTATCATACTATTCTCGCATCAATAACTGTTACTGGGTCTAAGAAGAAACCATTGTCAACTGCGTTGACTACTACATTTTGTGTGAGTGGTTCACCGTCAGGGCAATTAATCTCGTCCTCGGTGTCAACTTCAACTAGTAATGTGACTTGTACTCTTGTCATTGTTTTGAATTAGTGAATATCGAGAGCGAGGGTATCCCTCAGCGTTTGGTAATGTGAGCAACGCTCTCGAAATGGTGTGTGGAAGAGATTCGAATTAAAGAGCATTTTCCTCTGGGGTCGCTCACTCTTGCCTTCCACATTTATAATATACCAATAAAAAAGACCCCTGTGGGGTCTCATTAGTACAGTTATTTAATTGGCACATTGTTTACCAGAATGTTCCCAAATGTGTTACTTTATCGAAGAATGCTTCGCGATATGTATCATCGATGCTGTTAGCGTCTACGTTGTAAAGATCTCCCTTGAGTTTCTTACATTTACCTGTAGACCCTTCAATCCACATTAAAACTTTAGTGTGTCCACCTCGGTCGGGTGGTGCTGTTGCGGTGATCTTGATGTCATCGCCATCATCTTCCTTAGCGAATGACCACGTGACACTACTGTCACCTGCTACAACTTTGTCTCTCTTACTGAGAATGACATTCACGTGGGTATGGATTTGTCTCGCGAGTTCTGTTGTGGTTCCTACAGACTCAGCAATTCTCTTGTCAATATTGGCGAGTCTATATGCCTTCGCCTTCTCTGACAATTTAGTGAGTAGCAAATCTGCATACCCATTAACTGCTGTCGTTGCCATTGTTAATCTCTGAAATAACTGTACTTGATAGAGTTATTTATGCAACTAGCGACTCGGGGTGAATACCGTGGACGAAAATTGAATCTACAACTCTTTGAAGACGCTGTGCAATGTGCTTACCATAGTTTGTATAGGTCGGTACTGTCACATAACCAGTTGGTTTGCGATACATATCAAGTTTGCCTGCTGTCAACTGACCTGATCGAATTCTTGCAGCGTCCTCTTTATGTAGGCGAATAACACGACCAATAGTTTGTGCCATTTCGACTGTCTGAAGTTGACGCAACAAAATGGTATGAGTCAGACCGTGGACGTTGATACCTTCGCTAAGGATAGAGTAATGGAAGATGATAAACTTGCGATCATCATCACGTCCGAACTCATCCATAGTTTTGAAAAACTGCTCACGGTTCACTTTCTTGTCATTGACAAATGCACCAAACTTAGATGTGACGTGGAGAACATCATATCCACGTGACTTGAGTTCAACAAGCAATTTAGTCTTACTGAGCATATGTCCCAAGATCTTAGAACTAGGAACTGCAACCAATACTTTGGATGCATTCTTGTCATCAAGATTGTCAAGTACGTCAAGAACTGTCTGGGTATCAGTATCCCAACTCATTTTCTTGACTCTCTCAATATCTTGCTCAAAAGGAACAATAGTTGGGGGGATGATAGAACCACTTGCGATCAACTCGGGTGCAGGTACTTGTTCAATGATTTGTCCATATACCTGACTGTTGTTCATACCACGTTGGTGCCTACGTGCTACACGTGGTGTTGCTGTAAAGAAGTAGCAACGCTTAGCGATTGCACTAATATCTTCAGTAGAATCAAAGAAATTACGTGTTACGCTGTTGTGTGCTTCATCAAAGTATGCTACGTCAATTTCAAGTTGGTGCTTAGTTACTGCTTCAACAACTCTACGAAGAGAGTGATAAGTTGTGAAAATAACATTAGTAGCAACTGCACTCTTTGCCCTGTTGTCCTTGATGAACTGAGCAAGTTTATCTGGTTTGGTACCAGAATCATAATTTGTCTCACCTGAGTGGACGTGATAGACGTGAACCCAGTCTGCTTTAAGGAACTGCATAAACTCCTCGCACAACTGATTGGCAAGAAGAATACGAGGTGCAACCACCACAATGGTGCTGTTGCTGTTAGTATTGAGCGTTCTCAAAGCATCGTAGATCATACACATCGTCTTACCACCACCAGTAGGGATAATAACCTGTCCCTTAGTGTTACGCTTCATTGCGTCAACTGCTCTCTGTTGGTGCTTGCGAAGATTTACGCTCAAATGTCTGTCCGTGATTGATAGACATATCATAGCACATAAAAAACCACCCGAGGGGGTGTCGGGTGGTCACTTCTTGAACTGTCACTCTACCATATATCTTTACAGATTCGTTTGCACTCGTGTGGGTGCTGTTCGATAGAGCATTCAATTAAACAGTCGAAATAGTCATTGATTAAGTCCATTTCCTCGTTAGAGTGTGATTCAGACCATTCTGCTAACTGCTCCTTTGCTATAAGATTGTGCATCTGCCTTACCTGTAACTGAAATCATAATGTAGGAAGATTAGGGTGCATCGCTCTCCTCTAATTCTAGTATTATTTAGAAATGTTTGTAAATCATAACGTAGTTTTGTAAAAATAAAACACAACTAAACAATAATTCACACATCTTTACCTGTTTCTGTCTGGTTGGTTCCAGTAGACTGAATGCTCGTATGTGTCTGTTGATGATGTGAAGTTAGGGGTATCGTCTCCGAAACTGATAACTCCGTCTCCGAGGGAATCGAGATCTCTCCTAATATGTCCACCATTGTTCTCTTGAATGAATCGCAAGTCAGCGGATTCTCGCAGGGTTTGTTGTCGTTCAAGTTCACAAATAACGGTGTTCAAATGTGATTGCAAATAAGATGTGTAATCAAGGTGCGTCACTTTCTGGTTCAACAGTCTCGCTAGACTGATCAACAGTTCCAAGTCCGTGTTTGATTGCTGTGTTGACAAAATCCTGTACCTCAGTTTGTGATAGTTTTGATAAAAAATTCCATTGTGGGTCATTATTGTCCCAGTCGAGAGTTACCTGACCCTCGTCATTAATTTGGATGTTAAGAGAATCCCCTGCCTTTCCCTCCTTTTTTTCGTTTGGCATCAATAACCTCAATGTGTGATATATGTTGATGGAAGTTCCACCAAGCGGTTTGCACTTCCTCGTAAGACTCCACTATTTTAACTGAGTTGTCTTTGCACCATATTTTATACCAATGTCTGTCATATGGCAAGTCAGACGTATTTTTGAAGAAATCAGGCAATGCGTTCATAAGACCAATGGGGATCATCATCACCGTCAGACCAGATCCAGAATTCTGGATTGTGTTGCGATGACATAAACATACGACCGTCCGCCCTCTTATCCTCAATGTTACAGATAGGGTTGCTGTTCATATGTTCAACAAATTGTTTTTTAGTTCGGTCTGATTTAGGTGTGACCTTCACCAATTTCCTCAAGGGCATTTTCTAATTTTTGATAGAGATCATTATATTTGATACCGAGAAGTGATTCCCAGTTTTGTTGTGACCTATCGTCAAGCATTTGCATTGCTGACATACATCCCAACAGTTCTTTAGGTGTGAGTGACGTGATTTGCATTTGATTGATGTGTGTTCTTGTCCATCTTAACAGACTTTCGTATCTTTGTTTGTAAATCTGTTCGCTGTTCATAATATTTTAGAATTTCATAATATAATTCTAAATCATAATGTTTCATCTATCCTCCACATCGGGTAACATCTCATTTCCTGGGTGGTCATTGGTTTTTCCCTTGTAATTCTTTTTATTTTTGAAGTGTTCATCATCAATTTCAAGGTCATCCCATTGATGTTGATAGATGCACAAACAACACTTATTAAACGGTTGTCTAGACCCTTCTGGATTGGGTTTAGTGCCAACACATAGTGTAATGTATTCTTCAGACACGAATTCAATCGTGCCTTCGAACTGTTCAAATCTTGCAGGCATTCCTACCTCAAGTGATTTTAGTATGTTCCGTAGTTCCAAGGGAATAGACTCCGAGATAAAAAGAGGTGTGGTCATTCTGAGACGTGTTTCAAGTGTAGTAGATCGGCAAGTGCGTCCACTTCAGCAAGTGCGTCAGTCAGCATTTCTTTGCTGATCTGTCCTCGGTGATGTCTTCGATGTGAAGACGAAATGTACAACAGTAGTGCTTTGCGTAGGACTCCTTGTTGTTTGTCGTTAAGCATTCTGGATTTTAGGAACATCGCTCCCCCAAGCGAAGATAATACTATTTACAATAATGGGATGAGTGAGAATTGATCATCGGGTAGATCGGACTGGGTATGAATATCAAACCCAAGTGTAATACGAGGTGTTTCAAATTCCTCGTGAACCACCACCCTGTGTTGCCTGTCCCACCCAGGCCCAAAGTAGATATTGCCCACTTCATTCTTTATAGAATAGAGTGGTTCGCCATCTTGTCTGAACTCGGTCGTTGTGTTGTGCGGTTCAATACTAATATAACCGTGATAATCAAATTTGTGGTCGTGCCAGTTTAAGACATTGTTAGGATTATGGTAGTTCATCCAACATTGAAACCATAGTGGTTCGTCAGTCTCAAGCGTGGTGCGTACCACAGTTTGAAGATCGCGGTTCAATAACCAGAATAGCGGACTTGGGGATGTAAGTGCAAATATGTTATAGAATCGATACCCAGAATACTGATTTTTACCCCAATTCTTAATAAAATCCTCATCTTCCTTGCGTTTCTCTTCATAATTGAATAGACTAGGAAGATTGCCTAGTGTTAACCCCTGATCAGTCAGGGATGAATCGAAACCAGTAAATGTATTTTTGAACAGTCGATATGCCCTGCCCAGTTGTGTTATCATTTCTTCTTTCTCGTGGATGATACAAGGAGATCTCCATAGAGACCAGTCATCACCCTTCTCAAGTAAAGTTGCCATAGTTAGGGTTGTAAGAAGTTCTTGGGTCTGTGGGTGTTTTCTCACTCACATTTATATTTACCACTAAACGTGGTTCGTTTGTTGGATAGGATGAACTGTGAAACAGATCTCCCTTGAAAGCAACCGCTCTGCCCTTCTTAGGGGTTACACGTTGCTTTTCTGTCCAAGTATCCTTAGATACCATTGCAGGGTACTCAAAGGCATCCTGAGTTCTCTCATTATAGATGATTGTATCTCCATCCGTGTCATTCAGATAGTAGATCACGTTCCAAGAATTAGGGACGTAACTATCAATGTGTGGCATTTGTACCTGATTAGAACCCATAGCAGGTACTGCATTTATTCTCATTCGTAGCAGGCATTCAGCACTCAATGCTTCACGGAACTGTAAAGCGAGTGGCATAAAACCATTTGTAAGTGTTGAGCAATGTGATTTGTCACCATACTCAATTTCATACAAATAATGTAGGTTAGCGAACCCATTGCGGGGGTCATCAATAAAATCAGGAATATCCGTGATTGCTTTATCTTTACGATACCAAGCAAGATCTGGATTGTTTGCACATAATAGTAACCAGTCCTGATATACTGGTGGGATAATGTTCTCAAAGACGATCACATCATCCAGTTTCTTATATGCTGTATCAAATGGATTGCTGACTGTTAGTTTCATTACGGTGCTACGTTAAATGTCAGGGTGATACGATTGTGTTCACCATTTGTCTCATATCCGTGAGTCATATTGCTCGGGAAGATAACAATATCTCCCTCTGCTGTTGGTACGGTAGCGTCCAACAAATTAAATGGTGTCATCCCAGTCTGTTTACATTGCATAATTGGATAGAATGTAGACTGTGTAGTTCTCTTGAACCTGAGTGGTGCGTGCTTCATCGGGTCGTAGTTAATGAAATAACAACCTGAGTACAAACAATTAGAGAACTCGTGTGGTGCATAGATTGAATTCTGTGATGCTACTTCAATGTGTGAGTCAATCAACTCCATAGTTGAGAGATCATATTGCATTGATGCTTCATTGATCTGTCTAACAGCGTCCAGAATCGTCTCCTTCACCGTTGCAAGCAAAGGATGATCCAACACATTATTCTCTCCTATTTGCGTCACACCGTGGCATATAGACGTGTTAGGTGATTGATGTAGATCATCTTGTGAGCATTGATTGATGAAGTTAGTGATCGCGTTCTTGTCCCGTTCGTGATTCTCATTTGTGTAGTTTCCCACGGGGTTCATAAACAAACCGTACACGTTGGTTTGTTGGATGCTCTCGAAATCGTCAGATAATTCTTTAGGGGAATGCATTATGTGTAATAGGGTGAAGTGTTAATCATTGACTGTTCATTCTGAATCCTTTGACTCGCTGTTTCCCAAGGTGCTGCTAACATCGGACGACCGTCCCATTTATTGTCAGCGTACCTACCATCTTGATCGACATAGGATACAAATGCCTGTATCTGTAGATCTCCCTGATACTTTGGTCTCCAATGGAAATCTTTATGTCCACGGAAGATAATCATATCACCTTGATTCATCAATAAGTCATACGATTTACCATCAATTTCTATATAAAAGGGCCAATTAGTCTCATCCCTTGTTATACATATATTTCCGACCCATTCGCCACTTGTTCTGTCTCTGTGTCGTACCAGATTAGTGCCTTTGGTATATACTCTAGCATAACTAAATGTCTGCCATAATTTACAACCAACAGCGTCTTCAATCTGTTTTTTAATTACCTGTCCCATCGCTTCAAAACATACTGGAGAGTACATTGCGAATGCCCCTGGCATAATGGGATCGCTTGTGGGACCTGAAGTTGTCGCTTCAATTATGTTTTTAATCATAATGAATTCGTGCTTCAAATGTTCACAAGTTTCTTGTGATAATGCATTACGAATTCGCCAAAGTTTACCCTTTGCGAACTCTTCAATTTTCTCATCAATAACCACTTCCATAACCCATTAATTGTTTACTAGATCGTGAGTAATTCCGTGAAAGAATCCCACAATAGTTAGGCGTGAATCGTTGACATCATTTCCGAAGAAATCCATACCACCGTGAAACTTCCTACCATCAAAGATTAAGCAACGATTATATCTACTTTCAATACTAATTGAAGTTTGATACATCGAATTACACTCCTCTTTATACTTTTCATATGCTGCTGCCGATTCCTCATCATCCTGAGCAAGTAATTGTTTCTTGAATTCTTCTTCGAAACCTTGCCCATTAAAATGTGGTGGCACATCGTAGATAGTTGTACCACGATTAGGTACAACACCCTCATTCAAATAGATAACCATACCTACACCTAAGTGTGGTGGGTCAGAATGAATCCATCCACGTTTGTTGTTACCATCGCATACGTGAAATGCAATATCTGCAATATCAAATCCGATGAAAGATGGTAGATACGATACTACTTTACGACATATGATTTCGTGCAAGATAGGGTCAACTGAATCAAGGAGAGTTGATCTCTTCCCAGGCCAATTACCCTTATTGGGGTGATCATAACACCTCATATATTCTTGCTGTTTCGCTAAGTTAACGACCAACGATGGTGTCTCGAAAAAATTATCGATTACGATGGTTGGTACATACTCCTCAACAAATCTCATTTTCTAAACCATCTGAAAGGGCATTTCTTTTCTTTCTCTCCAAAGATAATATCCTTGGCAAGAAATGGTGTGAATTGTTTCACCGATAGACGCTTATGCATCTGTAACAGCATTTCCTGTGGTGGTGCTGCCTTGGTCAACTTGAATGACTCTCTAAGATCGCCTTCCTTATAGAATGCAAACTTATAAATTGGGTCACCTCGTTTAATTTTGACCTGTTCATTAGGATCACAAATATTGATCCCAAAAGATATAGGTCTGCACCAATCAGATAGGTTAAACCAACCGTTTACTAGTGTATAGTTATTATTCCTACTTGTCAATGGGTAGTCTCTCGCTTCCACCCATACACCTTTCTGTTTTGTCCACAGCAACAACTGTGGTACTGAGATCTGTAGAGTTTTGATAGGTGGTTCTAAATCTTCTACCTTGAGATATTTCTGGATTTGCTGATCATTAAATTCTTTACACTTGACTCCACCCTCATAGATTGTGAATGTCATATCCTTCGGACTGTACATAATGAACTCACGTGAGTTCTTATGTGTCCAAGCAGGGCATTGCATATATGGTACGAATTTATTTCCCTCGTACTCATCGATAACTTTCTTTGGTTCAATACCAATACCTTCTAAACTTAGAGGTGAATCCCAACAGTTTAGAACATCCTGACCACCGTCATACTGATAGTAAAAGATCTCAATAGTCATAATTAAAATTTAATGTCATTCTATTTGTAGTGGTGGTAGGGCAACTCGATGCGTGGTAAGTAGAACCATCAAAAATAACGACTTTACCCTGTTCTGGTTTTACTCTCCTAGTTTCCTTGTTTTCCTCATCAAAGAACACCGTGTCACCATCACTTGTGTTCACATAATATATTGCAGTTGTATGTTTGTTGTGTCTGTCAATGTGTGGCATATTGTATCCTGTGCCTGTTGGCAATAGGAGACCACCTTTAATCCTATACAGTTCATAATCCTTTGTCTCTACAAATGTGAAGAGAAGAGGCATTATGATATTACAAAACTCTGAGTGAGTACCAGTCTCTGCGTCATAAAACAAATGTGCGAACCCTTGACTCCCATTTGCATTAGGGAATCGGTTTCGCACTTCGTCTGTCTCTCTGTATGTGACATCCTTAAGATAACCCCAAGGGAATCCCACATCTTCCATCATTTGTTTGATTCTCATCTGATATACAGGTGGAATCACATTACGAATAATTCGCATTAGTAACTCTGCTCACACTCCTCTAAATTTTCTTCACCACATTTCTCATATGAAATGCTGTCAGTATGATACGAATGATAAATCCTACCCCATACTACCTCGAACTCTTCCTCATTCAAGTTCTTGAATAAGACTTTACCGTTGTAGTAAACGTGATAAGATTCTGCCATTAATCATCCTCCTGATTTTCTTCTGATACGTTTCCGATAATTTCCATTTCAGTATCCTCAGCGTCAAGTTCTGCCATTGGCATCCCGACTTCATCTTCCTCACCCATAATGTCTCGTTTCACAATAAAGAGAGCATCGATAGCACCCTCCAATCTAGATCTCTGAGAATATGCATCAGATCTCTTTTGAAACTCGATAGTGGTGACACCATACGGATTCAGTTTCTTGTTTGCGAAATCCGTATCGTATTTTTCAATGATCTTGTCAACTTCCTCTTTTTGCAAGTGAAAGTTTTGAATCAATTCATTAATGTTCATCGGTCAATTCCGTTACTGTGGTGTTTGATCGCCCTCATAGCACGAGCAACCTTGTGTGATACATCGTCATCATTAGGATACTCTGCCTTCAAAGAATAGTTGAAAGCATTTTCAAGATCCCAATCTTCAGTCGTTGCATTATCTATACGAATATCATACCAACCTTTGTCAAGTGTTGCTCTGGGCATAGGTATGAACTGTGCTAGTGGTGTCCCTGCTTTGATTAGAGTTTCACCATCTAATACGTGCCAGATAAGTTGCACGTTAACTTGCATAGCAAATCTTGGATCATAGATCCCTGCAGTTGCTTCGAAACGGGACTCATTGTTCCAGTACACGGGTGTCTGCATAAAGATTAGATCGTCACTTGCTCTCACTCTCCACGGTGTTTCGAGTTTAATGATGTGTGCAAGTGAATCACGTGGACTGTCCACCAAAGGTACAGTTTGGTCAGGTGGATGATCTCCAATAAAGTTCGCGTGTCTCGTGAACATTGTAGGGATTTCATACTCATAACCAACTCCATCACCGTTTGTACGAATGATGAAATCCATTGGTGCGACTACAACATAACCCATACGAGTGATCTGTTTCAACCCTGGGCAGTTTGCCACATTCATATTTCCACGAAAGGGGCATTTCTTTTGTCGTTCTTCTTTCGACATCCAACGTCTTCTTACCGAACTCGTTGGTATCAAAGGATAGTTCTCGACCAACCCTGGTTCTAGAGAGAAGAACCTCAACCACGGTTTCTTCTTTTTATTCCTCAGGAAGTTGAACATTGTCTTCACCATAGATGTTTTCAAGTAAGAATTCATAATGTGTTGGGCATTCATCAGACTTGATAAACTCATCAACACTCTTGATATAGTCTAGACGCTCATTTCCAATATGAGTGAGTTCATCAATGTTTCCATATCCATTAAACCTAGTTCCCAATCTCAATCCCATACCTGCAGCGATGAAGTTCATACCTGCAATGTTTGCTCTGAGTGGTCTACCAAGATCAAGAATATCTCCCATCCTCTCGTACTCATCGTTCACCTTGATGTTACCATCAAACTGTTCGAGCATATACTCACATCTTTGTGATGCGTGTCTCCAATATGGATTATCAGTTCGTTTGCTCAATGCATAGTGCATTGCTACGAAGTGACTGAACCCAATCACCTCACGTTGTGCAGCATAGTTGAACCATTGACGCTCAATACCTGATACATAACCCTGACGACGATTAAGAACATCGACCAGTCTAAGGATATTCTCGTGAGTTGTCAACAGACCAGTGGATTCTAGTGGTTCAATGAAACCATATGACATCCCGATTGCTACACAATTCAACTCCCACGCTTTCTCTCTATATCCGTGCTTGATGTCAATAGACTGGATTTCATACTCATCAGGTTCCAGATCGAATTCTTCATCAATCCACATCTCGAATTCCTGTCTCGCCTCATTTTCCATAGCGAAACGTGACGACCAACAGTATCCAACTCCGATCCTATCCCACAACGGAATAGTCCACATCCATCCATTATTTGCACCACGACAGTCTGTCACATTGTGCATCTTTTCCTTACGTTGTTTCTGTGATGTGTAAGGAATGCGAGCAAAGAATGCTTTGTCGTTTGGTAGATATTTCTCGAAACTAATATGACGTACTGCCATCATTTCCTCAATGAGTGCACCCTTAAATCCTGTGCAGTCAATGAAGAGATCGCCTTGTACCCCGATTGTCTTTTTATCTGCTGCTAGTTTTACTGCAAGTTGTTTGATGACTCTGTTACTTTGGGCGGGAGATCCACCTGCCATAACATCCTTGACCATTCCTCGTACATCACCTGTGATGTGTGTGAATCTATCCTGTGATGCAAACGGATAGCATACATCAGTCTTCAAGTATTCTGCGAATCGATCAGCATCAATATGGTAGGCAGTATCACTAGCAAAGTCAAAATCACGAATCCTCCCATCTTCGTTACCGTATTCTTTATTATGTTCTGCCATACAGGTGTTACCTGCCAAGTAATACTTAGCAAACAACTCTGGCGGGAACTCATCAGGATATAATCTTTGAAGATCAAAGAAATCTTGAATATCGTTCTTACAATTATATAGATCTGCAGGTCCAAATGGATACTGGAATGTAGATCCCTTCTCACGGAAGTCTGTGAACTGAATACTGTTCTTATATGTTGCTCCTACCTTCGGCATCCAGTCTTCGTCTTTAAGACCAAGTGAACGCAAATACTTATTAAACTGTCCGATAGTTGATTCACCAACTCCGACTGGTTTATGCTTCTTGGATTCGACTAGTACAACACTAATCCAAGGGCATAATTTCAATAGTGCTGCTGCTGTCATCCATCCAGATGACCCACCGCCAACCACTACAACATTGTTAACTTGCATAACTAAGAATCTTCTGTCTTATATAGGGTAGTTTGATAATACTCCAACGGTGTTGGATAGTCTGGATCACGTTTAGTTAGGTGATCCATAAACATATCGTCAAAGTCGGGTGATTCGTAACCATCGTGTGCTTTGATGACATCGAACCTGTCAGGAATTATATCATATTCATACCCACCTAGCAAGTATAATGCACCCTCAGACAGGTAGTTTAGATTTCCAATCTGTTCGAATCTCTGTGTCAACACATCAGGGAACTCTGATTGAAAGTTCATTTGATTATAGTGTTTCCAGAATGGTGTGTCATCCCTAGGACTTAGACAATAGTGTGCCAATACGAAATCCTTGAATGACTGTAGTCTTCGCTTGGATCCCCAGTTGAATTGTTCTCTGATAAAACCATTGTAGTTGTCCCTCTCTTTAGGAAGAACCTGTATCAGATTGAATAAGAACTCGTGTACTGAGTATAGTCCACCTGATTCTAGTGGTTCAATGAAACCACCTGCCAATCCAATAGACACTACATTCTTCTTCCATATCTCCTTCCTTACACCTGTAGGGAACTCAAGGAATCTGAATTCCTGTTCATCACCTACACCTAAATGCTGTTTGAATTCTGTTAGTGCATCCTCTTTGGATTGATGACGGGAAGAGAATACATAACCCGTTCCAATTCGTGACCACGTGGGTGCTCTCCATACCCATCCACTGCTCATTCCTGTGCAGTTTGTGTATGCAACTAATTCTTTTGCTTTGTCCTTATATGGTATTCTCGTTGTCCACGCTGAGTCACAACACAATTCATCTACACCACAAATATCTGAGTTCCACGCTTCCCACTCGGATCCTACTTCATTGCTAAGGATCGCAGCAAAACCTGTGCAGTCTATAAAAAGGTCTGCATCGTGCCAATCGCCACTAGAAACGCGAACTCTGCTAATCCCATCCACGCAGGATTCAATCTCGCGGACTGTATCTTCAATAAGTTTAACACCTTTAGGAATTGCATAGTTGTGTTTTAGATATTCTGCAAAGGAAATAGCGTCGAAATGGTAACCAACGTTAAAATGAGTGAGATCTGGGATAAGTTTGCCATTTTCGGCACCGCGTACTGTGTCTGAATATATCAGACCAAACGTCATACTGTCAATGTGTCCAACCTTTCTCCAAGTGTAGTAATCAGCAACAGATGCAGGACCTTCAGTCTTGCCGAATGGGTAATGAAAAGGACCCTTCGGATTGAAGTTCTCGAACCGTACACTGTGCTTATACGTTGCGTCACACTTAGGCATCCAGTCCTCATCCTTGAGACCAAGATACCTGACAAATGTATTAAAAAATTGTGTTGTCGCTTCTCCCACACCAATTCGAGGTGTAGTAGGAGATTCGATCAACACAATCTCTTTTGTATTACCAAAATGTTTCGCTAGAACACTAGCGGTCATCCACCCTGCACTGCCACCACCGACAATACAGATTTTATGTAGTTGCATACCAAATTAGAGTTCTTCGTAGGTTCTTCCCCAGTTAGAGTATCTCTCCCAACAAGGTTGTTCTTGTGTTGAGAGTTTGCAGGGTCTGCTAGTAGCAGGTTCTACGTTGTCAGACATAAATTCTGCAATTTCTTCCTCTGTCATCGTGGGATCCATTGGTTCCTCAACTGATGAAGGTGAAGTTGTGTTTTCTTTAACTGTCTTGACGTGATTATACCAAAGAGCATCGTCTGCTGTCAACGCTCTGCCTGCTGCGAGGTCTTTGTAGAGCATATCCAACTGTGCTCCCACCTCACCATATGCAACTCTACGTGTAGTAGCAGGATCTGCATATGTTTCTGTTCTCTTGACCCAGATCATATCCTCTGCCGAGGGTGACCACTCAAGTGTCCAAACCTTAGTAATATCGTCAGGTGCATTCACCCACATCTGTGCACAACCACGACCAAGGAATAGTGCGTATTCCTCCCCTGGTTCTACGATGTCAGCGACATACCCTGTGAAATCCATCAATGCTTTTTTCATCGTGACCCCTTATTTGTAGTTGATAACAGTAACAACACCATACTTACCGTTTGAACCACGGAAAGAGTGGAAGTGACCACCTGAACCACCAGAACCATATGCTGAGTGATCTTGGTGATTATGACTGAAGTTTCCACCATTTGGCCAACCTGCAGCAACAGATCCTCCAAAGTGAGAAGGTCCACCAGTTCCACCACCGTGAGCAGCGTGGGACTGTCCACCACCACCCCAGATGTTCAAGTCTCCACCAGAACCATTTCTGCCGAGACCACCTGAGTGTGAGTTATTTCTTGCAGCACCGTGTCCTCCACCTGCTGACATATAAGGACCGAATGAAGATGATCCTCCATCACCACCACGGTTGAAGTACCAAGTACCACCGCCACCACCACCAATAGTGATACCAACGGATGAAATGTTTGCCACAGACATCACACGTTCGGAGTAACCTCCTGCACCGCCTGATTCACCGTGACCCGCACCTCCTCCACCGCCGCCTTGTACGCGAACGTGGATATACTTGACACCACTTGGTCTGTTCCAAGTACCATTACCTGTCCAAACCTGTAGTGATGAAATGTTTTCTGAACTTACGTCTGTCCAAGACATTGACGAACCGTTCGTGGTAAGAAACTTACCACTCTGACCTGAGACACTAGGCACAATCTGACTAGATGAACCTGACATCGTACCGTTAACGGTCAAGTTACTAACAGTCAGCGTACCATTAGCAGTAATATTACCAGATGCGAGGGTAAAACCGCCAATGCCAGACAGGTCTCTAATAGATGCAACTTTGAGTGTACTCATTTTAGCCTGTTAAAATTTCCTCGTTAGTTATTTATACATTATGTAGGTGGCACAGGGCGTTCGAAACCAGAAGGGAGATAAGGTTGGTCTCTTTCCCATTGCTCATCATCAGGATAGTATCCTTCGTGATACACAACTGTGTTCGCAGGATTCTCTCTCTGAGTAGACGGATCCTGATAATCAGGAACTTCAATCGTCTCTCTATGAATCATTGATTTAGTATCGTCTCCTGCCCACATTTGAACAGAATACTTAACCTCTGTATTTAGCACAGGTAGTGATACTGTTAGTTGATACTTATCATCACTTGATAAGATGTTATCAAGTTGTGTCGTAAAGATCTGAAATCCAGAAGGTTCAGAGACTGAGATACCAACTCTTAACCCATCCTCCCATTTCAGTTTGTATTCTCCAAATTTCCTTACGCTCATTTTAATAGTGACATCTCTAGATTTAATCGTAGAGAATCCACTACCAATACTTGTGTCTTCTCCCAAATCGAAGACTACAGCAGCAACGTTATACTTTTCGTATTGATCGTCTGCTGTTTTTGGGTCGTAAATTGTTGCCATAATTAACTTACAATGTAACCAAGAGTGGCAATACCTGATCCACCATTAGGTTGTGCATAACCCTGTCTAAACTGAGAAGAGTTATCCCCTGGGGTATTCCAGTCACCATTACTTATATAACCACCAACGTGGTATGGAGAAGAAATCCAAGAATTACCTCCACCACCACCTGCGGCACCGTTACAGTCACAACCTGGGTTTCCACCACAGTTACCTGCATTGTAACCGCCGCCACCGCCGCCTCCACCTGAAGCGTCGTTCCCTGGTCTGCCACACTCATCACCGTTGGTATCACTGTTACCACCTGCTGATCCACCCTGTGAACCACACTGTCCGTTTGCTCCTCTTTGTCCACCTGCTCCACCATTACCTGCACCAGAGCAACCTTCACGACCTCCACCTCCGCCGCCTGCACCTGCGACTTGAAGGATGTGATCACTCGACATACTTACTCCAAGTGGTGAGAAAAGCATAGTTGCTGCTCCTCCTCCACCTCCTCCTGCTGAACATCCTCTGCAAGAAGCGTGTGTACCACGTCCCCCTGAACCATAACCAGATCCATTGGTACCGTTTCCACCGCCACCCCAACATCCGTAGCATCCGTTTCCTCCTCCACCGCCGCCACCGACGTAGATTCTCATTCTGCCACCTGCATTAACCCAAGAATCTTGAACTGTAATCTCACCATATGACATACCACCTGCACCACCGTTGGCACCACCTTGACCGCCGCGGCCACCTGCAGCACCCCACATCCAAACGTATAGAGTTGCACCTGCACCACCACGAATGTATAGACTATTATCTCCTGTGCTTGTAAATCTGTGGAACCTGAAGTTCAATCCGTTATATGCTTGATCGAATACAGTTCCGTTATCATCAGCAATAATTCTGATAGCACCACCGCCACCTGCTCCACCACCACGAGAACATAGTGTGGACGACAGGGGATTGAACATCCCAGAATAACCAATGTTAGTTGACATAATTATGCAGGATAATATCCAGTAGCAGAACCAAAGATAGTGAATGAATGTTGATTGGTATTTGGTGTGTAAACCAATGCGAATGACACAACCACATAGTTATCATCATCACCCCAAGCGGGTTCGTTACCACCTGACCAGTAGATTGTTGTTCCTTGTCCGTTAACGTTAACTGAGGTAGGAATACCCTCACCACCTGCGTTCTTGATAGCAACAGTCATACCATATGCGTGTGCACCATCAGTAGGAACGTTGGTGAAACTGATAGTAAAGTTACCACCACCAGTTTTGTTGATCCAGATAGAGTTTGAATTATTGTAATCGTGAGTTAGAGAACCACTTGTTGTGTAATAGTAAACGCTCTCTTTTGTTTCACCGTAATGAAGTGTACCAGTGAATGTAGCGTGCTGTGATTCAATATCAACAAATTCAGCGTATGACAGGTCATCGTCACCGAGCAATGTCCAAGATGCACCGTTCTCGATAGTAACTGTATAACCTGAGTCAATTTGGATAGGACCCGCTGAGAATCCGTTTGTGAACTCTACACCACCGTTTGCAGTAGGACCGACAGTTAAGTTCTCTTGAATATTTGTACCGTTCGTTCTAATGATAGAACCTTCACCAATAGCAGGACCACCTCCACCAACGTCTGTCCACCCAGGGTTACCTTGGTTGGCATCTTGTTTGTAGATCTGTGCCATATCCTCGGTGTTATTATACACCAAGGTACCAAACGCGGGTGTACCTAGAGAGTTAACCTGCGATTGGTTCAGAGAGGGGAGATTTAATTGTTCGGAAATAGACCACGCTTCGACCAAACCTCTGGTCGTTGCTTGAATCTGATTACCATTAATCTTTGTTGACATAGGATCCTACCGTTCCTGTTCTATTTAGATGACTAGTTCTCTGATCTGGATCACATCACCAGTAGAGGGTGGAGTACCGATTGAGAAGTCAACAGCGTTGCCGCTAACTTGATAGTCAGTGCCTGGGATTTGGGCGACACCATTCAAGAACACAAGAACAGAGAAAGAGGTATGCCCTGGGGAAATAGCAAAGGATGATGTTGACCCGTTACCATTGTATGTGACCCCGTTGTTATTGTTAGCAAGACCAGTTGCAAGTCTATACTTATCAGCAGCACCATACTTACCAGTGACATCAAGGTCACCAGAAATGAATGTGTTACCACTGATCTTCATTCTATTGGAAGCATCAGGTGCCATTCCAATACCATAGTTAGTAACACCTGAGAACCTGCGTGCAGTAATAGGTGAGGTATCTGTCATACCAAACTTATACCATACACCTGCATCATAGATCCAACCAAGTGAATCACCTGCCTGCCAGTCAATGTTATAGATAATATCACCATCGTTAAATGCTAATGCACCATCAATATCTGGTTGACCTGACCCATCATCTTCTGCAAGGAACGTCTGCTTTAGTACAGTTCCATCGTCGTTGGAGTATGTTAACTTCAGAGTCTGAATATTTTCCTGAGAAGTAATTCTCTTCTGGAATGTAACAGGACCTGAGAATACAGATTCCAACTGGTTAGATGCACCACCGATAACAGTTAGTTTGTCGGTAAGAACGATCTCGGAGAAGGTCTCAATAGTTGTACCTTCTTCACCCAAGACGTTCAACTGTGCAATATCTTCGTTAGTGATCTGACCTGTAACTGGGTTAATAACTTGGTTACCAACGAATAGTTCACCGTCAGAGTTAACACCTGAATAGTATGCCACACCTGCTGCTTCCTTCAGGGACTGAGACAGTCTGACCTGTGCGGGTGATAGAACTTCCACCTGTGTAGATGGGAATGCAGTTGAGTAGTTCCCTGGTCCGAATCCAAGGTATTCAAACGTGTGACCAGATGCTCTAAGAATAGAGTATCTTCTTAGTTCACATAGGATAGGAGCAACAGAGTTATCAGCATTCAACTTCAGAGGAATCTTTCTCTCTTCTTCATCACCAAGACGTGCAGTAACAACAATACTGTTCAGTGTATTAGATGTTGTGTTATATCCTAAGTTATTTTCCTGTTCAAGTAAGAAGAACTGAGTTGTCTCTTTAGTGATAGAGAGTTTAGTATCTTCATTTGGTGTAGGTGTAGCACCATCAGTTGTTGTAACAACACCAAGCACATCATTGTCAGCGACTGATACAGCAGGACCTGGGTCTGCTACTGGGTTGTCTCTGTCAAATGCAGGGTATAGATCAACTGTCTGCTGTGAGAATGCGAAGTCATCAAAGTTTGAAGTTGAAGGTGCAACTGATGCATTCAGGAATGTCAGATAGTAGATACCATCCTTCAGACCTCTTTCGAACTCTTGATATGTTTCTACTTCGTAGATGTAATATGTTTTGTCGTATGCAGGTGAGTTAGTCTCTGAAGATCTAGGTTGTACCACGAAACCAGTAATGGGTTGCCTAGGAATCGGGAACGCATCCTTGTCCAGTACATATCTAAATCTGTAAATTCTATCCTTAAGGTCTCTTGCGTCGGGAACTCTTCGGATGAATGATGTAGGTGTGAATCCAAGATTTTGATACTGACTGTTAGCGATTAGAGTTGTATAGATGTCGTTCTGGTTAGAATCTACCTGTAGATACCAGTTAGACTGGTTGGCATCATACTTGATAGGTGAGTTGTCATCACCTGGGGATGTACCAGTAACGTCTTGTCCTGAAGGATCAATCTTTGCTGTGTGTGTTGTAGGAGCATTTGCACCAGATGCGATCAACAGCACATTGATCTTGTCAGGCAATGTGGGTGAATCTCTTCTAGCACCAATGGTATAACCCTGAATCTTAGAGGGTGGTTTGGCATTCTCGTTTGTATAACCGTAGAGATATAACTTAGTTGGGTCTGCTGCTGCACGAATCTTATTAATATCAAATGTAACCCAGTTGATAGAGATCTCAGGTACGTCAGAAATATCTTTTGGTGGGATTACGTGAGTAATCTGTCCTGCCTTATCTTTTGTAAATGCTGCTGACTTGAATCCTTTTGATCGTAGCGACGTGTTTCCGAAGTTTGAGTTACTGTTAGTAATAGAAAGGTCACCACCGCTGTCAGAAAAGAAATGGTCACCAAATCCCACAGCAAACACAGACACAACCTGAATGAAACTGTCGTTGGATGCTTTAATGTGGACGTGACGCCATCCTTTACGGTATTTGCATAGACCGTTAATGTGTGCACCAGATCCAGATGCCTGTGCTTCATAGTTACCTGTTGATGGATTATAAAGTACAAATGCACGGTCATCCTTTTGTAGAGAGATACCCGTGAACTGTGCCACAACCATTGATTTGAAACCAGTTGCCTTCGAACCATCGGCGTGCATACCACAAATACCCCACACTGAGCGGAGAGAGCAGTTGAACACATATGGTGACGCTGAGTCAACAGTATCAATCTCAACTTTAACCAGTACGTTAGAACCAATAGCATTACCTGACGGTTCTGCTGACATCTGATAAGTAAACTGGTTACCCTGTGCTGACGTTACAAGGAATGATCCGTTGTATAGGTTAGCATCTGCTTCAGTTGGTCCCGTGACACCTGAGATATTAACAGCAACACCCACAGAGAAACCGTGGTTGACAGGGTTATCCTGAATATCAACTGTGAAAGCAGTTGCAGTTTGACCATTACGGATGATCTGAGAGACTCTAAATTCGTCAGAAATCGGACCAACGATTCTGTTTTCCTCGACCCTTGCCTGCAACTGGTCTTGTGCGATAGTTCCAGATGTGTCAGGAATTGTTGCGTATGCCTTCGAGATCTTCTGGTAGTAGAGATCAAGGTCATTAACCGTAGCGTATTCAAAGCAGGTAATCTTGTGGTGTGAGAAGTTTGGAGCAATAGTATCTGCAACGTCTCCTCTATAATATACCCCGTTATTGTCCCCGTCGAAGAAGGACATCTGCCAGAAGTAAGTACCACCAGTCAGTCTGAAGATTGCTGACGCTGTTGGTTCGTTTGCACCTGTGATACCAAGTGATGCGTTGATAGTAGGATATGGAACATACTTAGGAATGATCTTAGTTCTTCTAAGGTCAGATCCAACAACAGAACAACCCCTTGGGACGATGATTCCACCGTCTACGGAGTTGAACTTGTAAAGAATATTGTTTGGTGAGGTGAGATCGAAGTTAGTGTTCTCGTCAAATGGTGTGATCTCGTTGAAATTACTTGTCCCTGGTCTATTATCTAAAACGTACTCTGAAGGATATAGGTATATACTGAATGCGTCAAATTCGTCATTACTAAGTCCAACTCTATATGAAAATCTAGATACCTCAAGGAAGGCACGTTGCAACGTCTTAAAAGGACGCAACGCTGAGTTACCTCGGTTGTCGTAAGCATCCGATGCATCAAAGTCGTCGGGGTTGACGTAAATAATACGACCAGTCCTCGACGTGATGATATTTTTAAGACGTGTTAGTGCCATCTTCTATAGGAATCCTGTCTATATGGTTATTTATTAGGGGTTGGGATTAGGGAGCAGCACCGCCTCCACCGCCTGCGCCACCACCACCTGCAGCAGCTTGGTTATACTGATCAGGAGCGTAGTCAGGAGGTGAAACCTCGTTCTCGAATCCGTTCACTTGGAATGTTAAATCCGCACTTGAAGCATAAACCACAATGTGTGAGTTAGGTCCAACAACGATACCACTGTGTTTGTTAGCACCGTTTGCAGCAATAGCATAATCGTACATAATGTAGTCTGCAGTCTCAAGGTCAGCAGGTTGTGTAACTGAGTTGACCGTAGCAGATGTTCTATCAGCACCTTGTTCAGGTGGTGTATCTACAAATGTGTCTGAAGCAGCGAAAGCACTAGACCCAGGTCCAAGAGTAACTGAAAGAACTGGAGCAGTCCAATCTGAAACCCATCCATACTTACCACCAGTTACAGTACCAACAGTAATTGTTGAAGTACCAACCAAGAATGTATCACCAGTGATCCAAGTTCCTTTCACGTCATAGAGAAGAATCTCTGTGTATTGTGGATCTTGAACAACAGTCAAACTAGCAGAGTAAACTGTTTCACCTGCAGTTGAAGGTGCACCCTCAGCATAGTAGTACAGTGGGTTTGGTGACTGTGCAGTCGGAATAATATCAATGATTCCGTCTGTACCCGCAGTACCAGACTTCGTTACACCAGTTGTATATTCTGTACCTGCAACTGGAGTCGCTCCTGTACCCTCTTGTGTATCAGAGAATCTAAGAGGAAGTGAAGTGTTTGTTGAGTCTGACTGATCAAATCTGTATGTTCTTTCCACATCCATAGTGAATGAAGTAGGAACAATTTCTTGACCTGCAACAGTACCCCAAACAAATCCTGTTGTGTAGATAGCACTTGAAGTTGCAGTGAACTGAGTGTCTACAGTAGCGTTTGAGTTTGTACCTGTAAGAGTTTCAGCAGAATCAAACCAGTTGATCATTGCTTGAGAACCCTGTGACATAGGAGTTACAGTTGCACCATCAGCGTGGTTTGCATCTGTAGTACCCCACTGACCTCTAGTAACTGAGAGATCGTTACCAGTAACACCAGTAACAAGCATAATCTCGTTGCCAACACGAATGTATTGACCAGAGACAACCACAGTAGCATCAGAAACAGTCAGTGTAGTGTCCGCTGCTTGGAACTGTGCACCTTCGTTAATTGTTGTAGTCTGACCTGCATCCTGATAGAAGGAAACCATCTGTCCTGATCTGTGTGCAGCAGCAGATGTACCGAACTGTCCTCTTGTGACAGTTACGTTAGCACCACCAGTTGTTCCACTGTAGAAAGTAGGAGTGCCGACAAGGATGATCTCAGGAGTATATCCGTTAACTCCATCAGATAGCACAAAGTATGAAGCACCAACAGATGCTGTACCATCAGATACTTTCAGTGTGGTTGCACCTGAAGCGATGTCTGCAATCTCAATATTCATTGTGGTCCCGATACCACGGAATGATGCAGTTACACCTGAAGTACCACCAGTTACAGTTTCACCGCCCTGAAATGTTCCTGAGATAGCGTTCGAATCAATACCAATAGAAGTATATGTCTTAACCTTCACATAGTTTGTAATGACACTGGTATCAACAACCACGTCCAAAACGTTCGCTGACTTAGCAAAATCTCCTGAGTTAATAGTCAAACCAGGGGTTGCATCAGACCTAGAAATCCCAGGTGCAATCTCAAGTTTGTATGTAGAAACTGGGTTTCCCCTATTAAACTTGTAACTACTGGCATCTAAAGTCAGTTTCTGTGTATAGTCTTTGAGACCAACACGATATGTTGCAGCAGAACCACCTCTCTCCGCTGCTAGAAGAATTGTCGATGCTGTAGTCGTGACGTTTGACGAATACAGCACAGTATTTGTTGTTGCTGCAGGGGCGGATGCAGCGAGTCTACCTGCCGTCATTGTTTAGAAACCAGAGAAAAAGTGTTGTTGTAATCTTAGTCTACCACCGAGATCGGGAGCAGAAATTGAACCACCGAAACTAACACCAAGTGTTGTAACGTTTTCGGTTGAAAGCAACGTCGCATCAGCATTCGGGAATCTGATTGAACGTGTACCCTCTACATTATCTAGGAGGAAATTGATCTTGTTCTGATCGTTATCTGAACTGATTAGTTGGAAACCAACCGCAGATTTGTTCTCCATAACCTGCTGTGCTTTAGCAGTAAGAACAATGTTGTTCTCGGAGATAGGAACGTTTAAGTTGTTATGTGGGAATGCATAACGTAAGAGTGTAGTTCCAGAGATCTCAGACAAATCGAACTGGATACGCTTGGTAACGTCAGTTCCGTCTGCAAATCTAGGATCAGCATACTCTTTGTTCTTAAGTACCTGTGTTGATTCAGTACCTGCAACTGTAAGTGACTGGTCAGGGAAAGTAACAATACGATCAGAAGTTACATCACCAGATTGGAATGTAACCTTTGGTGTCGGGTTGTTAGGATCACCAGACTCAATATTACTAATTGAGGGGTTGATAAAGTTTTTATTACTGACGTTTTGTTCACTAATAGTGTCAAGTAGTGTTGACTGTGCAACACCTGAACCATAATCAGGTAGTCTGTAAATATGAGTTCCTGGGGATTCCCAAGAGTCACACTCAAAGAGTGCAACCTTAGCAGTGTCAGATGAACCAGTAACTCTTAAGTCACCGTCCTTGATGATAATGGTTTTGTTACTGATCGTTTGAGCAGTATCATTACCAAGAAGAGTTGTTGATGTAAAGTTACCTGTGCTAGGAAGTGCGAAAGTACGAATACCTGCACCAGTAGAAACACCAGAGATCTCGAACTTTGCTTTCTTATCTGGGTTCTGGTCATCTGCAATGAGCAGGTTGACATCTTGGAACTCAGCAGGTCCGTTCACCAAGAATCTACCAGATCCCTGTGGACGCATATCGATGTTTACGTTGGCACTCGTTGTATCCCCCGCAATCATCCTGATCGTAGCAGAACCGTCAGCGTTAGGTTGCTTCCTGTAGTACATACTAGATGTACCAAAAGCAATACCTATCTCATTATATGCATTCTGGTATAGTCCTGTGTCCCTGTCCAAATCGAACGCTAGTCCAGGTTGGGACTGACTTCCTGCTGATACACCTTTGAAAAGTTGATTGATTTTCGCTTTTCTATTTGGAATCAGCGGGTCAGAAATCACAACGGGGAGGATCGCCTCTCCCGTCAAGACAGCATCTGCCAGAGTCTCTAATTGTGAAATTCTTTTTGTTCCCACTTAACTCAGGCGCTATTTTATACAATCTTATTTATACACGTTGGAGATAGAGGTCTTGAAGCGTCTCTTTTAGACTACCAATATGCTTGGATCCAATAGAGATCTGTGGATATGTTGCATCCTCTCCAAATTCTTGCTCAAATGCTCTCTGTGTAAAATGTTGATTTAATTTATATGTTGTAAACTCGAAATCTTGAGAATTGAGGAACTGTTCTGCTCTCTCACTCTCTTGTGAACCATTGCTATACAAAACTGCTTTTGGATGGATCATTTCTCGTCCTTTTGGTACTACTATTTACCCATACAAAGACTTCATAATAAACTCTTTTGATAACACTGGGTTGCCGAACAATTCTAACTGTAACTTATCTGCGTCTACGAATCTGTCTTCTTCATCTTTTCGACAATGCTGCCAGTAATATGTGCTATCTTCTCGTCGATATAGGTAAGAAGTGTTGTGTGAATCGAGGGTGAATAGGGCGACACATTCTTGCTTGTGTTGCCAACAAGGATCGATTGCTCTCTTTTCATATTCGGTCACTGAGGTTTGTGGTCTTTGAATTTGTCGTGGTTACCGTCACCAGGCATTTTACCAAAGGCAACGTATTCGATTGCTTGAAGAGATCCTTGCAATCTGTCTAGATCTTTCTCGATCTTGACGTACTCTTCGTACCATCCTTGCAACTCATCTTTTCTATCAGAGAGTTGTTTTGTACGTTTATTAAAACGTGCAATGAGTTGTTCGTAATTTTCAGTTGGTTTAGTCACGTTGTCTCCAATCGTCTGGTTTGTCACGGGTGAACCAATCATTGATGTCATCCGCAGATCCGAACCCTGTTCTATGATCGGATGGGTCGGGTTCACCTAATCCCATCCTATTCAGAAAATCATCTGTACTTCCTTCCTCAATACCCTTGGATGCTCTCCTTGCTTGACGCAACCACTCACGAGCAGTTGTATATCTCTTTGCGAGTTTCTCTGCCCAGATCATATCGTCTAGTGAAACGTCCTGACCTTTAGAAATTTTCGAACAAATCCCTTCCAATCGAAGGCGATAGGCGGTTGAGAGCATAGTCTACGAGTGTTTTGGTTATTTAGAACTAAGTATTTCCTTCAGTGCATCAATCTTTGTGAATTCAGCATATGCTGACTCTGATCGATCTGAGAGGATACCAAGAATGTCTGACAAGATGTCATCGTTATCAACGTTATCGTCAATATAGGAGTTCAACGCTTCTTGTAGATAGCGTCTCCTATTCCATTCTGGTGAGTAAGGTTTGTAATGTGTCATAATTAAAATTTATGAGAGCCATTTATCGGATTTGAACCGATGACCTCCGCTTTACAAAAGCGATGCACTATCCGCTGTGCTAAAATGGCAATTCCTCTTCGCATTTTACCACATCTGTCATCTCAAAGACAATAGGGTGGCAAGATTCCATAATGAGGTATTGAGAATGCCTGTAAAGATCTTCCATAGTATAGCACATCTTTTCAGAACACGCATCAATCAACTCGATTGATGGTTGATCAACTTCATCAAATGTAAAAGGAATACCATTGATGTACCACATCTTAACGATACCCTGTCCCTCGATGAGTCTGTAGTCTGAATTTACCGTGTACATTTTACGAACTGAAAAGGTCCTTTTTCTGATCCCCATAGAAGGGTTCCTGATTTGTCCCATCCTTTATCGGATGTTTCCCACGAGTCTTTAGTAAGTCGTGCTGTTGTTTCAACTCTCCTACCTAGTTCGTCAACCCTTTCAGATTTACCAACCCAAACACAATCTTTGACTTCTGTAAACGTCATATCACTGACGTTGATTCCATCTTTGAAAGTTTGTAGGATGATTTGATCATTATCTATAACAATTTTATGATCTCTCTGGCGATATACATCACCGTTCCAGTCATACCATTGTTTAGTCTTCAATACATCGTCTTCATAGTACCACTCGTAATGAACATAAGCGAATGACGTTGGATTTAGTTGACATTGCTTGATGTTATGCCAGTGGTGGACTAAGTGATCAAGAAATTTCTTCATAGATCTAATCTATATATTTCCTTTCGAATATGAATGGTCCAGGGGTTTTACCCCAAGTTCTACCTTCGTCAATACTGGTGAATTTATCAGCAGTAATAGTAACATAAGAGTAACAATCATCACCCTTGCTGTTCTTAGCACCTTCTTCAGTTCTACCAGTAAAACCATCTTCAGACTTCTGAAAGATCATACTAGGTTCTTTTGTACCATCCTTGCGAAAGGTTTGTAACTCAAGGTGATTACCTTTGTCCAAGAGTTTGTGATCTCGCTCTCGGTACATCTCTCCACTCCAGTCATACCACTGAGCAGAATGAATCTCCCCCTCAGGTTCTTCCCAGAACTGATAGTGAACGTGGGAGAAATGAGAAGGAGAGTTTTGTGCCTGACGAAAGTTCGTCCAAGGATGAAATAGTAGTTTCTTAAACTCTTCGATCACAGCATTTTGTGAGCAGCAGCAGTCTCCGCAGCGACGTGTGCACCAAGTGCTGCCTCGCTAGGAAGGTTATCCAAATTAGGTAGTGCGTCATTCTGAAGAAGTTCAGTGACATCAGCACCAATATTGCGTCCTGGGGCAACTTGTGTCATCACAACATTACCTTTAGGTGCTTCGATGAGAATATTCTCACCGCGCTCAACAAGTTTAAGTAGAAAATCGAAGTTCTCTTGTGCTTCGTCGATAGTAACTCTAATCATAGTTCTTAATGGTCGTGGTCATCAAATGGATCCTCAAGTCCCTCGTTAGCGAAGAACCCTTTGTAAACACCATAGATCACAAACAAGATCACGATAACCATAATGGAAATCGGGAATGTGATGTTGGGGTCTGCGTTGTAGTGGTGAATCATAGCAAATAATGAATAGACTCGGTGTCAACCGCTCCTTGAACATTGGTCACGGATTGTTGGAATCCTTCTGCTCCTTCTTCGGTGAATGTAAACCGAATCTTTTCAATGTTTCCATCACTAACTTGTATGGACAGGGTGCGTTTCGGAAAATCGATCCAAACATAATCAACGTACAGGTGGTCTAGGTACTCGTCGGTCATTTGTATGTAGGGTAACAGTCAATCACTTGCAGACCATACATTGATGCTGCAGTTTGACGTGCTTCTTGTGCTGAGAAGACCTCATCAATGATAACACGTTTGATAGGACCGTTGGGGCGACGAAGCAAAACTTCGTACTTCCTTGCAGGCATTGAAATCTTGTAACTGAATTTAGTATAGCACTAATTCAGCATAATGGGTAGTCCTACGAACTGTGCTAGACCACCTGTGCAACCTGCTGTGAATACACCTGTTCCGACTGTATATGTAGCAACACCATTGGTGACAGTGTTTAGAATACCACCACCTGCTCCAGTAACGAATTCTCCGATACCACCTTTAGGAGTCTTAACAAGAGTCAAGTGACCACCTGCTGTACCAGAAACTAGATCCACCATACCCCCAGGTTGTCCTGTACACTCAGCAATACGAACGTGTGCAGCAGGGAGAGCAGATGTACCACCACCTGATCCACAGATAGTAAGGTCAAGACCTTTGATCATTGTGCATCTACCTGTCAACCCAGGCATAGGGTTAAGTGCTCCGATATTCTGGAAGATAACGTTGTTAATAAATTCTGATTTCCACGCTGCCTCATTAATAATCTCACCAGAGACAGTGTTCATCAACGTTGCACACTTATGATTGATAGCAGATGCGTTGAGACTGATTTCATTGTGAGCATTCAACTTAATGTTTGCTGCTTGAATCATATAGTCACCCTCATAAGCAACGTTATAGTCTGATGAGAATGTCTGTGCAGTTTTAGACTGCTTTGCACCTGATACAGGTTCACCATCGTCACCTGTCTCAACATTCTGTGAGAGGTGTGTATTCATTGCACCACCAACTTCAAGGTTGAGATCACCCATAACCTTCAGAGTGAAGTCACCTTCAACAGTCAGTGTTTTATTCTTCTTGATAGTCTTACATTCATCTCTACCAATGATCTTTGTATCATTTCCAGGGACGTTTGTATGCTGATCACCAAGTGCAGTAGCGATTACAGTTTGACCACCTGCGTGCTGTACAATAGTTTTCTCTTTTCCTGGGGTGTTATCTTGAATAGTCTTTGCACCATTCAAGAATGTCTCTGCCTTAACAGCATAAACATCAATATCTTTCATCAAAGACTTGAAGTATTCTCCCTTTGATTTTGGTTTAGATCCACCTACACTACCCCCATCATACAGAGTTACCTCCTGCATTAAGAATTCTGGTGCTGTTTCACAAGTTGATGTACCCAACAAGGGTAACCAGAATTTTTGTTTCGGTTGTTTTATCGATCGTCCACAATCTTTGTTGCCAAAGAGTGCTGCGATGATTCCCATAATAATAGAAACGACTGAAGCAAAGTCAAGTTTTGAGAAGTCAAACTCAAATAGAGTGTTCAATGAACCTTGAACTTTACGTGCAACACCTGCTGCTTTTTGAGCAACACCGATTGCTGATGTAATTGTATTAGCAACACTAGAAACTTTGCTGATACCGTTCTGAATCTTACCAAGAACACCGTTTACTGTATCAGTAACTTTTTCAGCGAAACCACCAACCACTTTGTCAACAACTTTCCCTGCAATATCATCGGCGAATCCCGATATATCACCCATCGCAGATTTAAGTTGTCCAAGAATAAATTTACCTTCGAAACTACAGAACAAATTGGTGATGAAATCAGCAAGTTTCGTAATGGAACTAATAACACCTGTAGGGACGACGTTACTAATTGCACCAAGAATCGAACTCATCAGCGATTCGATCTGTTTCGCGAGCATTTGTTTTAGAGAACTCATAATGCCGCTCATAGCAGAAGAAACATAGTTCTTGATACCTGCCAGAGATTCATTCACGACATCGTTGAAAACCTTCTTACCAGTAATGAGTGAAGTTAGGTTACCATTTAGGTCTCTGCCTAAAGTTCCACTAAGTTGTCCAAACTCCGTCAACATTCTGTTAAGGTCTTTCTCAAAACCTTCTCCACTGGGACCGACCACTCCATTTCCGATGCCTTGAACATCTGGAGGAACACCAGTAGGGTTCGTGTACACGTTTCCATTCGATTCCTGCTCAAGAATCGATAGAACACCATTGGATTTCTCTTCACCACCATTCTCATCCCCAGGTGTAACGCTTCCATCTACAACGAAACTGTTACCCTGATTGACAACCTGCCCTTTAATATCCTTGGCAGTTTCGGGCATCTCTTCTTCGGTGAGTGCCTCTGTGTTGTCAGCGATAGTGGTTGCCGAGACACCCTCGTCGCTTGTGGCAGAATCGTCACCTTGTTTAGGATCAGACATACCACGGAATCCACGAATAGATCCCATCACAACGGGGAGTTGTGCTTCTTCCCCGTCAAGGAAAAAACCTAATACCTGTGCACCAACTTGCAGTTCAGTCTTTGTACCAGTATTCTTGATACCTGCCTGATCAGTAGGCAGCATAACGACTGCCCAAGGAAGATCCTCTGTAGGAATTTGATCAAGATATGACTGACCACCAGTACCTGTGTACCATCCAACAATCCTCACCTTGACTCTGCCAAGCATTTGAGGATCCTTGATCGATTCGACTTCACCTAACCACCAGGTGAACCCGTCACGACCCATTACGTCAGATTTTCCAATAGGTGCTACTGTTGCCACGATTTAATATAGGTTTTTTATTATTTAGCAAGTGACTCAACATAATTGTTGAAACTGTCTGCCATACGGTGATAACCGCTGCCAATGTAGACCTGTCCTGCTACAACAGCAACAGAACAAAGTCCCCAAAAGATGTAATAAGGTGATGATTTCACTTGATGCCAACGTTTCTTTTTCATTGTCTAGGATAATAAACTTCAACAAAAGAATTGCACTTAGGGCAACTCAAATTTGTGACCATAGAATATTCTGAGGAGGTGACTGGATAGTCTTCTTCGTCAAGACTATGGTCTCCTCCCCAGATCAATTCAGTTTGGCAATGCCAACATTTCATTTAATGTAATTGTTTTCGATTAACCACTTCTTTGTGAGAGGAGTGGGGTTGTAGTGTTCCCACATCGGAGTATCTGATGCACACACTTTAAGTGCGTCAGCAGTTAGATCCTCTGTGTGACCTGCCCAAAATGCTTCCTTTTCCCAAGGAATTGCTCCAGGGTTTTGAAAATACGTTCTCTCTGCCATATCCTGCCACATTTTAGGAACTCTGTCCTCTGGGTAGATAATAGCGAGAAGCGAATTCTCAAGGGTGCCTGCCATACAATCCTGAGCAGCGTGCCAACCTTCGTGTCTGACTACTGCCATAAACACGTGAGGACGACTAACGTATGCTTCGTTGAGATAGAAGTTATTACTCACAGTGTGGTAAACACCTCTATGTCCAACAGGAAAATACTTTGGACTTGCAATATAAACGTTTATTCCTAATTTGTCAAATGACCTTGAAATACTGTCGAATTCTTGTCTAACTACGTTGAAGTTTTGGTTAGAAAAAATCTTTTGAACATCGTCCGTATTACGGACCCTTTTTACATCTTCAGTACACTCCTGTAGTAACATACAACCCATAGCATCATTTGTAAACCACCCTTTAGTAATTTTACCTTCAACGGGTTTTGGTAGTGAATGTGCTGCTACAGGTAAACTCAAACTCAACAATGTCGCCAATAGGACATTACGCATACGAAATCCATCCAGTTACAATAAGTTTCTTTTCATTGGGAGCAGGAACACCGTGATGAATATGAGTCCAATCAACTGGCCACAGCAATGTCAGTCCCTTTTCGGGTTGAATTGTGAGGTCTTGATGCACCCATTGGGTCTCACCGCCTTCTTGCACTGTATTTAGGTAGGTCATCCAGACAAGATGTCTGAAAGATGTAGTCTTATTTGAACCCACTCTTTCGCAGTGGGGTTGTGAAAATGCTTGCCCTGGTTCATATTCTTGGATATTGAATGGTTCGATAACCTCCAAATCCGCCATTTTTGCCCAAGGATATTGATCAACGTACAGTTGAATGCACGCTTGTACCTCATCCAAGTAATTTGTAATTCTCGGATCTTTAATCCAAGATGGCACAGACATATCCGTGGAGTTCTTAATGAGTGGATCGGTTCCACCACTATATTCGCCAGGGACTTTGGCAAGATAATCACAGGTATTGTAGAAATCTACTACACCGTCAATAATTTCTTCTTTTATTTTGCCACCCGCAATAAACGATTGTACTGCTGCCATAATGATAGATGATAAATTAGTCGTCGTAAACTAGACACTCAGGTTCAGATGGTTCTACTTCGCAGAACAGTTCTAGTGCAGTAGGATCGTGATGATCTCCTGCTTCGATCTCTGCTTTGTGGTTTTTGACGTAAGTTTCCAACTCGTGAAGTTCACCCTCAATATGACGACGAGTCTGTGGACTTGTCTGTGGGTTATCGAGAATCTCTTTATCGTGTTGGATGTGTTGTTCTAGTGTTTGCATTTGAATGTCTCCTATGAGGTTACACTATCTTTAGATAGGTGTAAACGTGTGGTTAACCCAGTGGGACTATAATCGTGTATGAGTCCCGTGATAAGATACCGTCCTGAATAAATTGGATCCAATACAGTTCTATCCTCTTCGTTTTTCGAAGCAGGTATTTTACATTCAATAACCATACCGACAGTTAATGATACATTACCTGGGATGGTTATGTCAAGTGTGATAGAGTTCAGCAACTGCCATCGTGAATACGAATATGCACTAGCAGCAACTGTATCTGTATCCATACTGCCTGCGGATGCGGATCCGTCCAAGGCGGTTTTTGCATCCTTCATCCCTGGCAAGGCACGAATCTTCGTACGAGTTGGTTTTTTCTCATCGAAGTATTCCTCCTTAATTTTAGGGAATGGGAATGCATCGTTAAGCGTTTCTGCTTCACTAAACACCTGTAACAGGGTTTGAGTCACAGGTTTTTTGATTGAACCAGATGGTCCATCAGATCCACTACCTGCTGAAGGTAGATTCCCTGAGGTAAGTGCAGGTGCTTTAACACCGATAACAGTATTTACATAAGCACCAGTCCTCATCTTTTCCAGATGGTTTCCCTGATCTGGATAGTTCATCGATTCTATATTATAAGCGTTAAACTCAGAATCGCCAACATTTGCTTGTTCATATGTGAATTGCGGGATATTTCCCTCCACATTCATCAATTCTCCCTTGGTAAGGGTGTCTATTGTATTAAAATAGAACCCATTCTTGTTTTCAAAGAACATATACCCCGATTTTTTTGTTTCCGAAGAAACAATTTTGTCTGAGATATACGCAATTACATCAAATGGTCTCCAAGAGGGAGATATAAAATTGAAGTTGCCTGTCGATGCCTCATACGAGTATTCTCGACCTGCAGACTTCAAATACTTTTCGACAACCTCTTTTACGTGATCTACACCAGTCTTATTTTTGAATGACTTAAAGACTCTGTTGGTTTCATTATTATATGCTTCTGGTGAAACAGTGTATATCACATATGCTTGCATTCTCTCAGATTTGGTTACAGAACCAATCTTGAAAATACGTTGTCTGATTGACAGAGGTTGATCTGGAGCACTATCTGACTCCAATTCGATTTGAATAAATTCATTACCAGTCAAATCAGAAATCAAGTCCATAGTATCTGCTATTGCGAGTTCCATCCTGAGAGAAGGAGACTGGAGAGATTCAATATACTTAAATCCAGGGCAAATACCTCTAATATCGATCGGGTTACCATCCTCAGGTGCTATCTCCTCGATCGTTTCTGAAGGTTTATACTCATCACTCATATACAGATTGAACTGTTTGATCGTATAACCTTTCGCCTGATATGTGGATTCTTCTGCCATTAGAATAGATTACTCAAAGAACTAGATGCTTCAGCAACTCGACCAAATCTACTGGTGAGGAACTCAGCAGCAGGATTGGGATGTGTTTTCTGGTTAACTACAGTACCACCGCCACCTGCATTTGTTGCAGTTTTCTCTGTGGGTAATATGATAGCATCAGCAACTATAGTCTCTACTGCAGCATTTAGGTCATCACTCTTGACCTTTGTAGCAAGACTCTTAATATTGGTAACTGTCTTCTGGATAATTTTACCAGTTCGCTCTTTTAGAGCAGGGGGCATAATATCAACAACTTTATTGACGACACCACCAATATTTTCACTAGCAGATTCAATATGAGGTTTGATGAATTTCATCGCTGCTGCTGCGTGTGGCGGTAAAGTCGCATTTGCTGCTACAGATGAAATTTTATCTAAAAATCCACCAAATGAGTATCCTTTATATTGACCATAATTTGTAGGGGGCAATGCAGGGGGTGATGTGAGAGATGATTTTGAACCACCGAAGTTAAATGGAACTACACCACCTTTTGAGAATTTTGGTACTTTATATCCTGCAGCAGACGCCTGTCTAATTCTTTGACTTGTAAGATTGGGATTTTTTCGCGTATGGGGGGTATCAAACGGTACCACAAATCCCCCAGAGGATCTTTGTGCCACATATTCAGTTCCGTGTCCGATAAAGGAAACCGACTTACCACCATCGAGTGATACTGGGTAACCTGATTGTGGTCCAGAGATCCACCCACCTTTGGACTTCTCTGGTAGCACTGCGGTCTGTGGTCGAATCAGACCACCTTTTGACATCTCATCTGGATTGCCTGTATTGTCCCCTGTAGTGTCCGCTGCGTCCATCCTGTCTTGGACCCCAGGAATCATTTTGAGGAATCCAGTCAATCCTTCCAACATTTTGATCAATGGGAAGAATACGACCGTACCCATCGTCTCAGCAAATGACATCAATCTAGGTAGATGTGGTTTTATCGCATCTACGATCATCTGCAATGGTGGACCCATTGCCTTGAAAAGTTCGTCTATCGCATCTCTAAGTGGTTTGAACAATTTGTCCAAAAACTCCATCATAGTATCGAACATTTCCTTCATTGTATTGAAGAAATTGCCCACCATAGGTCCGAGGAACTTACCTGCCTCTTTTCCTAGTAATCCACCAACAGCGTTACCAATCAATCCACCGATAGGACCTGCAATCTTGTTACCGATCATACCAAGTGCTATACCGCCACCTGCAGCACCTACACCTGCACCTCTCGCTGCTGCTACTCGATCTTCTTCAGCACCATCGTAGTTCTGCATCACATCTTGGTATGCCATATAACCTTGGGCACCCGCCATCGCCATCTGACCAAGGGCATTCCCGCCAAGGAATTTACCCAAATTCATAATACCTTTACCAACAGTGGTGATGATACCACTAAATGCTTTGATGGTTCCGATAGGATTCTTCAGGAACGCTATACCTGCTAATACAGCAATTCCTGCACCAAGCATTTTTGCTGCCGCTTTGAATCTAGTCCATCCATCGCTATCTTCACCAAATAACTCACCAAATTTCTGTTTCCACCAATTTATCGTGTCTCCAATCCACTTGAAGAACCCACTTATCATCTCAAACCCTTTTATTATCTTCTCTCGGTTCTCTTTCTTAGATAAGAAGTTCAGTGCACCAAAGATCAACAGATTCTTGAGGAATTTCCACAAGTAATCCATAAAACCCATAGCAGAACCAGTGGTGTTTCTGATTGCGCTATCTGCACTTACTTCTTCTGCCTCTATCGCTGCTTCTCTTTGTCTATCTGCTTGGAGGGCAGCAGCACGTCTCTGGTCCTCCATTATTCGTGCTTGTGCCTGCTGATTCTTCTTTAGAGCAATACCAATGCTGTTTACAGTTGCTCCTAGGGAATTAATTGCTTTAACTGTTGGGACGAAACCTGTGGTGGTAAATGTTTTTTTACCCACAGTCATCTGTGCACCATCCGCCTCTTTGGGTGGTGTTACATACTTATATAACCTGATACGATTTTCTGACATTAGAACCCACCTGATGTGAATGATCCGAGATCAGTGTGAATGACCTGAGTATTGTCAACGCCAACAGTTTCTTTCACTGTCTTGATGATTGGTTGCATAACGACCACCTGTGAAGAATCACCTGAAGTAAGTTCAGTGTCTTGTCTTTGAGATGATGATGTTAATTCACTAGTCTTCGTACTATTTAGATCTGTACTAGTAATACTCCTGTTATCAGGAGTGCTTGGTGGTCCACTGCTCAACTTTTTGGCACCTTTAGCGATAGCAACTCTTATAGTTTTTGGCATCACCTTTTTATATTTTTTCACAAAATCCTTATCTTTTTTATTACCTGCAACACCACCAAGAGTCACACCAACACAACCTGCAGTACCATTGTCATTAATATCATTATGAAGTTGAATTGCAGATCTTTTACCAATCGTACCACTCATATTGTTAATAAAGGTAGACCAAATTCCAATACCTTTTACATTTCCGTGTTCTGCAAATCCAACAAGAGGATAAGTACCATCTGGTAAAGGATAATAAGCACCAGATACGTTTCTTCTTTGTTTCTGTGATGTACCTGCTGTATTATATGTACCACTGATTGCTTCCCACTGACCAACCTTCTTATTCTTACCATCAAACAGACGTAACACACCAGTAGCACCATCACCGTGTCCTTGGAAATCTAAACGTCCTCCTGGTGGCACAGGACCGTCATCTGGACCCTTACCTTTATTAGCAATAGATGGATCGGAAACCATATCAGTTTGAGGTTGTGCCATCTCAATCTCTTGTAATGCTATTGCTGCTTCTCTTGCTTTCTTTTTAGCGTGGGGTATTAAAACCTCTTCCCAGTGCTTCGCTTTTTCATCGTTAGTTGAACCAAGTGGGTTACCGTGACCATTTCCGATGTGCATACCTGGTGCACCATTGGATGTCCTGATGACACCATCAACACCAAACCAGATTGATCTGCTTCCACCCTTACCCTTTGCTTGACGCTTCTTAATCTTCTCTAACTGCTTAGTCAGATTTCGAACATCATAATCCTCATTCTCTGCCTGAGCGATTGCTTTCTGAGCATCTGAACCAAATGCTCTCGCGAAATTATTCGCTGTTCCTTGTGCAAGTTTGACACCATTCTTAATGAACCACGCTGCTTTCTCAATGATCCAGACAATACCATCTAACGCTCCTTGAGCAAGAGGACCTGCAATGAAATCCATAATGGCACTGAACGCCTTGGTTGCAATAGGTGCAACCGCATCAATAATGATTCCAAATAATGCTTTCAGTGGTTCAAACAAATCTTTCAGTGGTTCTACCAGTGGCATTAGATATGCTTTCCATATTGGTAGAGCAATATTCTTAAAGAAATCACCCATAGGTTTCAGAATGGGTTCCATTGACTCTCCAAGGAACGCTCCAATCTTATCTCCAATAAATCCACCCAAGACACCACCAACAAGAGGTGCAAATGGTCCTAAGACAGGCACCAACAATGCAGTTACCGCAGTAGTACCAACAGCAGCACCGATACCTCCACCTGCTGCAACGTTCAACTTGTCACCTGCAGCGAGTCTAGATCCAAATGCAAACACACCTGACAGTGCACCTGCACCGACAGGAGATTTGAAGAACTTACCCATCTTACCTAGCAACTTGCCGCCACCACCAGGTTTCATCCCAGGTTTTCCTTTTAATCCTGGTCTTGTGCCAGTATTTTGCATCTGGCGCTGTTGGATGCGCTGCTTCTGTAACTGACCTGCCTTTCTATTTCCTTTGAATAGTTTAGATAGTTTACTTATATCTCCTGCAATTTTCCACGGTCTTAATATTCTACCTGCTACAAAAATACCTGCGAGACCACCTATAACTTTCAGTGCTCTCATTACAGGTCCGTCGTTACCATCTGGATCAAACAGACCATCGTAGATCATAGAGAAACCCCACGATCCAACTTTCCATACAGTTCCCAACCACTTACCGATCCACGAGAAACCAGTCTTGATCATCTCTTTGTTCTCTGGTTTGGATAAGAAATCCAATGCAAAGAACGTTGCAATAGTACCTGCAAATTGAATTAGAGGTTGGATTAGTGGTGATAGCAGTCCAAAGATACCACTGCCACCCTTCTTATATCCTCTTGCTTCTGACTCCTTGTCAATATTTTCTGCTGTCTTCTTCTCAATCTTTTTCTCTCTCGCCCTGTCTTGTGCTAAAGACCTTCTTCCTTGCACCTGATACGCTGCATCTAGTCTCGCTTGATGTGAACTGGTTAGAATTTTACCTACATCAGTTACAGTTGCTCCAAGTCTGTTGACCGCCAAGGTCATTGACATAGCAGGATCTCTCTTGTCCATACCTGAGGTAGTGACAGGAAGAAAGTTTCTTATTTGTAACTTGGGTGCTGATTTTGCCATTAAAGTGATTGATGTTGACCCGACTGTTGTCGTTGCCTTGCTTCTTCTTCACGTAGATAACGCATCAGAAGATTCACATAAACATCACGTTCCCAGGGCATCATATTTTCTAACTCAGTGAGACTATACTTATGGTGTTGCATCAAAGCAAAGTTAGTCTCAAACATATTCATCAAGGAGTCGTGCGCTAGGGCTACGCGAAAAAACTTGCTAGTCCTTCAAGCACGATGGGTGATGTAACTTCAGTTTTAGGATTGAAAACCTCAATAGTATGAGTAAGTTTAGGCATAGTTTCAAAGAACTTCTGAACCTTAGCGAACTGTACTGAATCCATACTCTCGTAGAATTCTACAAGTTCCTTGGTTGTATGATCCTTTCCTTCATATACTTCCTCGCCTTCAGCAATATTATCAGTACAAGAGGCAGCGAGTTTGAATAGATCATCTACACCTGGATCATCAACGAGATTATTTTTCACGAACACATCCAGTGAAGGATACTTCATAGTAATAGTAATATCATCGTTGAGTACAAGTTTGTTGGTATGTTCCTTAGGAATTTGTACCTTAACTTCATCCAGATTGACTTGAATGTCAACCTTAGTGGTCTCATCGTCAGGACAAGTGATTTTGAATTCACTCACCTCACCTACAGATTTACCACGGATCTTAAGGAAAAGATATTCAATATCAAAAGTGGCAAGTTCATTAACGTTCTTAATGTTAGTGCACGCTTTGATAATATCTTTAACCGCTTTGATCATCTCCTTGTTATCCTGTGTCTCCATAGCAAGGTAAAGAAGTTTCTCTTCTCTTACTAGGAAAGGTCTGTAGGTAACCTTTTGTCCACGAGGAAGCACGCATTCATAATCTGGAATGCTCAGTTTAGGTAAAGGCATTGTGTAAAATTACAATTCAGTAAAACTATTTAGACCCCGACGTAGGTCCTAAAGTCACTACTGTCGAGCACATTATCTATATTGTTTATAACCTTTTCGGTAGTCCATCCGTTGACTCTGTTCTCTTTCGTAGTAAATCTATAACGCTCGAACTTAAACTGTACATCCAATCTCATAACATCTGCAGCAGCGTTTCCAAAGTTCATTGTACCTAGGTTGAATGGATATGCACCCGTGAATCTCCAGATACCCGTCGCTTTATTCAGACGTGTCTCGTACTTTATATTCTTCCTAGTTGTCTCTACCTTAAAATTAGATCCTCTCTCCCACTTTCTAACGATGATGTCACAGATGTAATCATCATAGAAACAGACTCTGTTCTCACCATCAGGTGCGATAGCATTCATCCAAGTCTCAAAGAAATTTCTATGCCACTGGTTCTTAGTCACCAGGAATGACATACCTAGTTCATTAGGTGTCTGTCCTGTAGCATATGATCTTTGAAGACCAAAGTTTTGTGTGTCACCTGTAGTAATATTTCTAGAAGGAATTGTAACTGAGTCAGCAAAATAATTTACAGCATCATAATACTCTGCACTAGGTTTGAATTCATTAGGTTGCAAAGCACCTGCACCAAGAACTCTCGGGAAACCAATGTCTACAGAGTACAGGTTGCCACGAACGGGTTCCCAAGCACCTTTAGCAACAAGGGATTGGAACTGTGTGAATGAATTGGGTGCTGAATATGCCATTAAAGTTTCTTCAATACTGCCGACGTTGGTACGGGTATGTTTCTTCCGTTAATCGTGGTGACGAATTCTTCGGAGGGAATCAAACCAATATCTGCCCACTCAGAGTTTTCAATGTTGTAATAGGGAGATAAAACATTACTTCTCAAGTATTTATGCAGAGTAACGGGAGGTGGTGACGGGGAGAACCCTGACACCCGTGCTTGAGGTGGTAGATAGTGCACGTTGGCACCCCAAAAGTGTTCTGCTGACTCACCTATCACGTACACCATAGGACACTTGTCCCAGAACTGATACTTCTCTGCATACTCTGCTGTGTACTTGAATGTACACACCCCACCGACAGCAGGACTATCCAGACCACGACCTGCAAGGTAGAAGAACAACTGACTCCTCCACCACGATGGTGCCATAGATTTATAGTTTGCTAGGTCTCTTAGATCTTGATAGACAGTCATACTTTGAGTTCTTTTTCGGTGAGGATCATAAATTTCATCTTACGATCTGCACAATACTCACGTGCTGCTTTCCACTTCGCTTGATTGACTCCGTAAGTGGCGATCTCATTCAATAATCTCTTCGTCCTCCTACCTTTCTTAGGTGGGAGAGTTTGTGCTTTAGGTTTTACCTCCACTATATATTTAGTAGTACCAGAGGAAGTTTTTCCTTTGATGTAGAAGTCTGGGAAATATCTGTGAACTCTACCGTCAACAGGTGATATGTAAGGGATAATAATCTCCTCACTACCCCACTCTAGAACGTTCTCATTCTTATCACACCACACCATTAATTTTCTTTCCCATAAACTCCTATAAATAATGTTTGTGGGATCCCCTTTGTATTTTCCTGGGTAACTAGGTCTGAACCGTCCTGAATAACTACGCTGTGTCATATGACTGCTCCATTAGTCTACCCAAGAACCCTTCCAACAGACATCCTCTCTAGTAGAAGAGAGATTGATGCTGAGGATACATATCGGACAGAACTTGTTGATTATTTGAAGATTCAAGTTTTTGATTCGGAGATTGCTAACCCTTATACTTATGCAGGAAGCGGTGGACAAGATATAAAATCATTGAATGCTCAGAGATCTACTGCAGGATTAGTGGGTAATGTGTTCTTATATTTACCCAATGGATTGCAGGAAAGTTATCAAGCAATGTATAACGAGACAACACTGGGTGCAGTTGGTGTTGGTGCGATTGGTGCAATAGGAGATCTAACTAATAAAGAAAATCTTGTAGAACAATTACAAAGTACAGCGGGTGCATTGAAACCAGAGTTCTTGATGAACTCAGTGTCATCTGCTCTCGGTACAGTTAACTCTACTCTAGGTGCAAGTGGTAACATCGATGGTGATGCTCTGTCTGCTCTTACAACTAAGAAAGTTTTCAACCCATACCAAGAAGTAACATTCAAAGGTGTGGCATATAGAAACCATACATTTAACTTTAAGATTGCACCACGTAATGCATCTGAAGCAGAGGAAGCACTAAGAATATTCAAACTACTAAGAATTACTATGCACCCTGCTATGTCAGGTGGTAACGATGAAGCAGTTAATAAGATGTTTGGTCTAGATAATAAGAATGAGAAGACTGAAAAAGAGTCAGGTGATGATAAAACCAAAGAGAATGTAGCAAACTTTGTAGCAGTTAAAGATGGTGAGACTGCTAACAACGCTAGGTTCCTAAACATTCCTCATCATTATCGTCTGTCTGTCGTTCGTGTGAAAGCACAAGAGACTGAGACGGGTGATGATCTTACGATCACTGGTAAAGGTGGGTTCCTGAAACAGATTCATAACTTCCCATCGAAAGTTGTGCTTGAGAATCTTTCTTTGAGTTCTTCACCTGATAACTTTATGAATACGCTGAGAGACATTGCTAACAACACTTGGGACTATGGTCCTGTTGCATACACTTTGACGATGACCTTCAAAGAAACTCAGTTCCTTACAAACGATATGTTCCCTGCATAAATGGCATACTTTAAGTTTTTCCCCAACGTATATGTAAGAAATAGGACGTTCCAAAACGGTAACCATCCTTATGAACTTACAAAAAACATCTTCCGTCGTATCAAGATCAAGGAGAAGGTCGTAGGTAAACTCCTAGGTTTTACTCAGTATTCTATCAAGGAAGGTGAGCGTCCAGATATGGTTGCCAAGAAAGTGTATGGTGATTCTGGATTGGACTGGGTTGTGTTACTTTGCAACAACATCATCAATGTAAATGAAGAATGGCCAGTAACAAGAGATGAAATGTATGCTATATGTCAAGACAGGTTTGGTGATGTAGATTCAATCAGTCACTACGAAACTAGAGAGATTAAAAATCTTGATGGTACTGTGGTTCTACCCGAAGGTATAGTTGTCAATGAAGATTATCAATACATCAAAAGTGATGGGACTGTAATGCCCAAGAGTGAATCTCGTAGACCTATCAGTAACTTTGAGAAACTTGATGCAGAGAATGAATACAAACGTAACATACATCTCTTGCGTGGTGCATACATTGATGACTTTGTGAATGAGTTCAGAAGACTTGCCAAGTATCTACCTAACGATGAAGTAGATGCTAAAGGCAATAAGAAAACCCCTACCACATTGGCAGAGGAGTTCATTGGTATCACTAACTATAGAAAACCAAGTCAGAGCACAGCATCAACTGGTTCTGCACGTGGTGGTGGATCATCTACAGCACTCATCTCATCTGGTGGAGGAGTATCAGCAGTAACATCAGCAGTAGAGACAGAGGCAGACAACACACAAGCATCAACGTCCACGACATCCACATCGAGTGTGTCTTCTGGATCATACACTGGCACTCAGACTGGTAGTGGTGACACCTCAAGTAGTTCTAGTTCCTCTAGCAGTAGCAGCAGTTCCAGTTCTTCTAGCGGTAGTTCCAGTAGTGGAGGATCCAGTAGTTCTGGTGGAGGTTACGGTTACGGAGGAGGATATTAATGCTGTACATCGAAGGTTGCCAGTCTCTTAAATTAGAGTGTGCCCTTCGGCAGTTAGGTTTTGTTGATATAGGTTGGAAGACAGTAGCACACGCAGGTATATTTTTCGTGCAACCAGTAGGAGTTCCTGACGTACCAGACGGAGACCTCCTAGGATTTCTTGTGACTATTCCATACGCAGAATGGCGGCGTCCTAAACTTAAGACGACCGCCAAACTTGCTTTAGATTATGCTCTACACGGTTAGAAACACCAACCGTCTTTCTTGTAGAAATAACAGGGAACACCGTGTTCGTTGTACCGATTAGGTCTGAACACAGGGGGACGATAATAATCCCTGTGATAATGATGGTGATGATGATGCTCTCGCTTTGGTCTTACTGGTGAGTACCAACAGTTCCAAGTCTCGAACAGTTTATCATACACGCAATGTGATGGATGCACTTCAAATCCATCAGCAGTTTTAATACGAGGTTTGTGTGCTGCCACCGCAGGTGATGCGATGGTAAGTGCAAGGAGTGCGATGGCAAACTTTTTCATTGGTTCTTTACTCTTCTTCTGCTAGTTTAGCAAAGTATGAGAGAGTGTCGTCCTCGTCTGTGCCACTTGTTGAAGTGGACACCTGTTCTGTCCAAGCAGGAGCAGTAGGTGTGATGTCAGCAGCGTTGAATGAACCACGTCCTTCAGACTCATCCTCAAGTGACTCATCGATCTGCATAGCAGCAGTCTTAGGACCGAGCACAGACTTCAGACGAGCATCAAGTTCCTCGTAGGTCTTGAACTGATCTGGAGCAGTGAACGATGCAAGATCGTGAGTAGATGTGTAAATCTCTTCAAGTTTAGCATCATCAAAACTACCCAAGACATTAGGAGTAGTGAAAGAACTATCATCATAGTTCCAGTAACCTGCAACCTGCTTGATCTTCAACTTGAAGTCAGCACCCTTCCAAAGATCGAAAGGATTGAATGCGGGTTCTGGATCGTAGTCATTCTCATTGGGTTGCATCTTTGCCATAATCTTGTCAAAGATACGCTTGCCATACTTATACAGGAATACCTTACCTTCGTTCTCAGGATTCAATGGATCCTTAACAACGTAGATGTTGCTGTAGTACGACAACTTACGCTTTTGCTTACGTGCGATGTCTTTATCTGACTCGTTACCAGAGTTCCAAAGTGAAGAGTTGAGTGCAGAGACAGGATCCTTTTGACCAAGGGTTGTGAGAGAGTTCTCAATGTACCAACCACCAGGACCTTGGAATGCGTGACTCCAAACCTGTGCCCAAGGAAGGTCTGCTCCTTCAGACTCTGGGAGGAAACGGATTACTGCGAACCCATTACCTGATTTGTCCACCTGTGGTTTCCAGAAGCGTTCGTCTACCTTCTTTCCTCCACTGGACATTTTCTCAATTTCTTTAGTCAGGTTAGCGAATGAACCAGACTTCTTCTTAAGATCTGCAAATGCCATTTGATTAGTGTCGTTGTGTGTTGTGTGTTTGTACTACCCATACAGGGTAACGTACTATTTAGTCGTTGTCAAGGTGCTTTCTTCGCATATCCCTGAGTTTTGTCTCCATATCATCAAGAACCTCGTTGATGTGCTTGCCTCCAGAATACATCTCTGAAAGCGTATCAATTTTGAACTTGATGGACCTTGCCTCCTCGTCTGTGTGGGACATCAGAGCAAGTCTAGCATAGAATACCTTTTGCTTGGCGATCAGTTCCAGAGTTCCCTCTAGATGCTGTCGTCTGCCTTCCTCATCGAGTTCAGCAAACTTTACTGACAGTTTTGCAAGTTCGAGATAGAGTTGCTCCATCTCTTGTACTTCGCCACGTACAACGTCCGATTCGTAGAATGGTTTCGTCATATTGGTAGGACTCCTCTGCTTGTGCGTTTAACGTAGTTTAATTCTTGGGCATTAAACTTAATCTTATCCTTCAGCGGTTTGCTGATGAGTTTGTTAACAGTGTCCACCTCAATGTCAAGATCATCACAGACAACAATGACTGCATCAATATAGTTGACAAGACCGTTGCTGTTTTTGACAACCTCTTCCACAGCAGCAGAAAATTTCGCTTGTGTCATAAATTTGTCTTTGTATTCCTTCATTGTAGTTTTGACTGCATAAATTCGTTGATGTATTCAACAAGTAATTGGTAGTAATAATCAAGATCAGTTTTCTGAATGACCTGCATAGATCCTTCTTCAGTGGCGATAAGAGTTACAATCTTATCAACCTTGACACCACACCGCTCGTAATACATCACAGCGTATGCAGTTTCTTGAACAAAGTAGTTCTCAATCCAGTTTTCTTTCTTAGGTTTCGTAGAAGTTTTGAAATCAATGACTGCTAGTTCACCTTCATACTCAGCGATGCAGTCTACTCGACCTGCAACACGGAGGTGATCACTGAACAAAGGACTTTCAAGAAGATGAATGTTGTCAATGTTCTTAAGAGTTTCCTTTGCTGTTCTGAATAAAAAGGATGCTAAAGGATTCTTATCGTCGAACTTGACAGTTTCATTCTTCAGATAACATTCTACCATACTATGAAACTTATTGCCACGTGATGAAGCACGACCAGAGATCTTGTTTGCCTCTGCCTCTCCAACACGCTTTCTCCATTTCATAATCTTGTCCTTGGTCCGATGACTGGTGACAGTCGTCACGGAAGGATACCATTTGCCATCACCAACTTCATATAAACGAAGACCATTAGTTTTAGTAACAGCATTCATTTCAGTCAGTGGAACGGGAGGTCCCACTAAGTTAAACATAATTAGAAACCAAGATTAATTTTGCTGATCAGATACTCTCGTACCAGACCAGAGCGAACGATGTCTTCAATACCAAACTCTACACAATCAAACGAACTCATAGTCTGAATGATCTTCATAAAATCTAGAACACCGTTCTTCTCATTTGTTTTGATGAGGTCAGACTGTGTGTAGTCACCTGCGAAGATGATCTTACAGTTCTCTCCCACCCTTGTAATTATACTATCTAATTCGTGAAAGTTCAAGTTACTAAACTCATCAACGATGACAATACAATTATCCATCGTGACACCACGGATGAATGAGGTTGACCAGAATGAAATAGTTTCCTGTGCTCTAAGATTATCGTAAAGCATTTCGAATGCAGCATCGTCTGGCATTTCGAACATATACTTCACCATATTCTTGTAAGGAATCTGGTATAGGTTTGACTTGTCCTCGTGATCACCTGGAAGGAAACCAATCTCCCTCGTAGGTACCAGAGAACGCACCATATAAACCTTCTCATAATTATTATCAGGTTCAAGCACTTGTTTCAGTGCCATATACAGACTGATAAATGTTTTACCAGTACCTGCTGCACCGTGTAGACACAAGTTCTTACCTTCACCATAAGACTTGAACACTCTCTCCTGATTAGGAGTGATAGGTTCAATGGTTTTTAGATGTTCAAGATTGATAGGTTTCTTTCTTCGCATCTGTTTCGCTGAACGTGAAAATGATGATGAGGGTGTCTTCCTTTTCCTTTGTGGCATAGTTTAAGTAAAGCGACTGAGGTTCGCTGCAGGGTGATTCTTTTGAATCTTTTGCATCACGTTTTTGAATCCTTCGGACTGTTTAGGTTTACCGTAAATAGTTCCGTTGGTTTGGTTGCCCAAGTATCTTTCCAACTCGGGATGTTCTTCTTTGTATTTATCGAGATCAGCGATCTTCATAAAGTTGGTCGTGATCTCTCCAGTCTCTTTGTTAATCCATTCGTAGGTTGGCATTTATCTGAGGTCCAAAGATTTTGTGTGAATACCGAACAATCCTCTGATAAAAATATTAAAAGAGAGACTCATTCGTGGGGTAAGATTTGTACCCTGTGGTACATAGTGTACTAGATGTGAGGGAAAAATACAAATCATCCCTTGTTGAGGGGTAACTTTATATAGGGAACTATTGTACATATTCCATCCCTCAATGTCTGGTTCGATCATCTTGTACTGATTCTTATTGAAGATCAATTCGGATGATCCCACAGGTGCTGTAAGGAATATGACACCACTGTACATACTATTAGTATGGTCGTGGGAGTCCGCTGCTTCACCATCATTCAGTTTACTGATCCAAGAATTAGTAACTTGGATGTCGTGCTTCTGACTGATACCTTGAACAGCATACACATACTGTTTGATGTGGTGGTTTGTCCATTCGACAAACTCTTTAGGCATTCTAGCAAGAACGTTAGGGTATTGCGTCAGTGCTCCACCACTAGGTACGCTTTCGAATGAAAAACCTGACACTACTTCAGTAACGTCAGGCATCTTACCATCATTATCAATGTAAAGAGGAGATGAAAACAATGGAATAACTTCCATCGTCATCAATCAATCCTCAAGCAAGGTTGTAGATCATCCCAATCCTCAGGACAACCACAGTCTTCATCTGGACACCAGTCAAGTGCACTAGAAATGATAGGGAACTGACAGATGAAGTGTGTCTTCACGATGTCAGCGATACGTTTGTGCTCTAGTTGCGTACCGTTCTTCTCACGCAACTGAATATAATGAATCCAGTTACGAAGATTACCTGTCATATAAAGTTTGGTTGGTGTGGCGAGTGGAAGCACAAATCTTGCACACTCTTTTGCGATCCCATCCTCTACCATTTTCTTGTAGAGATCCATCGCTTCATCAAAATGTTTTGCAACTAGAATCTCATAACGTTGCTTAGTATATTCATCAACGTCATCGATACTGTTCTGTCTGTTCTTTGTATCTTGTCTGCGTAGATCAAACATAGGAATTTTATTGTCCAACTGTGATGCATCAGCATACCGTTGGGAAAACTCTTGGAATGTGAATGACCTGTGTCTCAAGATCTGAGCAGCGATTGCTCTAGTCGTACTGATTTCCAGAGTCATACTTGCCTGCTCAAACACAGACCAGTGACCGTGCTTAATACAATACTTAAGGAGTCCTGATACGTTAGGGTTCTCCTGATTCTTGGGGTTGCTTACGCGAGCGATGTATCCGATAGTCTTCTCAGCGTCAGGTGTGACAGAGACTAGGCATACCTTGGTGGTGTCAGTCGGCATTAGTAACAAATCTGATAATTACAATCATACAAAATGCGTGGAGATAGTTCAGTGTCTTTAGACCAAAGAGGTAAGGCATTAAACCATTCCAACATACCATCAGAAGTAGCGGTCCGAGAAGGAAAACTCCAATGAACTTTCCAACTTGCTCGGGTGTGACTTCGTATTCTGGTTTCTTGATCTCATCAGGAGCATCTTTCTGCCCCCTCATATAGATCATTTTTTCTTTCCAGGTTTCTCTGGGTTTGGATTCCATAATTTAGGTGAGATTCTTCCTTGTGTTTGTTCAAATCCTTTGAACTTCTTCTTGTACTTGTCGTAGTAATGATCAAAGATTTTGACCTGTACTCCCATCACTATATCATACTTTGGTTGATCCTTCTCGTCAAGATAATTAACAAGATAGGCATTGTTAGGAAGGTCGCGATTGTTCGCGTCCTCAGGACGTGCATTCTCTTTAATCATTTTCATCAGGCAGAACCCCGATTACCCCAGTTGATTGATGGGAACGCTTCACTTACAACGTTCTTTGTGATGCGAAACTTCTTGTGCAGTTTCTTATCCTTTACAAGACAGAGGATCTTCGCTTCATCTGCGTGCAATCCTTCGCACATTTGGATGAACATATTCTCTCGTTGCATACGAGGTACATTCTCAGCACCACCCTTGATGAAGTAATAGAACTTACGTCCTTCCTTCTCTAGAAGAGTATGCTCTGTGCCTTGAGGTGCATCGTTAGGTGTGTAAGGTACTTCACCCTCGGGTACAACAGACTGTACAGTCTCATCAAAGTTCCAGATGAACAGAGACCTGAGTGCCTGTGAATTATTTTCTTGAAGGATTTTCACCTTCTCTGCTTTTGTCTTAGCGTTGTGCGCTTTCTGCAGAATTTCTGAGATCATAAGTTTGAATGCCATAGTTAAAAGTCTCCGATCTGTTGGAGCAAATCATTTAGTTCGTTGTCTACAAGATACTTCCACACGTACTTACGTGCAGGAGGATTAAAACTCTCATAGTTATCTATAATCTTTTCTTCAACCTCTTTTGGGATACAAGAAAAGTCTATCAGAGTTTTGTTCCTTTCGTAGTTTGCTTTGTTTTCCTCAGGGATGTAGTCCACGTTCTGTGCCCAGACATCTATCTTCTTACGTGCCAGAGGGCGCTGTCTGCGTCCTTCTGTGAGGCAGGAGTCATCTGATAGGACGTTGGGGATTCCGTCGCTTCTATCGCCTTTGAGGATGTGCTCAGAGATGTAGATGTGAGGGTCTACACCGTTCACATACTTCTTGAGGCAGGGATTGTACTGGGTGACAAATCTAAAGCGTTGAAGTTGGATGAAGTCTTTATCTCCAGAGAGAATCAAGACCTTCTGAGCAGGTTGCATATTGTTTTGCAGTCGTATGTTCTTCAGACCTTGGTCCTTAACAAGAACTGCGATGATGTCATCTGCTTCAGCACCATCAACTTCGACAACTTTATATGGAAGTGACTCTCTGAACTCATCCTTAAGTTTATTAAGGAGGTCAAAGATGTTGTTCCAGTTGTGCTTGGACTTCTCTCGATCCTTCTTCCTCGTACCTTTATAGTAAGGAAAGTATTCACGTCGCCAGTAATGTTTACTGTCATAACAAAGGACTAATTCACCGTACTCTTTCCGAAACTCGTGGCGATAATTTCGCAGTGAGTTAAGGATCATATGGCGAACCAGTCCTTCCTGTAGTTCTTCAGATTGTGTCAAACTAACCATCAGGTTAGCGATCATTACCTGATTCATATCGACCAGGATCATAACTCAGTCGTCATCTTCAGCGTCTAGTGTATCATCATTGTCCGTGAATCGCAAGTAAAGTAGTTCTGATTGATCTACATTACCATCTTCATCTAGCATCTCAGGATGCACAATGGACTTTGCGTATGCTGCATTGTCAATGTATGCATCAACGTAGTCTTTCGCTGTCCAAGTTACCAGTCCTCCAATGAGGAATGCTCCTATGATTGCGAAGACATATAATGCTGTGACCATCGGTCTCTCCAAGTAAGGTGAACAAAGGGTGCAAGATAGAGACCTCCTATAACTCTGATTTATTTATAGAAGACCTTGGGATCTAAACTGTGTGATGGTTTCATTGCATCCACCAGTCCTTTTCCCATCTACGATTAGTTGTGGGAATGTAGCAGAGCGACCAAACTCTTCCCAGAATTGTGGACGTGTGAAGTTCACATCAAGTTTCTGTTCTTGGAACTTCCATCCCTTCATCTCGTAGAGTTTTTTAATTTTAACACAGAAGGGACAACCTTCACGAGTGTAGATAATAGTGTTGCTTGGCATCAGTCTTCAGAGAATAAAAAAGGGAGCGAGTGCTCCCTAGTATCTATTATAGTACGAAACAATTAGAATGCGTACTTAACTCCGAGTTTACCACCAAATGAGGTGTCCTTAACATCGTCTGTCAAGAAAGAAACTTCACCATATACTCCAACTGCCTCAGAAACAGCAACACCAAGTCCGCCCTTACCAGAGAACTCAGTCTTACCGTCAGCACCGTCAACAGAAATCAAACTTGGACCTGCCTGCACGTAGTATGAAGCAGCGCCAGTAGTACCCTCGTAACCCACGTGAAGATCTGTGGTTGCACCAGTGTAGTCAGATCCCGTCCAACCCGCATTGGTTTCTACGTTGACGTAGGGTCCTGCAATGGATGCAGATGGGGCAGCAATAGCGGTTGCTGCAGCAAGAGCAGCGAATGCAGTTTTAATCATTGAAATTTTACTCCTTAAAATAGAAATGGACAATTCGTGTTTACGATGCGCTTCGAGCACGAATGGTTATTTATACACAAAATGTTTCATTGTGTAACGGAAAAGGTGGGATTCGAACCCACGGACGCTCTCACGTCGTCGGTTTTCAAGACCGATGCCATCAACCACTCGACCACTTTTCCTTGTATTTGAAAACGCCAGAGCGATCATACACCAAACGATAGTTATCTGTCAACACATAGTGACCAGTAATATCAGAACCGTCACAGTGATACCCATACGAAATGACTGACTCGTAAACACCATCAATGCAGAACTTCTTTTCCTTGTCAGCAAGGTAGGAGTGATAGTATTCATCGAGGTTTATCATTGGTTTTGAATCTCCTTCAAACGACGGTGGCAATAGTCAAGGAGTTCATCACGGTACCCTAAGAGTTCGTGATAGCACTCCTGATTATGTGCACAATTTCTTAACGCAGGATCAGGTTTGTGAAGACTCTCGATCAGCAGGGTCATCCCCCGTATCTGTTTGTCCTTCATTCATTTCCTCCTGTGTTGAATCCTTAACATTATATAGAGAACCGTCAAGTCTGGCAACTTCTCCGAGGGGAGATTTGAAAAACTTACGGATTTTCTTTAGTTTCTTTGCCGCTTTTCTCTGGTCTCCAGACTTGAGTGCTCCTTTAACAGCATCCAACTCCATCTTAGACTTGAGGAAACGACGGTCCCAATAATCCATTAGTCAGTATCTTTAATTACTATGTTGAAATACCTTATCTGTGTGGGTTGATAAGGCGTCCTATTACTATACCATACATTGCTAGTTTTGTCGTGCATCTTCTGGTACAGTGCCATCCTAGCGTTGCGTTTGTACCTACCAGTCGTGGCATCTCTTACAAGAACTTTCTTCGGTAGGTTAGTTTGATTAGGATAGTACGGTGACTGTGCTTCTGAACCATCAGAATACTGTAAGTCTGCAGGTGGCCACTGAATATTAATCACATCGTCAGTATCATATCTCTTACCATAATCAAACACGTCAGAGATACTTACCATACCAAACCATCCATACTTATCAAACTTATATGAATCACCAGAATCATAATGATCTTGGAATACAACTCTGATCTTGAGTCTGAAATGCAGTCCACCTTTGTCTCTATAATCTGTCCTAAAGATTACGTTTTGACCTGCAGTAGTTTTTTCCATCCAATACTGGTGGAATGAAGTGGCATTACCATTCTCATACAGGAAGAAACTCTGGAAGATCTCATTCATATTAACTGCATACTCATTACCTGTAGTGCTCTGGTTGTTGACCACCAACGCTCCAGGTTGTCTAGGAATTGTTAGGTCACTGTAACTGTCAAGTTCAATGTCTTGAATCCTACCTTGGTTTTCAGCAGGGTCGGGACACTGATCACTATTGATTGCTGTCACTTTGAATCCTAACATATACCACTTAGGACCACTCCAAGTAATGCCATCAAATCCGCGTTGATCTGTATTGAAATATTCATCCTGATTATCAATGTGTAAATTAAATTCATCGTTAACTTTGAAACCACCACTACCCCAGTCTTCGACACTATCAAGGTACCATCTGACAAAATATTGCTCTGCATCCTCAACGAGATACTTGAGTCTAACTGAGAATCCATTCTTTGCGACGACATCAACGAACCCTGTGTCACCATCTTCCATATCTTGTGCAACATCTTTACCATTAATGATCCTACATCTCTGTGATGATCTCTCGTGATTATCCAAATAGACGTTTGCTGCTTGGTCAACTACTTTATTTGTGAGTACAGTTGTGTAATCTTCTTTATCTGGATCATCATCCAAGTGATTATCCCAAACAAATAACTGACCACTGATAGGTAGACCACACGGTTCTGTAATATCAGGACCTGATTGTGGTTGTCCCTCTGCCTGATCCTTACTATCAGTTCCATAACTATGTGACTGTGTGATCAGATTGACAGTCCAAGTGTTTACATATACACCTTCGTTCTCATCCCTCAATGCAAAGGCAGGAGATGTCTTTCCATTGTAGTGTCCTGTGTTAATTGCTTTAATTTTGAATACTAAGTTGTCTCCCTTCTCTACATTAAACGTATGTAAGACAGCACCGATCCTTTTCCATTCAGATACTAGTGACTTCTCTTCATAGATTACATTACCATTTAATTTGAGTTGCCAAGTGAACTTGGTACAGTCACCATAACCTGCAGTCATACCACCGTGTGATCTGATGGTCATTGTTGTAGTCTTTGCAATCTTAACTTTCTGTACTCTGTTTATACTGTTCGCATAGTCACCCTTACATTTACCACACTCCCACTGGTCAGCACCTGTCTTAGGATGTTCTGAATAGTTTCCACACTCAGTACGAGTCAGCATCACGTCACCGAATGCTCCTTCCTTAAATGCTGCCTTCTCACAATCATCTTGAGTGTTTATAGATGCGAAGACTGGTTGTGCAGGTTCAGAGAAGACATAACATTCAATACCTTCATAGTAATACTCACTGTCACCATAACCTACTTTATATGATAGGCGAGTGTCATTATAATCTTCATCACCAGACCATAAGTCCTCCCAGTATTGCCAAACAGCATCTGGCCACTTAGTCATATCTTTCTTGCCAGGGTTCAGTCTCCTGTCTGAGAACCATACATATCCATTCTGTTTAGGGTGACTGTTCTGACCATTGGTTGTGTACCCATCACCGTACTGATTATTGTGTGCTACAAATGTGATGTCTTGACCATCACTTGCACCACCACGTCCACCATCAGGAATCATAAAGAACCCGAGGTTGCAGGGCATATAAGAATTGATTTCGTCCTTAGGAATAGATCTATGGAATGTACCAGAAGAATCAGTAGCGTTTGCTAGAAGAACCCGACCAAAGATAGGTACATTGTTTTCATCTGTGACGTACCATCCAATAGTATTATCATACTGAGCACTACCACGTCGTGTATTCAAAGTAATCTTGAGTCTAGACTCAGCAGGGGTATCAAACCTGAATATATTGTTCTTGAGATCTGGTGCTCTCATTACTTTCCCAAGTGGTTCAATAGAATATTTGTGATCATTACCCTCAAAACTATAGTAACGATGGAGAGCAGCAGGTTCCTCACCTTCCATCAGTTCTGAGATCATATCCTCTGCCTCTCTGTACCCAAAGAAGAGAACCTCATCACGTGGTTGGTATCCACCTGCATCTAGATCTGCTTGCTCCCCTGCAGGGTCAGAGAGCAACTGAGTGTCCTGTCTGGATGCTGAGAATGTCCTATAGACAGGGACGCTGCGTCCTGTACCAGAGGGTACAAGGTTACCGTACCACCTGATACCACCCATCTCATAACCTGCATCAGGTATATCAAACTTGCCATAGCGATGATCTCTACCGAGGTTATTGTTACCTAGGATAGAGAACCTTGCGTTGGCATCGTTACCATCATTATCTTTGAATGCAATCGACTTATTATTACCATAGTTCTTATCATTATCAACTGAGTATCCAGAACCAGATAGTCCTGTATAACTGATGGTGTAATCCCCAGGTGCTAGTGTGAGTGCTTGCGTTAACTTTCCTTTCTCTCCACTTCTAGTGAACGTAGTACCACTAACTGTCACAGTATCTACAGCAGTGCCTGCTGTCCTAGGATTATCATCCCACTGAAGTTCAAAACTAATTGTCTGTGATGTGTTACCAGTAACAGTAACTGTGTTGGGTCCGTTGAACACAGCACCACCTGTGTTACTCATACCCTTTTTGTATTCAAATATAGGTACTCTCTCTGTTACACAATTTCTAATACATACCTGATTGGTAGTTCCATATGATGCCTTAGGTACAAACGAATCACAGTCTGCCTGAGGTGGTTTCCAAGCACCACCAACATAAGGTCTGAAGTGACAGTCAAGATGATTCTGAAGACATCTCTCAAGGTCAGGGTTCTTTCCCTTATCACAATCTACTGTGGTGCGACTCATATTAGTTGTCTCTGGTGGTGAGTTGCAAATGTCACCAGAGTTCTCATCGTCAGGATCAATCACAGAGATTGAAATGTCACCTGTATCAGGTGCACTCAGTCCTAGTCCTAAGATGGTATCTAAAATAGGTTTCCAACTGATATATGTTGGAGGTGGTAGTGGTTCTTCCGTTAGGTCAGGGAAGTTGTTAGGTTGCAACGTACCTTGGTCACCATAACATTGACCAAGGAGTTGCTCCACTACTGCTGTTAGTGTGTTAGGGGAGGGAGCACCACCAGGCGCACCAGTTCCTCCACCACCAGACGGGACAGGTTGTTCCTGTTGTTCTACGTCTGAGGGATCACAATTTCGTTCGAACCAATGATCGTTCGAGAGGTTGGACATCTACTAACACTTTGTTTAGGTATTTAGGGGTTTGTTCTGGAGGGTTCCAATGTCGTATGACTCCGCTGATAATAAAACAATTAGTGACAAGATAACTGAGAAATAGAATGGTCCGTACAACCACAATGTAGTTGTCATACTGTTCTGTTTTGTCATCAGAGAAACTCCCAAGGGAATACTTCCAGACATCCCACATTTTTTTAGGCATAAAAAAAGGGACCGTAAGGTCCCTATAGAATATCATAATGTAATGAGAAGATCAACCGATGCTAGGTGCAGTAAGTGCAACAGGCACAGACTCAGCAGCAGCAAGATCAAGAGGGAAGTTGTGAGCGTTACGCTCGTGCATAACTTCCATTCCAAGACCTGCTCTGTTCAAGATGTCTGCCCAAGTAGGAATCACAGAACCGTTTGCGTCAAGCACAGACTGGTTGAAGTTGAAACCATTTAGGTTGAATGCCATTGTACTTACACCCATTGCAGTAAACCAGATGCAGACCACAGGGAATGCAGCAAGGAAGAAGTGCAGTGAACGTGAGTTGTTGAATGAAGCATATTGGAAGATCAAACGACCAAAGTAACCGTGAGCGGCAACGATGTTGTAAGTCTCTTCTTCTTGACCGAACTTGTAACCGTAGTTCTGTGACTCTTGCTCAGTTGTTTCTCTGATAAGAGAAGATGTAACAAGAGAACCGTGCATAGCACTGAAAAGTGAACCACCGAATACACCTGCAACTCCAAGCATATGGAATGGGTGCATCAGAATGTTGTGCTCTGCTTGGAACACGAACATATAGTTAAAAGTACCTGAGATACCAAGAGGCATAGCATCAGAGAAAGAACCTTGACCGAAAGGATAGACCAAGAACACAGCGAATGCTGCTGAAACTGGTGCAGAGTATGCAACACAGATCCAAGGTCTCATACCCAAGCGGTATGAAAGTTCCCACTGACGACCACAGTATGCTGTGATTCCGATAAGGAAGTGGAATACAACGAGTTGGAAAGGACCACCGTTATACAACCACTCGTCTAGTGATGCTGCTTCCCAGATAGGGTAGAAGTGTAGACCAATAGCGTTTGAACTAGGTACAACAGCACCAGAGATGATGTTGTTACCGTAAAGCAATGAACCTGCAACAGGTTCTCTGATTCCATCGATGTCCACAGGAGGAGCAGCGATGAATGCGATGATGAAGCAAGTAGCAGCAGTAAGCAGGCAGGGGATCATCAAGACACCGAACCAACCGACATAAAGACGGTTGTCTGTGCTTGTCACCCACTGACAAAACTCGTCCCAACCTGAGAGGAGTCCGCCACGCTGACGTGTAAGTGTTGAACTAGACATTGAAAAAAGGGTTAAGTATGAGTGCGGGGAACACTGAATTAAATATTCCTGCCTTACCCTCCAAGGCAGGTATGAGAGACTGTTATTTAATGTCGCTGTTTAGTCTCGGTGAGGCGACGAAGTATGAAGTGTTTACGTTTCGTAACATTCAACAGTATATATAATACTCTGAATGCTCAGGATTTGTCAACCCTGTGTGCCACTTCGTTTTGTGTCTCCTTGATCTTTTCGACCTTGATGTGGCGAAGTGTCGCAAACGCATAGTTGATCTCTTCCTGAGTGTAGTTCTCAGGATGTTTCATTGCCTTAGTAATCAATAATTTCGCTGCTTTTTTTCTTGTTAGTGATTTCTGTGTCATAGTAGTATTCCAAATAGAGTGCGGATAATTCGTGCGTAAATAAACTTTCGTCAGTCTTTTCGATCTCAATAAGTCTCTTGTAAAGTCCGCTGCTCATCACCCAGTCACAAAAATCATAGTGACGGTTGGTTAATTCTCCATTCAGTTTTACACATCTCTGCAATAGGGTTGCTCGATACTCCATCATATCATCAGAGTATCTCCAATCATTAATTGTCATCGGGAATCATCCTTACATTACAATAGTATGGTACATAAGGTTTTGCCATCTCGCAAACCTTTGTATAGAAATTACACTTTAATTCCGACAAACCCGAGTATTTCCTCAAGGTAACCCAGTCGTTTTTGATTTGAACTTGTAGATTGAACTTTTTCATCGGAGACTTTTGAGAGTCTGTCCAGGTAATTATATGTATATGTCTTCCTTGGTCCTTCGATTCCCCATCCCAACCATCTGTATGCTGCATTGTGGTACTCACCGTAGGTACGACCTGGGATCTTCCAAGTGAGTAGTGCCTGTTGGAACTGGTACTCGTTAGACATATAACGTAACTGTCCATAGAAAGAAGATGGATTCAATCCATACTTGGCACAGAACCTACCGAGTCCTTCATAGCGTGACTCAGTTGTCCATTGAATCAAACCATACCCACCCACGTGGCAGTCTTGATACTCTACACGAGCACCACCTTCACAAATGTTAGGGGTGAAGTTCGATTCCTGTTTGATGTTTGCCATAACAACAGAAAGCGCCAGAGGATCTGTGATCCCTTGACGCTGCTGTAGATACTGTAGTGCCCTTGTCTCGTTGAAGGTACACGTTGCACAGATCCATTCAATCATTTCGTTTCTTGATGACGATAACGTTTTTAGAGTCTACCACGGCAAGACCGAACTCAAGTTCGTCGTCGGGGTCCCAACACAATTCTTGATAAAGTGTGTTGAGTTTTTCCATATCCTCCCACAACTGGTCTGGGTTCGGTGCCATAGTTAAGTTATTTACTGAACGTATTTATTCTATCAGAATAATCCGAAGAACATATGTCCAGTTAGCAAATCAGAACACGCTGCTGCAAGTAAACCAAGCATTGCGAGTCTGCCATTCCAAGTCTCTGCCCAAACCTTCTGAGGTTCGATAGCGATTGCTTTCGCCTGTGCCTGTGGTTGTTGTTGGGGCACAGAGAATTGTGTGCGTGATGTTCTCATCTTAGAATATGCCAGGAATGATTTGTCCTGTTGTAACGTAAGCACCAACTGCTGCTACGAAACCGAGCATTGCTGCCCAACCATTAAAACGTTCTGCTTCTGGGGTCATTGTTAGTCTCCTGTAAAATTGAATTGATAGCATTGAGGGTACCATAGGTCTAACCTAGGATACCGAAGAAAAAGAAGTTGCCTGTAGCAACATAAGAAATGAATCCTGTAGCAAGACCGAGCATTGCCAGTCTTCCATTGAGGAGTTCTGCACGTTCGTTGTGTGTCACGGATACATCCATTACTCTCATCTGTGGTTCTTTTGCGAAGATGTTTTGTCTTCCGCCTTGTTCAGTGATTGTGGTCATTAGTCAAGTATTAAGAACTGTTACAATTATATAGGGATTGTAAACTTTTGTCAACCCCCAAGTCAGTTTTTCTTGACTACTGTGACGAAACTGTATCACGTTCGTAACAGGGAACACCTGCAGGGTCCAACCACTTGGTGTACTCGAAGTCCTCGATGGCGGTCATCATCTGATCCATATTGTCACAGTAGTACATCGTCTGATACCGCTCAGTGTATTCATTGTACTTGAGGATCCTGCAATCTGGTTTGCCATTGATCTCAAGCAACCCACAAGTCACGTACTTGTAGGGATAGCGTTCGTGGATTAGGTCCATTGAATTTGTTTGACTGTTATTACTATACTAATAAAAAGACCCTCTTGTCGAGGGTCAGTGTGCCACTTTAATAAGTGAATCCGATGTCTAGAGCAAGATTGTCTACGAAGAGTTCATAATCTTCGTCTGGATCTCCAAAGAACTGGACACCAACAGACTCATAATATTTGAACAGTCGCTTGAACAAGGAGGGGTTTTCTTGATCCAATGCGATGTCTCCGTTTACAACATCCCTCAAGTATGAGAGATCTCTATTGCTGATAGGCATAATGCTACCTCTTTTGACTAGACTATAATCCCCAAAGGGGAACGGGTCAGGCAGGATTCGAACCTGCGACCGACTGCTTAGAAGGCAGTTGCACTATCCACTGTGCTACTGACCCATCTATGCTAGGAGTCTAGTTGAGCGATACGCTCTGCGATAATCTCTGCTTTGTGTAGTTCGTTTCTCTCCAGATACTCGTGCATCTTATCGATGAGAACCTCTAGTGTAGAGTTGAGAAATGCATTGTCAGAATCGTAATCATCCGTTTGATAGGAGGACATTGTTCTTGCCTTTGAACTACAGAGCATACTATATATCAGGTTTTACTCTCTGTCAAGGGGTCTGGGAAGTAGTCCTTTCTGTAGTAGCGTCCGAGTATGTTGGAGTTGTAGAAATGGGGGGTTCCATCGGTTCGGGACTCGGTAAGGACTCCATTGACGAATAGTTGTCGAGTCTCTTCGTAGTTTGTTTTGCCTGTAGTGAGATGGAGTGATAAAATTTCTCGTCTGAATCTAGACTTACCGAGTCGCTTAATATCATCAGTAAGTTCAGGGCACGATCCGTAGTATTTTTTCCAGTCGCTTTCAGATGTAACTCTCCTAGACTTACCTCTAGGTTTTCGTTTTTGCCAAAAGTATTTTCTTCCGATGTACTCTCTCCCCGATTCGAGATTTGTAATCCGATAGACAAAACCGAAATAAGAGTTAATGTCCTCAGATAGAAAAGGGGATCCGTTATAAATCCAGGGGTTTTCATAGTCAATCGCAGATTCCTTCTTCGTCGTTGATGTCACGGTAGGTAGTAGTCCTGTCAGTGTCACCATTAGTTATACGATACGCTGCAGCGTCTGCGTAAACTTCTGATTTTAGTTCTGCTAATGCTTTTTCTATGTCAGCAATGAGAACCTTTAGGTTTCTTTTTTTCATAGTGTTTGTGAGGATAGACCCCAGTAGCAAAAGTAAGCGATGAGTGAGAATAAGACAAGTGCCTTAAGATAGATCATCAGGTACAACTTCTTCGGGTGCACCTATCATATCAAACTTTTTGACTCCGTGGTCAAATTTGAGGATACGCTCAATATGTCCTTTAACTTCCCAAGGAAATTTGGTCTCCGCTTCCACGAAGACCTCACCAACCTCAGGAATGTTTACCTTCTGTCTCCAAAGTTTCATTCGTCTATGTGCAGTTCCTCTTGAAGTTTTGCCCAGTCGTTTTCAAACCTCTCAAGACCATTGTCTGTGAGGATATGTTTGTACATTTTATTGAAGACTTCGTATGGCATAGTCACAATGTCTGCCCCTGCATCAAAGCAACGTGCGACGTGGTGCACTTCGCGTACAGATGCAGCAAGGATCTCTGTCTCTACATCGTGCATACGATATACTCTAGAGATTGCTTGGACTAATGAAATACCTGAGAAAGAATTGTCGTTCAGTCTGCCAACAAAAGGAGACATCATAGATGCTCCTGCCTTTGCAGCGAGGATTGCTTGTGCGACTGAAAAGATTAACGTTACGTTTGTACTGATACCATCTGCTGATAGATCACTACAAGCAATCAAACCTTCACGTGTACAGGGTAGTTTGATTGTGACGTTGGGTGCGATACTATAGTATTCGTTTGCTGCTTCAAGCATTTCTTCAGCAGTATCACCCATAACCTCTGCTGAAATTGAAGCATCCCAAGAGAACAGATCACTGATTTCCTGTATAACATCTCTTGGATTTCTACCTGCCTTCAACATAAGAGAAGGGTTAGTAGTAACACCATCGATTAGAGAAGTCTCCATCGCGTGTTGGATAAGTTCGGGGTCCGAACAATCGAGAAAGATTTTCATTCGGCAATACCTCTATCATCTTGTATTATATATCTTAGCATAAAAAAAACACCCTGTGAAGGGTGTTCGTTTCACGAAGTTATATCTAAGATTAACTCTTAGATGCGAACTTACGCTCAACCTTGATGCCTCTGTACATCATTTCGTGGTTACGATTTGATTGTGCTTCGGCGAGTACCTTTGCTTTGTACTCTTTAGCGTTGTACTTAACGCCTCTGTAAGTAATTAGTTCCATTGAAATACTCCTAAAGTAGTTGGATGTTTTAAGTCCGTTCCTTTAGTCGTTTGCGTCCCACGGACATTCAGGAGTTGCCTCTTGAATGACTTGAACCAACTCGATCTTCTCCCCAGGGGAGAGTTGTTCGTGCCCCTGTACGTTTTGGATAAACCTCAACGCATCGTGACACTGAATATCGGTGTACATTAACAGCAACAAGTGCATTAACATAGTTGTTCAAGCATAGGGATGAACGCTCCGTTCCGCGACTTACTTGCGTCCTCCAAGGAGGATGAACGTATGGATATGATAACATACCCTGTATTATTTAGCAACATCTTTCTTTTTGTAACGTTTTCTATTCCTACGGATACCTATACCTTTATCTCGTTTAAGATCCCGCTTAAGTTGCCTGAGGAACTTAAGATGTAGTTTAAGTTGATTATGCATCGATAGTCATTGTACTGCGGATTACTGCTCGCGTGAAAGTTATGACCATCGAAGATAATAAACCTACCTTGACGTGGTTCGATCTTAGTTTTCAGCGTCAGTTTCTTACGTGATCCATCGTACATTTCATTGAAGAAGAACGTAGGACCATCTGAATCGTTCACATAATACAGCAACGTCATATGTGGAAAATCATAATCCACGTGTGGTGTATGGTATAGATGCTTCGATTCTTTCTTAGTTAATAGATTGATTTTGATACGTCTGAACTTTTCAAAGTCTCCTAGTTCGTCAGCGAAGTTCTCAGAAATATATTTCCACAGTGGTTCCACCACAATATCCCAAGCGTGTTGGGAAGAAATTTCTCCGTGGTTGTTTACAACTGTGTGCTGAAACTGGGGATCCTCCCCCGACAATTCATCGGGGATAGAATCATTGAACTTAGGGTCATACCCAGTTGTTTCAGTAATCATATACCAAGGCCAATACGGACTATTCAATAGTCTTGCCTTGATGGGTTCCGACACAGTGGTCGGGACTTCACCAATAAACATAGTTAAAGTTTGAAACCAGAGAACGTATCTTTTTTAATGTCTTGTTTGATTGCTCCTACAACATAGGATTCAATCTCTGTTTCCTGTGGTGCATTCTGTTGACCTTTAGAGTTCAACCAATGATTTGTCCAAGGAAGTGGATTGTTTCTAGCAGGAATATCGTAGATAGGATCGATGCCGATCGCTTTCATTCTACGGTTAGCAGTCCACTCAACATATTGTCCGAGAAGTTTAGCATTGAGTCCGATCATTGAACCATCTTTGAACAGATACTCTGCCCAGTCCTTCTCTTCTTCTACACAACGTTGGAACATTTCAACAACGTTGTCTTTTTCCTCTTTGATGATGTCGATCATATCAGGATCGTCACCGTCTGCCCACTTGTTAAGAATGTTCTGAGTGATTACGAGGTGCTGTGATTCATCACGTGCAATAAGTGAAATGATCTTAGCAGATCCTTCCATCTTTTTAAGTTCACCGAATCCAAAAGAACAAGCGAATGAAACATAGAAGCGAATACCCTCAAGGATATTCACATTCATAACTGCTCTATAGAGTCTACGCTTAAGTTCTTTCTTCTCCCAGTAAGCAGAAGGAGAATCTTTCCAGTCCTTCTTCCACCAGTTACCTTGTCCCCATTCCTGTGCGTAGTTGATGAACTCATCATACGCTTCAGTCACAGACTTAGCACGTGCAATAATTCTTTCGTCGTCAAGAATCGTATCGAAAACCTCTTCTGGATTTGAGTAAACGTTCTTGATGATGTATGTGTAAGAGCGACTATGGATCATCTCCATAAACTCCCACGCAATCATCGCAGACTCAAGTTCAGGTAGTGAGCAATATGGAATGAATGCCATCCCAGGACCACGACCTTGTACAGAGTCAAGGAGGATCTGGTACCGTAGATTGCTCGTAAAGATGTGCTTTTGTGCATCAGTTAATTCTTGAAAGTCAGAACGATCCTTTTGGAGAGACACCTCTTCGGGTCTCCAGAAGAATCCTAATTGTGAATTGGTTAGTCTATCAAAGACAGGATACTTAAAACCATCGTATCTCTGGACACCAAGTGGTTGTCCAAAGAACATAGGTTGTTTCTTAGTATCGTGTTGTGTTTGATTAAATACTGTAATTTTATCGATGCCTGTTTTTTTATTGTCTTCGGATGAGACCTTAAACTTTGCAACTGTCACAGTCTTCCTCTGCCTCCAAAAGTTCGTTTACTAGTTGATCAACGCTTTGCGTTAGTTGTACGGTTGGTTCTTCTTCACCATCTTTCTTATTGTCATAAGTGTTATGATAGTAACTTGTCTTCCAACCGTACTTGTAAGTAGTCAATAGGTCCATTGCCATAACGGAAGAGGGGACTTCGTTGTTTTCATAATTGCCTGGATTATAACTCCAGTTGCCACTGATTGCTTGGTCGAAGAACTTTTGCATCACAGCGACAATTTTAATATAACCTTCGTTGGAAGGCATATCCCATAGTAGGGTGTATTTATTTTTTAAGTATGGAAAACCTGGAACAATCTGCTTAAGAGGTCCTTTCTTTGATTTCTTAATGGACAAGTAGTCTCTAGGCGGTTCGATTCCATTGGTAGCGTTTGACACAACGGAACTAGATTCCGATGGCATTTGTGCGGACAGAGTGCTGTGCCTGAGTCCGAACTCTTTGATAGAAGACCTAAGACTATCCCAATCATAAGCAAGATCTACGTTTGTAATTTCATCTACCTCACTCTTATATGTATCGATAGGAAGAATTCCATCTGCATACTTTGTGTGTTGGAATCCATCACACGCACCCTTCTCCATTGCCAGAGCATTTGATGCCTTGAGCAAGTTGAATTGGAATGACTCAGTTAGTTGATGAACGATGTCATATGCACCCTGATCATCATACTTGAAACCATTCTTAGCAAGGTAATGTGCAAGACCAATGTAACCAATACCAAGTGAACGACGTGCAAGAGTAGAACGTTCTGCTGCCTTCACAGGATACTTCTGATAGTCAATCAGTTCTTCCAGACCACGGACTGCAAGGTCACATAGTTCCTCCATCTCATTGAGGTTACGAAGTTTACCTACGTTGATAGCAGAGAGAATACACAATGCAATCTCACCACCATCATCATCAATGTGAGAGATAGGATCTGTGGGAAGAGTAATCTCTTGACAAAGGTTAGACATATTAACCTTGTCTTTGAATGAGGAGTGAGAGTTACAGTGATCGATATTCATAATGTAAATACGACCAGTCTCTGCTCTCTCTTTCAAAAGTGAGAGAATGATTTGGTTGGCGGGGACAGTCCGTCTAGCAATTTTCTCGTCCTGTTCGTACTTGGTGTAAAGATCGTCAAACAGATCAGTCCCAAAAGCATCATATAGACCAGGCACATCGTGAGGGGAGAATAGGGAGATGTCTTCACCTTGAATAAACCTTTCGTAGAATAGTTTAGAGATCTGAATACTATAGTCAAGTTTCCTGACTCTGTTGTCTTCAGTACCCTTGTTGTTTTTAAGAACAAGAATATCTTCTATCTCTTGGTGCCAGATAGGAAAGTGAACTGTAGCAGAACCACCTCTGATACCGTTTTGCGTACAGCATCTGACAGTTGCTTCAAACTTTTTGAGGAAGGGGACAACACCTGTGTGTTGTACCTCTCCGCCTCTGATTTTAGAGTTGATCCCACGGATCCTGCCTGCGTTAATGCCGATACCAGCACGTTGTGCGACGTATTTACCAATAGCCATATCACTGCTAAAGATACCATCGAGGGTGTCATCAACATCAACGAGAACACAAGATGCAAATTGACGCATTGGTGTCCGAACCCCCGCGAGGACTGGTGTTGGGAGGTTGATTTTTCCTTTGGAGGTTGCTGTGTAGTAGCGTTGTACATACTCTAGACGACTGTTTTTAGGATAGTCTTGGAAGAGTGTTGCCGCAACCATAATGTACATATACTGAGGAGTCTCATATAGAATCCCAGTGCTTCTATCCTGTACTAGATACTTATCTACAATCTGTCTCAACCCTGCATAGGTGAAACCCATACAACGTTCGTGATCAATATAACTGTTAAGGCAATCCCACTCTACAGGACTGTACTTATTTAGAATGTCACCATCGTACACACCTGCCTCTACGCAACGTTGTACGTGGTCGTGAAGATGTGGGTAACCAACTTCGTCTGCCCACTCAGGGAACACCTGCTTCCTCACATCAAACAGAAGAAGACGAGCAGCAACGTACTGATAGTTAGGAGACTCCATATCAATCAGATCACTAGCAGACCTGATCAGAATCTCTTGGATTTCTTTTGTCTTAATGCCATCAAAGAATTGAATGTTGGCATTCATTTCCACTTGTGACTCACTTACACCAGTGAGACCTTCACACGCTAACTCAACCATCTTGTGTACCTTGTCGAGGTTGAGAGGGACGGGAGTACCGTCTCTTTTAATTACGTTCATACTTTCTTCCATTGAGATAGTTTTAGTTTTGCTTCTAATCCTGAGTAGGTATTTGATTCTACCAGGTTTTGTACGTTGTGTCCTGCAAGAACCATATCATTAAGGTCCTTTTGTTGTATTCCTGACGGAAAGATTACTACTTTGTAACCTCTACCGATGGTGGCGGCGATCCTGTCGGTAATCTCTTTATTCCTTGGTTCGTTATCAAAAACAAAAACACAATCGCTCCAACCAAGCGACCTAGGATCAAGATCGGACCCACACATAGCAGCACCGTTTTCCAAGAAGAGGGAATCAAACGGTCCTTCCACGAGGTAGACGGTCCGTCCACTGTCCAGTCGGTCCTGCCCGAATACTTTTGTCTTAGTTTCATCGTATAGAATAGTAATGTAACGGAGACGAGAATTTGGCATTAGGGATCTACCCTGCACACCAAACCATTTTCCGTCTTTATCAATCAGAGGAATGATGATACGGGGTCGATCATTCTGGAGGTTGTCAAATGTATGTTTCTGCGAATTGACATACTCTTTGAACTTTTCTGCATAGTATATAAGGTCAAGTTTTGACCCTGTAATGCCACGTTGTTCAAGGTATTGTCTTGCGGGATGTTCTGTATTTAGACTAGAAATAGTTGGGAGGTTAGTCCCTGTATTAAATACTGGTTTTGCTTTGAACACATCAGATTTTGGGTTAGCAACCCTTGTCCTTTTGCCTGTCAAACCATCCTTGTATCGCTCTAAAACGTACTGATCATATATGTCTCGTGCTTGGTCTTTTAAGAAGTTGCCAAGAGTTCTCCCTACCCCACAGTTATGACACTTAAAGATGATGTCATTCTGTTTAGTAAAGAAATACCCTCTCGCTTTCGATGCCTGCTTCTGGGAGTCTCCACAGTAGGGACATCTAAAGTTGTAGAGGGTAGATTTTTTTTCTTTGAACTTATCAAGTCTGCTCCCGACAATGCGAGCATACTTGATGTCAATGAAACTCATTCAACTTTTTATTCGACGCTTCTAATGATACTTGATTGATTGCTTCCTGTCAACATAGGTCCGATAACTCTCTGTCCTATGGGTGAGAGGATAAAACTGATGACTGTAAGAGCACCTGCGATAGTCCACATCTTTTTCTCTATCATACGGAGTCTTTCATCTACCAGACGGATGTCTCTCTCACATCCTTTCTTGATTGCATCTGTCTCTCTGGTGATGTCTTGATGTATTCTGTCAACTTTTTCAAACAAAATGTTATCTATCTCGTCTTGTTTGCTTAGTTTTTCATTGTGTACAGCAAGAAGTTGACCCATCTTTACAGAGTTCTCCTGTAATGAATCAACTACTCGTTCGAGTCTCTCAATTATAGCGGTGTTAATATCAGACATTACATTGCTGCCTGGCGTTTCTCCCAATAATAGTGCATCACTTGAGCAGGAAGCATCCGAGTAATCTTAATACCTTTCAACCTCTCTGGTCTATAAATTTTACGAAGTCTTATCTTGACATCAGCAGGTGACTTACCTTGGAATATAAATTCAACGTCATCCATCTGCACAAGGAAAGATAGGTATCTTGCCTCGGTAGATTCACATATTTTATTTATGCCATCAGGAGATTTCTTACACTTTGCTTTCTTCTTTGTTAACTTTGGACCCTTACCTTTCAACTTGGCAGTACCACCCAACGGTTGATCCATACCTGCGGTTGGTCCGTTCTCATCAGCATCAGAGGAGAATCCTGCTGCACTAGCATTAGATCCTGTACTCATAGTAGGTGCACCTTCCTCGTGCACAAACTTCATACCCTTGATTGCTTTATCCTTAAGTGCCTGACGTTTCTTAGGATCCATATTCTTTTCGTAGTCTGCTAGTTTAGCAGCAAACTTTCTGTTATCCATCTTCTTGATAACTGCTCTGTCTTTCTTGTCAGGTCCTGTGTATGCTGCTTCATCAACAAACTTGACAGGCATTGATACTGTTCCTTTTCCTGGAACATACTTTGTAGTTCTAGGTTTCTTAGGATCATCACTCTTGAAGTCCCTATGAATCTTAGCGTATTCCTTTTTGGTCATCTTCAATTCTTCTTTCTGGACCTTCTTCTTATCAAACTTCTTACCGATCTTACCACCAATCTTAGATCCAACAACACCACCTACCACATCACCTACAGGTAGAGGACCGTCAAGTGCACCAAGAGCAAGTGCTCCACCGATACCACCTACAACAGAACCAATTCTCTCACCCTTACCAACCTTCTTATCTGCTGCCATCTTATTGATACGCTTCTTAGTGACAGCACTGAACTTCTCCAGTTGCATCTCTTCCTTCACGCCCTTAGTTTTTACACCACGCTTTTCCTTGTGTGCTTTGTGTCTCTTATCCATTGCCACAAGTCTCTCAGCAGGATCAGCAGCGTTACCACCTTCACCTGTATGTCTTACGTTCCTGATAGATGCTTTACCATAGTTAGAACGACCACGTTCCTGACTTAATCTTTGACCGTCACTATCCTTTTGTCTTTCAAGAATAACCTCTTCGTTCTTTGGTTCTTCTTTTTTCTTTTTCTTTGATGCCAACTTACCACCTGCAATAGCACCTGCAGCACCACCTACACCGTGACCGATTGCTTTACCAACCTGTTTACCAATGGCACCACCAACAAGAGGAACAGTTCCTGATCCTACTGCTTGACCAACAGCACCACCAATCTTTCTACCAACTGTAGAACCTACTGCATATCCTGCACCTGAACCAACTGCCTTACGAACTCTATTACCTTTCTTTGCAGTCAATGCTCCTGCAGTACCTGCCGCTGCTGTTCCTACGAACTCTTTAATATCTTCTTTCTTTTTCTTCTTACTAATACTTCCCTGTCTGGTGTTGCTATGATCTGCCCCACCTGGAACCACAGTCATTGCTTGTACTGCGTATGCTTCCTTATGTGTTTTGCCTGGCATTATTGTACCATCAGGCATCTTATGTGCATTCTTCTTAGGACCATAGGTGATACAAGGATCTTTACCACACCCACAGTTCTTTGGTTTTTTCTCTTCCCCAATCTTCTGAGGTAAATTCTTTTCTTTTGTTTTAGCAAACTTATTAACTGCCTTCGCCCCCATATCTTTTGCAGCACGTTTCAGTTCGGGCGATGGATCTTTCATCTCTCCCTTCTGGGTGGCACGAACCATTCCCATAAATTTACGTTGTGCTACGGATTTTGCAGGCATCAGAGGTCACTCAACTGTTTACTTACGGATGCATCAATCTCAACATAATCTAAGGTCCCGCATCCTGTCTCGGGGTATCTATTTAGATAGAGTAAATATGTTTTAAGGATGTCCCAATACTGTTTGTCAACCTTGAAGACTAACAAAGGTATGGCAGCATCACCAAATACATTGAATAGTACGATCAAATGATTCAGAATCAAATGGTTACGAAGAACCCCAGTCTTTATGTATCTCCCGAAGAGACGCTTCAAATATTTGAAGCGCATCATATCTTCAAGAAAATCATCATAAGTAACTGACTGGGGATTATCGTAGTGTTTCATAGCGAACATCATAAAGTTGTCCGCTGTGAGTATATCAAATTGCATTACAAAGAAAGGTTTAATTAACTAACGAAACTTAAAGTAGCGACACTACTTACAACTTCTGCGGCACCCTTACTGGTGTTAATTTTAACTCTGTACTGGTTACCATCATTTGCTTCAGTCTGACCTGTCAATGCAAGAGATGCACTGGTTGCACCAGATACATTACTGAATCTTCCAGAGGAAGATGTTCTCTTCTGCCACTGATAGGTGATAGTACCTGACTGATCCACAGTTGCTGCAACACTGAAGGTTGCTGCACCAGAAGATGTGTTTTGGTTAGCAGGTTGAGTACCAATAGTAATGGTCTCAAGCACGTCTGCTGCCACTGTATCATCAGCGTCGTCACCAGATACGTTTGCTGCAACTCTAAGTGCTGCAAGTTTTTCTGCCTTGTGACGTGTAGTTCCACCTGCTGTGTTGTATGTTCTATACAACCACCAACCAGGTCCGTCAATACCACGAGTCTTGTTAGATGCGATACCATCTTCAGTCTCATCAACGAAGATAAGTTGATAGTCTGTGATGCTGTCGCCACCTTTAACTACATACTCAGCAACTGCCTTAGGAGGAGTTCTCCTTACAGCACCAGACAAACCTGCGTTTGTTGAACCTGCATATGCTTTGTGCAATTCGATTGCAGTTGTACTTGTAACTTGTTTGACGATGTAAGCGACGTTTGCCAATTCTAGAACATCTCCGACAACAACGGTGTCGGCGGCATTCTTAGTAACTGTTGCGTCACCATTTGTGACCGCGACATTATTGGAGAACGTTGCTGCGTCGATTTTGCCCAGAATGGCCATCTTGATTTACTCCGAATGTTTCCTATATTTTATTTATACAAACACGAAAGGGACCCGAAGGTCCCTAGTGCCTGTGAGACTACCCCTCTACAGGGAATAGTGCCTTCTCAAGTGCCTCAACTAGTTGGTCATCAACAGTGTTGTCAGTTCTTGAGACTGCTTTCTTTGCTAGAGATACAATAAACTTCTTGATTAGATCGTCTAGATTGTCTGGAATTTTATCAACTGCTGCGTCGATAATTTTAATTGCGAAAGGTAGAAGAAATTTTGTCATAATTAATAAACAGAAACCTACTCTATATAGGTGCTGTTATGATCCTAAACCACGTCCTTTGTCGTAGTTATCTTTACCACCGTAACGTGCCATAGTGTTCACGTAATCTTTAGTAGTTTTGAAACCACGTTTCTTAGCATCTGCAGCAGTGGTATCTTTTTGACTCTTGCGCCTGTCTGCCATTGACTTGTACTTGCCAGTACCTACATCTGACTTAGCACCTTTCTTCTTCTTGATCTGACCAACCTCTTTGCCACCCTGCATATTGCGTACCATCCGCTTGACGCTTGCAATAGCAGAGTTCTTACCTGCACCACCTTTTTGAGTAGGTGTGCCTGCGGCAGGAGTATTGATACCAGTACGACCAGAAACTCTGCCAGTGGACTTACCAGTTTCTTTCTCGTACCGATTCAATTCGTTAAGGTATTCTCCGAAAGATTTCATTAGTGATTGTGCGATTCAACAATAACCATTTCGAGTTCACTAGCAGGGACTTGACTGTACATTTGCTCTGCCTCATCTACGATGTCGTAGTGAGTGACCTCGTGAGTATGTCCATACTCATCAGGTTCTGCCATCTCTACCAAAGTATGTGCCTCTGGAATTGTATAGCACAAACCATACTCAGCGTGCTCAACATACTTAGCACACAGATGGGTTTTCTTTCCCATCGCTTTGGCAACAGTCTTTCTACGATTGATCAGATACTTATCTGACTTATCGTGGTCTCCGTCGTTGTCAATATCCTTGTCTTCTTTACCGACAGGATCAAGTCTTGATTTTTTAGATGCTTCTTTGAGGTCAGATAGTTCTGCCTGAAGAAGTGCGCGGATGGATTCCTTCATTAGATCTTCCTTTTTAGGGTTAATAATAACTTTTGTTTTTTTGCCCATACTATTTACCAAAGTTCGGGAAGTTCTTCTTGAATAGTTCAGATGCTTCCTTGTGCTTTCCTTTGTTAGTGAGGTCCTTAGTTTGTTTTAGAACTTCACGCTTCTTCAACTGCTCTGGCGTTGGTTGTTCAGCAATGTACTTGCTGTATGCAAGACGCTCTCTCCAAGAATCAGCATCAGGGTTACGTGCCTGTGCGATGTCGTGTTCGAAAGTTTCTTGTGCTAGTGCAAGGCGTCTTACCTTGTCCACTCTTGATTCTGTCATAGTCTCTTCTCCGAGTTTTCTTGCTAATTTATCAGACCCTTTAGAGATTGCTCTTGAGGTTTTACCAATAACTTTTTTACCAAGATTACCCGCTGCTTGACCAGTCTTCTTAACAGCACCGCCGACAGCACTACCTGTCTTCTTAACAGCACTACCTGCAGCACTAGCAGTTTTACCAACTACCTTAGCACCTGCCTTAGCAGTGCCTACTGCTGCTTTACCACCTGCCTTAGCGACAGAACCTGCTGCTTGTGCAGTTTTACCAACCGCTTTGCCTGCAAGTTTAGCACCACCAACTGCAGTTTTACCTGCAACTTTAGCGGTACCTACTGCTGCTTTACCTGCAACTTTAGCAGTACCTACTGCTGCCTTACCTGCAAGTTTTGCTCCACCGACTGCCACTTTACCTGCTGCCTTAGCACCTGCTCCGACTGCCTTTCTAAGTCCTCTGCCGACTGCACCTGCAGCACGACTGAGAAGACCTGGACCTGCCTTCTTCTTAGGAGCGGATGAACCACCACCTGACTGAGGTTGTGGTCTGGAGTCTCCACCTGTGGATACTGGTCTGTTGTTTGAGGAAGAGGATCCACCACCACCTGATGATGAACCACCTGATGAACCTGATGAACCACCAAGTCCACGCTGTCTGCCTTGAGAGAATTCTCTCTTAGCAGCAGAACCTGCACGTTGTGCAAGACCTGATGCATAACCTGCACCACGAACTGCACCTTTTGCACCTGCTTTGGCACCTGCCTTAGCAGCACGTCCTGCCATCCCAAGTCCTTTCTTAACGATAGAACCTGCTTTAGATGCAGCGCCTTTCAATCTCTCTGCTCTCTTACCTCTATTGATGCGTGCGGCAGCATCCTTAGATGATTTGACTGCAGAGTCGTAATACTTATCTGATTCAACAAGTAGTTCGAATCCATCCAAGATGTCAAGTGCTTCAGATAGATACTGTTCTGATTCGAAATCTAGAAGCGCCTCTACAACAACATCTTGTAGATCCTGATCTGTAAGGATGTCAAACTCTTCACCGAGTTCGTCTACAACATCCCATACCCATTCCTCGTTAGCGGGTACACAGTTAGGAACGTCCTTACCGTTCTTTTTCTTGGTACCTTTAGCAACGTAACCGTCCCAACACTTGTCAGCGCCGACGTTCTTACGTGCTTGTTTAAGTCCTTCTTCAACCTGAGTCTTAGGAGTCGAACCTTTTGCTTTGATTGATCTTTGATTCTCGCATTGAGGATCAACGGTTGACTGCTTTTCCTTAGGTGTATCAATCTTAGGAGATGCAGCACTTGGTTTGTTGTTCAGTGTTGCTGCATTAGAAGTTTCCTCCTTGATCTTTGCACGCTTTGCCTTTGTCTTGGCAAGGATTCTATCGCGTGCTTCAGATGCTGCCTTGTTAGGACCATCATATGCCATCGCACCTTTCTGCATTCTTGGTGCTCTGATCTTATCTACACCATCACCTTTGTAGATACCATAGGCACTACCTTCGGTGACATCATCTTCGACATCGTGCTCAATAACTTTACCGTTCTCATCCTTCTCGTGATGCTCAACGTTGAGTGTCTTAGGATAATCCTTATCACCTTTCTTTGCAGGTGCTTCTCCACGCTTTCTCTTAGCGTGAATGTTATCCCATAAACCTTTCTTACCTTCGATGATAACTTCAGCGATTGCCTTCTCTGTTGGAGTGACAAGACGCTCCTCAAGATAAGCATAGCGTGCTTCACCAGTGAAGTTATGCTCTGCGTATTCAATAACGTAGGTAACTGATTGTACGTCCGAAGGTGAATACTTCAGAAGTTTCGAAGTAATTTCTAAATCCATCTGTCGAAAATTTGCGTAATACTATTTAGTTGACCCTGTTTTTCTGAAGTCACTGAATTTTTTGACCAACTGTCCAGGTGTCATCGCTTGGACTGCGTGTCTATATGTATCAGTGCCGACCTTCCAGGTGTTTCCACTGCCATCGTCTGCTGACTTATGCAGTTCTTTTACTTCCATAATAGAAGTTAACCAGACATTGAATTTCCAATTCTCTGGTGTCTCAAAGATTACATAATTAGTTCCTCTTCTGATGACCGTACCTCTTACACCTGTGTCTAGGTGTTCGACAATACAACCAAGTGGGAATACTCTATCTTCGAAGAACGCTTCACGAAGATTCTCTGAATCAAGTTTAGGAGCGATGTCCCAAAGTTCAGCAACCTCTTCCTGTTCCTGTTCAACGATACCCATACCTGCACGAACTTCCATCATTAGTTGTTCAGCAAGTTTGATGTCACCACCAGGGACACCTTGGGCAAAACCTTCTAAGTCACCCGCCGCTGCCATTGCTCGCAACTTGGATGCACTCATACCTTCTACACCTTCAGCATCAGGATCTCTTTCTCCTGCACTGATCACATTGAGTTCTTCAAATTCATATGCCTGACCGTTATACTTCTCAAGTAATGACTTGAATTCTGATACACGATCAGAACCAACAACCATAGTTACACCTGAGTAACCCTCTTGGTTGAGGTTGGAAAGTACATTGAAGATGTTAGACATATCACCATCGTTGACGATAGCGTCAGCGTGATTAGGGAACATCTTTTGCATAAAATCAATCTTAACATCAGGTTCTAGTGGGTTCTTTTTAGGATCCACAGTACGTGATGGATAGATTCTATAGTTATCAGCACCCTGTTCAGATACAGTGTTCAGTAGTTTCTCGTGACCAACAGTAGGAGGATTAAAACGTCCAAAGGTTAGAGCGATAGTACCCAGACCTTCACCACTATTAATATGCTCGTCTTCTGCTGCTCCTTGATTGGAGTTCATCTGTGCTTGTTCTGCCTCTTTACCATCGACAGGCACCAGACGATTACCTCCTTCAGACTTAGCAACGATGTTACCCTGCCTATCAGCATAGTAACCGTGACCTGCGTGTTGGAGACCTCTCTTAGCAGCAACCTCACCTGCAGCGGTGCGTGCTTCAGTTATAAACTGACTGAACTTCATTGATATACTGGTGTTTTCCATATCTATTTATCACCCCCAATTTTTTTCTACTGTGAAGTTCGCTCTAGAGAACTCCAAACGATCCACAAGTTTGAGGGCAGAACCTGATTTGATCGCTACAAAACCCTCTGGTGCAGTAACTCTGTAACCATTGGGTGTCTTAATATATGTACCGATGTCTTGAACCTTTCCTAGTTGTCTGACAACTACAGTCTTAGCAGCGATCAAATTCATATAGGATGCGACAGTCATATAGACAGCACGTGAATTTGACTTCAAGAACTTCAAACCATTTGCTTTGATGGTCTGATATTTTTTCTTGGTTGCTTCTTGTTTCTTAGACTGGATCTCTTTGTCTAGTGCTGCTGAATAGAATGCAGCAAATCCTGCTGCAACTCTCTGTGCATTGACAATAGGTTTACCAGTACGAATGAATGAGTTGAAATAAACTTTGAACATAGCAGAGAGCATAAACTTACCCTCTCCTTGATCCTGTAGGATGTCCAAGAATCTAGATGCTTGCTTAAGAGAACCTTCAGCACGGTTGACTAGCAGATCATACTTACCTCTCTCTGCAGCATTAAACCTAGATGCATCTGTAGCATCTGTAAAGTCTGAACTAAACACTGCAACGTTGGGTGTTGCCTGCATTCTTTTTACATCAACACCAAACCCAGGTTTCATATCTCTGAGTGTAGGACCACCAGTATATGTGGTATGAAATACAATACCAAGTTGACTGGTTGCTACCTTCTTACCCATAGGTGTGTTGGTAGGTACAGCATATGTGATGGTGTTTGGCATAAAAGTATGACACTTCTGACCATTCATCTTCTTTGTTGTCACATCACCTTTGGTGAACAACAAATCACCCTGCAGTACACCATTCATAGGTACCTGAGGAAGGAGACGCAAGCACATCTTTAGTTTCTTTGCCAGTTCTCCACTATAGAATCTATCTACATCTTCATCATTCATACAAAGTTTTGGCATCTTAGCAAAGACACCCTTAGTACCAACAAAAAACCTACCAGTTGAGGGATGCTTGCCACAAATAACAGCAGGAGCACCGTCCCATTTGGTAGTAACACCGACACCTGACACAGGTTCGGTGAGCATCTTGCCAAGTTCCCTTAGGAATGCGATAGCGTTACGTCCTCCGTTCGAACCTTGGTTTAGGATGTCATCTTCAAGGTGTTCGAGGTGGGTATTTTGCTTTGCCATACCTTTATTATACCTCGTATCGGACCACAATGGCATTTTGACGGACACCTGTAATTTTGTCCTTACCCCTGCCCTTCAATGCCATCCTGACACCTGCCTGTTTCATCACACCTCTGACTACTTTCTCATCAATTTCTTTCACACCATCCTCAGTGAGGATATGAGACGCTGCTCTGTCATCATTGTTGAATAACATAGCACCTGTCATACACTCGTGTGTAAGATTATACTTGAAGCAATCATATGCAGCAGCACCATCAGGTTTTGATTTCGAACCTAGCACTTCTTGCAACTGTTCATTCAATCCACCTGCCTTCTTTATATCTGAAAGGATTCTTTTTGCTGTTGGTTGATCAACAGTTCCCTTTGCGTTCTCACATTTATTACCAATCTGCTCAAGGATCAACTGTAAGTAACCAAGTGTCTGTGCGTTAGTAGATCCACCACCACAATCCTTAGCAGTCTTTGCTAATACTTTTTGGAATACTGCTACAGACTTATCAATGCCTGCAGATGTCAACTGATATGACTTGCCCCATTTCATAGAGCATTTGTATGTCACACCACCTGACTTAAACATAATGTCTGTCTTTGGTTCTTCTCCACCACCAGACATCTTTTGGAATGACTTATAATATTTCTGCCTTGCTTCTATATTATTACCAGTAGGTGCCATAGACTCAACAATTCTATCTGCAGCAGACTTTATATCATTTGGGATAGCACCAATACGTCCTGATGCATCCTCAAAATCTTTCTGGTTTTGCGAACTCTTATTAATAATACGACTCGTTGCCGAGTACATCACAGCGTGTTCAAATTGCAATCCTTTGTTTGCCATTGCACTAAACTTTTTAAGTATTTATGAAACCCAATCTGGTTTACGTTCTGGCAAACGGAGATAGTTATCTTTGACCCAAGGTTTTGAAGCGATATACCTTTTATATGCTGTGAATGTATCTATTGACTGGTCGTGTTTGAATTCATCGTACATTGCTCTGGCAAAGGGTGTAGGATGCTTCCCGCTCCTGCCAGTAGGATCGCCAGTAGGAAATATTTTACGTGCGTGTTCAAGAGTGAATTGACACGAGTGAACTTTGCCATAGCGAAGAGTGTATTCATTGCAGAGTGCAAGACCGTGAGTGATTAACCATCGCCAGTTGAGCACAAAACTGTTTGCCCATACTGTACAGGGATGATTACGAAAGGCACCCTTGTCTGTCTTGTAAGGAGTACCGTCAAGTTTTGGTAGGTCACCGAAACCGTGACCCCACTTTTCTGATGCGACAATAGAAAGCATCTGACAGGTTTCAAGTGGCATTTTGACAATGTGCTTGTCAGGTAGACTTCTGGCAGATGCTATTGGATCAGGATCAGTAACGAAGATATTCATAAACCTGATTATGTAATGGTGTGTGGGAGGTAGGAATACATTATACCTACAAGTTATGGGAATCGCTAGTGCGAAAATTAGTACATAACAACAACAGTCATCCTGGTAAGGACTTCTCCGAAGAGCGGGCACCACCCCTGACCGTTTACATTACCCCGCCTAATTCCAACAGGGTTATTCAGTCACTCCCGTGTCGGTTGATCGGTCCGACTCCTATAATATAACCGACTTACTTTCTTTTGTCAACCCCGAATCTCTTATCCATTTTTAGTTTGAGATAATACATCCCAAGAATCCATAGAGAGAAAAGAAATCCCTCTCCATATGACATAGAGTTCCAAGCACTGACTGCTCCACCGAGCATAGCAAGTGTTGTCTTTGCTGCAAGCATTTCTGCACCCATTATCTGTCCCCCTTCTTACGGTTTTCAGACCTGACGACAGTGAACTGACCCTCAGGATAACGTGTGGTCAGTTTAACTGTGTTACGGAAGACAACTTCATCGATACCTACACCAAGTGCCATACACGCTTGGGCGACATACCACATAACATCACCAAGTTCAATGATGAGATGCTCTTTGTTGTCATCATTCCAGGGTTTGCCTTGGAACTTAAGTTTCTTGACAATCTCCATAAACTCACCACCCTCAGCAACAAGACCAGAGGCAGCAGTGTCAAGACGTTCGATGTCACACCCTTCTCCCTTGAGAGTTTCATAGCGTTCCATCAGTGTGTCAAAATCTTTTGACTCTTTGCTAGTAGTTTGATTTACAAACTTCAGATAGTTAGCAAGATCGACTGTGAATGGTTCTTTCTTCTTGGCATTCTTGTTACGCTTTTCGTAAACTTCTTTGCCTTTGAATCCCTGCGGTCCCTTAAATTCTTTAGGGATGCGATCAGCAGGGTTGTCCATAGATTCGGGTTCTGTGTTCACAGATTCCCGAAACTCTGCTTTGTCCTCAGTCATAATTAAATTTTGAAATCGTTAAAGTTTTGTTTAGAGAAGGTTAGGATGTCAGATGCATCAATCGTTTCCTCTTGTCCAGAGTCCACGATCTTCTTTTGTTCTTCACAATCATACAGACGCATCTTCGCTCTGTCAATACCCACAACAAATCGTTTGTTTACTGTGGGATCATTGTATCTATTCTTGAGTTGCTTCACCATAATTTGATTCAACTCTTCCATCTCCTCAGTAGAGATCAGAGCAACCATAAAGTCTGCAGTAGCAGGAAGTCCAAATGACTCCGAAGTATCTGTCAGGTCAACATCACTGTTGCCATAACCACTACGAGTAGTTTGAGTAGCGGATACGATAGGAACATTATGTTCACCTGCAAGTCCACGTAATTCTTCAGCAATGGATTTAACAAATGTGTATGAGTTAACTATAGCACCTTTGTATCGTGATGAACTACAAATGTTAAGGTAGTCAACATAAATGATGTCTGGTACAAATGCTTTCTTGATAGAAAGTTCTTGCAACAATGCCTTGAAGTGTCCTACGTGTGCTGATGCAGTAGGATATTCCTTAATCAAGAGACGACCCTGTGTTTTGTTTTGAACCTTTTCGATCTTAGAATCGAACATTGGTTTAGGTAGTGTCTCTAGTTTCTGAACTGGAATGTTCATCAAGTTAGCATCAATACGCTCAGCAATCTTTTCTTCTGCCATTTCCAACGTGATGTATAGCACGTTATATCCTGCAGCAAGATTAGCAGCAGCACAGTGACACATAAACAAACTCTTACCAACACCTGTACCTGCAAGTGCTACGTTCAATGTCTTCTTAGATAGACCACCCTTGGTAACTTTGTTGAGTAATTCAATATCAAACGGAACCTTTTCTTCTACCCTGTGATAGAACTGGTAACGTTGATCAGCATCATCAAGATAGTCGTGACCAACAGAATTATCGAAACTAACAGATAAAGCATTGGAGAGAATAGAAGGGATAGCATCACGTCCCATTGTCTCAGACTTACCATCAGCAATCTGGATAGACTCTAGGAGTGCATTGTAGATAGCACGATCACGACACCACTTTTCTGAGGTGTGTACCAACCAGTCGATTTCGTGTGGTTCTTCAGTGGCAAAATCAAGTGTTTGTTTTACGTCAGTGAATGTAGTTTCATTTAGATCATCACGTGACTCAATCTCAATACGCAATGCTTCCTTTGTAGGGAGACTATCGTACTGAGTAAAATAAGAAGACAGTTCCTCAAAGATTACCTTGTTATTGTAGTTCTCAAAGTAATCTGTTTTGATGTGAGGAAGAGTCTTCCTAGTGAAGTCTGTATTGTGCAACAGAGATGCAACAACCAGATCCTCTACAGAATTAGACATAATGAATGTAAGTTCCCGCGATGTATTTTGCGTTAGAGATTGCAGGTAGTCCTGCGTGAGGGTATGTCCACGTGGGAGGGAACACCAATAGTCTACCACACTTAGGAGTAACTTTCATATGTTTGAATTCAGTTTCTCCACCCTCTTCGACATCATTTAGATACCAGAACAGTACAAGCATTCTCTTAGCAGACTCGTGGTCACCCACATCAACGTGCCATTTGAATTCATCGTCTGTATCTGGTTTGTATCTCTTGATTCTAAACTGTTCAAGTGATGTCTTCATTGGAAAGTATTGTCTGCAGTCACAGTCATCCATATATTTTTGGATGTAATCGTGTGCAGACCTGATGAGTTCTGACTGGATAATATCCCAGTCTTTGTTCTCAGTTTTTTCTATCTTCTCAGTGATGTTGAACTGTGCAAACGTAGGACGACCGTCTCTATCCCAGACATCGAGTTCTTCTTCCTCGAATAATCTGATTGCATTAGTACAAACTTCCTTGGGCAGGGCATCATCATAGACCCTGATGAAATGATTAGGATCCATATGCGAATTCCTGTTTCGCTGCCTCCTCAAGTTTTGCCATTATTTCCTCTGTGAAATATTTCTCAGGAGAGGCAAGAACCACAGAAGGAAAAGCGGAAGATTCACCAATAGTAACCCTATTCCCCCTCCTCTCGAAGACTCCATATTTCTCACCCAGTTCCAATAGTCCATAATACTTGTCCAATCCCCTTGCGTCATAGAATAACCTCGTCTCTACTTTTGAATTTTCTTTTGTAAAGCGTGACTTTGCAGTCGTACACTTGATAATATTACCAACAATCTCCTTTTTGGAGTCACGTTCCTTAGACTTGCTTAGGAAAATAATTGTGCTTGCGGCATACTTAAGACCCGATCCTCCACCCATCTCTTTGGTTGGAACGTATGCACCTACTACATCATATGTATGGTTGGTGACGATCAGAGGTACATTGCAGCGACCAAGTTCTAGAGTCAGTACACGGAAGATTGCCTTTACAACCTGTGCACGTGTCATATCTCTAGTCTCTTTACCTTCTTCGCTGTCAGATACTTCTTTACTGGTAGAAAGCATACCAAGTGAGTCAAGACAGAACATCATAGGTTTACGTTCTGACTCATCCATCTTGGAATAGTTCTTCAGAGTCTTGAGTGCTTGTGTTCTGAACTCCTGCACAGTTGTGACAGGTACAACAGCAACACGATTAGCATCGATACCTCTGCTCTCTAGCATATCTTTGGAGACAGCAGATTCAGATTCAAAGTATAGTACAATACCATCAGGATTAGAATCCAAGAAACTCCGAACGACACTAAGAGTAAAAAAAGTTTTCCCAGTGCTGCTCTCTCCTGCAATAGCGGTGATCTTGTTTGAAGGCAGACCTCCATAAATCGAACCACTAACAAGGGCATTGAAAATATAAGACCCAGTGTCAACAAAAGAAGACACGTCGCCTGCAGCGACCCCATCGCTAACGACTGAAGCATAGTCATTGCCGATGTCTTTAATAATGTCTTTTAGAAAGGATGTAGTCATAGGAAAAATTCGTCTAGGTTAGCAATCTTCTCTGCTTTCCAGTTGATAGTATCCATAATAACCTGTAATGGGTCAAGGAAACTCTTCTGGAATTGTAGGTCATAATCTATGGACTTGTCAAGACCAAATTCTTTCGGCAGAGTCTGAAAGAAACTTACAACGTTCTCTTGGATTTTGTTTGGGGTCTTCAAGTAGAGGAACTTGACCTTCTCACCCTCTTGGATCAGAGGAAACTTGTGAGATAGTTTGTTCTTCTTGATATAGAAATTGTATAGGAGTGCTCCTCTCACGTGGATAGGAGTTCCCTTTGAGTATATTGTAGCAGGATTTGAGAACTTTGACAGACCATTACATCCACGTGGGAATGCAATCTCTTCTGCTGATAGTTTCTCGAACTTGTCTCTGAAGTTTGAAATGAATTCTTGGGTATCCTCTTCGGTACCATTCATAATCACCTTCATAGCATCCTTAATTGCTGTCCTGCAGGCAGCAGGTGTGGATGATTTAACTGCCTCAATACCCATCATCTTAAGTTTAGGGTCAGCAAACCTGACTCCTTCGATGTCATAAGCATTGAGAATGTATCTTTTCTTGGCAGTCCATATACCTTTGTTGGCAATGGTCTCCCTCTTCATTTTCATTTTTTGGTCATACGCCGATACATACGTCGCGAGGTCCGCGTAAGACTTATCAATGTAGGGTTCAATCTTTTCTTGGCAGATCTTGTCAAGTATCCCCACAACTGCTGCTTTATCGCCAGACTTACTATTAAAAAATTTATCAACAAGAGGTCCAAGGTTAAGATAGATTGAGTCAGTGTCAGATGCAATGACATAATCCTCCTTTTCCGTGTTGAGTAAGTTATTTAGGTAGTCGTTCATACGGTTTTCAATCCAACGGATAGAAACCTGACCAGAAAGAGTGATTGCTTCAGCGTTCGCTAGGTTATAATACCTAAAGTATTGGTTACCGATAGCACCATATGCAGAGTTCAACTGGATCTTTCGCGCCATCTGTATATTATTGAAGGCAGAAATATCATCTTGTAACTTTTTGTTACCAGTCTTCTCATATTCTTTCTTCGCCTTGATCATCTTCTTCTTATAGATCACACGTTCATCGTAGATCTTTTGCATCATTTCGGGGAGAAACCCTTGTATGTCTTTCCTATACTGTGCTCCGTTGGCGCACACACAGTAATCTCCACTCCCGATTGATACTTTTTGATTGAGCAATCCATCAACACTGGCGGTGGGGTGACGCTTGTCGAGGAGGGTTTCAGGCGAAATATTATACTGCATAATGAGATGAGGGTACAGAGAGTTAAGGTCAAACGAAACCACCCAATCGTATAGTCCTGGTTTTGGTTCTTTGACGTATGCTCCTGCGTACTTGTCGTTCTTGTTGCTCTCTTGTCTCGGAGGGACACAGATTTTACGCTCCTTCAGATAGTTGTAGATGAGTGTATCCCACATACGAACCTGTGAGTAAACATCCTCGAAGTTTACTTTGGCATCGTATGCCATAACCACAGCGAGTTCTAGTAGTTTCATCTTGTGCTCAAGACGATCTACTAGTTCAACGTCGTGGATGTTGTATTCAACAAACTTCTGCCAGTCCTCAGTATAGAACGCTTTGAAGTTTTCAAACTCGCTATGATCTAACTTACGTTCATCTAGTTCGACAAACGCAATGTGGTCAAGGCGATATGATTCCTGATTGGTATATGTAAACTTGCGGTATAGATCAAGGTAATCCAGAATACTGACACCAAGAATATTGTAAGAAAGATTCTTGCGTCCCTTGATGAATACCTCACGCATATTGACCTTGTTCCAAGGTGATAGTGATTTCTGCCACTTCTCACCTAGCACACGTTCAATACGACGACAGATATAGGGGATGTCGTACAGATTACAGTTCCAACCAGTGACCACATCTGGAGTGTTCTCTACCCACCAAGTATGGAAGTTAGACAACATCTCCTGTTCAGTAAAGAAGACACGATACTCTGTGTCAATCTTTGCCTCACGTGTACCCCAAGTGATGTACTTGCCACTACTAAGATCTTTAATAGTGATCAGCAGCATCTCTTCTTGACACGCTTCAGTGTCAGGGAAACCATTCTCACAGGCAACCTCGATGTCAATCGTATAGATCTTCATCTGCTCTAGGTTTGCCCTCATATCCTGAGGGTATTTCTCTGAGATCCACTGATATACAAATCTCTCGTAACCGTGCACCTCAAACCCTTCAACACCTTTGTACTTCTCGATGAACTCACGAGCACGTTTAGCACCGTCTTGTTTGACAGGTGCCATCTTCTCGCCATCAAGAGTCTTCCACTTACCTTTCGGTGATGGAACATACAGTGTAGGTTTGATGATCTCCTTATAGGAAATAGGGACACCATCCTCATATCCACGACAGAGGATAGCGTCACCTAGCAATGTTACGTTTGTATAAACTGAACTCAAAGTGCCTTCTTGTAGTTGGTAATGGTCTCTTCAGACGGTTCAACTATAGTCAAAACTACGTCAGAAGTCAAGAAGATGTCACGTTGATTCGTGTAGAAGGGATACCTCTTGTATTCTCCTTCTTCGATTTTCATACAGTCAGAGATAAGGTAAGAGGGTTCCTCATCTAGTTCTGTGACTGCACCCATTAGGTGCGTATGATCCTTAAGAAGGATTATCTTTAGTGGTGTCATTACCTTTGATACAAGTTTTCCATTTTGATTCCACCTCAGGGTGTGGATTGTAGATTGTAGCGACGTTGCTCAATACTACTAGTGTAGCATTATTCGAAGACAATGGGATCCAAGGGAATAGTTCCAAGTTCAGATCGTTGATCTTTTGTGGTGTCTCCTGTGTCCCTTCGAATAGCATTTCTGCTGCAGCGTGCAGGTTTACCTGATAGGGATCCTTCATAAAATATCCAATAGGAGAGTAAGAATCCTTCTCGGGATACGCTTCTTGCACATCAGCGATTACGTCTTCTCCGTTGATCATTCTTACGATTTTTACGGTCATAATTTTCTGTTAGGTTATTGTAAACACCACGAACGATGTCTGCGAATGCTCTTCTTGCACTCACGTTATGTTCATCGGCAAGGGTCCTAGCGTATTGTAGCACCTCATCAACATTTTGGGAAGGAACATCTAGCGTGATCGATTCATAGTCAGTGCTCCCCCTTGGAGCACAGTTCACATAGTGATTCATTAAAAAAACTCCATAGAAAAAGAGACCCGAAGGTCTCTTCTGTTGTACATTATGTAGGTTAGTAATCATCCTGTGTTTGTGACTCTACCCACTCAGCATTGTTTCGACAATATGAGTGAACATCTATCTCCATCTTATGATGAGCACGAGTATGAATCACTTGTATCATACCGACTGTTCCCACTATCAACAGATTCAAAACTGTCAGTGGATGAGTGACATATTTCACTGGAATTTGGTATCAGTCTATATTATATACCTTTCTCTTGTGACTGTCAGGTACGATTTTGTTAAGTTCAATGGTCAAAAGACCATCTTGGTAATCAACACTGCCAATCTTTACGTCATCTGAGAGTGTGAATGTCCTAGCAAAGGTACGTTTCGCTACACCTTTGTGTAGGTATCCTCTGTGGTCATCGTTCTTCTCTTTGACTGTCCTGATTGATAGGACGTTAGTTTCTGTTGCGACCTCGAACTCTTCCTTCTTGAATCCTGCTAGTGCTACTTCGATCTTCCATTTAGTTTCTGATTCTTTGATCAGATTGTATGGAGGATAGGATGTTTTCTCGTGATCCGCTAGTGCTCGTGCCTCTAGTCTGTGGAAGATGTTGTCGAGTCCGACTGAGTATGACCTAGATGCCTGTAGGATTTTATCTAGATCACTTGATGTGAAATGGTTCATTTGTACTGCTCCTTAAAAGCGAGAGTTTATGTGTTGTCCCTTTCGGCGACATCAATATTTATAATGATAGCAATGGATTTGGGGTTCGGTTAAAACGGTATCATATGTACAGTTTATACGACGCTAAATAGGCTTACATAGACCTCGTATTTTAGAGCAAAATGAAAAGAGCAGCGATGCTTTTTGTTATGAGTTTGATGACGGCACCTGCATATGCCGATGTTACACATAAATTATCTTCTTCAGTACAACTTACTGTGGACGCGGCAGCAACAAATGTACAGCGTGTCGGTACAACCTACAGTGTAAGTGGTAACAACGTGACTACACAATACACACCTAGTGGTGGTTCTGCTACGTCATCTATTGGTTCCCTTACTGTCAGTTCAGGCGTTGGAGCAATTCCATCATTGACAGCGACCCAAGCAACTGCAGGGGAAAGTTTCAGTTTTACTCAGTCATTCTATCAAGGTGACGCCATAAGCACTAGCGCACCCAGTTTAGGTGCTGTTGGTAACTACTCCAACCAGACTTCAACTGCTGCAGGTACAAAAGACACATTAGCAGGTACCATCGATACCTCAGGAACGATGGCACTAACAGCAGGTGGTGCAGGTACCAGTGCTGTGGGTCAATTTGTCTCCGAGATTACTATCGGAAACTGATGAAAAAACTTGTCATCCTGGCACTGTTCACATTCGCTGGAACTCCAGTGATAGCAGTGCCTGTGGTGCCAAATTTTACACAGGGCAGTATGACTAGCCACACGGAAACGACTTCCAAGGTGACGGAGACCATAAATTCTATGGACTACGCTACAGGGTGGGTTTATTCGGTAAGTGGTACAAACGTAAAACACGATGGTGCATCTATGACACCAGGTGTTCAAAGTGAAAATCAAACTATTGATGGTGTGACTTCAAAATGGACAGGATTAAACGTAAATCAAAAACCAAACTGGACACAGAACAATGTGGGTCAGGCATTCCAGTTCACAGAAACCTATTCAGGACCTGGTTTGCAAAATCAAACAATTATTCAGAGAGTGACGGAGGTTACAAGCGTAACCGACACTACAAGTATCTTCCAACAGTAGGAGCAGTTGCTCTATCTCTATTGTCAACACCACTACGTGCAGAGACTGTTGGTGGTGTATCTGCTACTGCAGCGCCCATCGCAAATAGCAGTGGCTCAGTGACTAATCAGGCAATTCAGGTGTTACAAGGACCATATATTACCAACACTTATGGTAATGGTATTCAGTGTCAAGGTAGTACACTTAACATAACACCATTTGTCACTGGTAGTGCATCTGGACAAAAACCTTGGGAAGATCAGTGGTGGGATAATGTATATGATATGCGAGATCTAAATGACGATGGAGCACCAGACAATCCTGGGTCTGTGTTATATCAAGTTCCCGTAAGGACAGGACAGAAAGATACATATAACCTATCTCTTGGTGTAAGTGCTACGTGGTCTATTCCACTTGACAAGAAAGCACAAGATCAATGTAAGAGAGCAGCGACTACACAGAATGATATGCAGAGACAACTAATTGCTAACAAGCGATTAGATTTTGAGATCGCGAGACTCAAGAATTGTGGAGAATTGATGAAGGCAGGAATTATGTTCAAACCTGGGTCGAAATATTATGCTGTATGCTCCGATGTATTGGTTATGAATGTGAATCATATACCACAACATAACCACTTACTTCAACAGTTGCCTACCTCTTCTTCATCTTCCGAAGTTCTCGAAGTGCCCGAGTCCTCATCCTCTGGTGATCTTGACGGTCCCGAAGTGACTGAAGTTTCGGAACCCGTCCAAACGCAATCCCAATCTTCTGAACCGTCTTCTTCACAGCAGGTTTCACCACTTTCAGAAGAAGATCGGCAAGCGGTTTTGCGAGCAGTGCAGAGGTGGCAGCAACTGCGGCGATAGATCCTGTAGTAACTACTAACCCTGCTGAAGGGATGTTTTCTACAATCTGTTGTTGAAGATTAAGTTTCTCTGTTACTTCAATACATTCTTTGCCTACGAGTTCGTAAGCAACAATCTTTTTATTACCCTCTAGGATCTTTCCTATGGGGTTTTTTAATTCTTGTGCCCTAGTAGGACATTTTGGAATCTCTGTCTTAGGGATTTTTGTCTCAGGAACATTTAATTCTGGTTTCTGATTCTCAAACTTAGGTGGTTCTACTGGTGGTCCAGAGAGTGTCAACCCTTCAGGACTATAGTCAAGAGGATTGAACGAAGGAGTTGATGCATCACAATACACCCTCGTTCCTTTAGGGTCATCCTCTGTGAGGTTTTTATTCTTACCATCATCTGCTTCGTGTGCCTCTACACATCCAGGGATGTTGATGATAGGCACACCAACCTGTGTAGTAACAGGAGGGTAGATCGGTATTGCCTGTGGTGGATTGTTTAACCAGTCAAACGTCCTAATGGGAGGTATGTCTAGGTTTCTCACACCGATCTCAGGGATTTCCATAATTACTCAAGCATTTCTTCTTCGCAATCTGCTAATTGTTGTGCGATTTCTCCACCGATGTCACCACCTTTGTTACCTGCAAAGAGAGCAACACCACCTGCTAGGACTGGACCTACAAATGGGATACCTGATAAAGCGGGAGCAGCAGCAGTTCCGATACTAGCGCCGATCACTGCACCTGTCTGTTCTCCACCACCTGCCGCCTTGATACACTCGATCTTTTTGGCAGTTAGGACCGACTTTCCCACAGCACCTCCACCCGTATGGCGAGCACCATCCATTGTGTACTGGTTCTCTTTTCTGATTGTAGATTCACCACCGATACCAAAGAATCCGTTGGTCTTATCAATGAACGTATTCTCTGCCATCACCTTTGGATCGTTACCTTTGTAGGTTATGCGATACCCATCCTTCTTAACCTCAGCACTGTAGGAACTATAAGGACCTACAGGTGGGTTAAGAGTTGGAAGAGTTGATTTGTTCGCTATGATACCGATCATTCCTAGATGTGAAATACCTAAGATAACACCTGCACTAGCGTAAAACCATTTCATTTTCCTAGAGGATTAGAGGGAGCGGGTAGACCAACAGGAGGAATAGCAGGACCACCGATGTTAGGGATCTTAGAATCAACAAGACCAGGGACCATACTGCCCACTGCTTCAGCGACAAAACCTGCAAGTCTTTCTCTTGATCTTTCTGCAAGTGCTTCTCTATTCACCCAAGTGTAAACACTTACACCAGTGATAGTACCTGCAAAAACAAAGTTGAACACAACGAATGTGTTAATTACTTTTTGGAACATAATTACATCTCATACTTTTTAGGGTCAGTTTCGGTTGTTATTTTCAAAGGTGCTTGTTCGACACGGATGATCTGTGCAGGAGCAGTTTGTGATGCTGCCTGAATCAATCTTTCCATATCTGCCTTTGTGATGCCCCCACCGTTCGGAGCATCTTTCCCATTACCATTGTTCTTCTTGGCGGTCTGGACCCCGAAAGTCGCTAAAACCCCAGTGAAGACGCTGGCTATGAAAGTTGGATCGAGATCCTGTTCGGGAAAGTTGAGTGCCTTTGGCAAGTCAACGTACGCTAAAGTGAGGATACCACCAGACCATACAAGAATACCAAGTCTCACGAAAGTAGATAGAATCGCGAGTTGTTCTTCCTTATCTTCTGATGCCTCCTTCAAGCGACCAAAGAAACCTTTGGGTTTCTCCTCAGGTTGAGGTTTTTTCTTTTCCTCTGCCATAGGTACTACTTTTGGAACTAACTATATATATCTACTCAGCGACCGTACGTTTCTTCCCGATATTATATTTCGACTCTAGGATCCACTCACCCTTGTCCTTGTAAGAGATAACCTTGATCTGGTTTAGTGGTGCAAGTTCACCGATCTCTTCTTCAACAATATCTACAAGTCCCCAATCGGATAGTAGTTTAGTAATTCTGTTGCGACGTTCTACGTCATTAGAAGTTAAGTTCGCGTGCTTTCCATCCAACGCAAACAACTCCTTAAAATGTACAATATAATACTTACCCTTCTTATGAAGAATATGACAACTCTGAAATAATTTCTTTTCCTTTCTTGATGCTACACCGATTCTAGTAAGTGTCTCTCTGACTTTCAAGAAGTCGTCAGGTTGTTTGAGACTAACCTCAACCATCATATCGGGGGACCAAGAAATCTCGATCTCACCTGCCATTGGTTTTACCTCCAGTATTCATTTTTAATTTAATCAATTCAATCTGATCCTTAGTCAGAATCCTAAGTGCATCCCGTGCTTTTTCATCTGAATACTTGAAGTATTTTTTGATGAGGTCAAGGTTTTCAATCTTGTCCTTACGTTGCCAGGGAGAGAAACGACGTTTCTTTCTCAGACTATTTAGATAAAATGAATATTGAAGATCGTTATCAAGTTGGTGAAACTCATTGAGAGCATTGGCATATAGAACTGTCTCTTTGAATCCGCTAAAACATTTGTTGACGATGAATGGAGGATACTTCTTCATCCAATCATCACCACGCTCACGAAGATCCTCTTTAGTATGGTTAATACTATTGAGGTAATCAGTTAAAGGGTAGTCCTTGTGGTGCTTTGACATAGTTCGTGATGAGAAGTTCTTTACGTTTAGATTGTTCTTTGTTGTAGTTGCCTGTAGATCTCATTGTATATGTGAGATCCCATTCTGTTTGATTATAACCTGTAAACAGACCACGAGTGTTCTCGTTTGAGTTGTACGTGATCATCCAGTTACAGGTGGACTCATCACATACACGTGCGAAACGTTTGTGATCGAATCCTTTGTGCATAGAACCCTTGGTTCCATACAGAAAATCTTTGATGTCGTAAGGAGGATCTAGGAAACAGAATACATCCCTATCATCAGTCATCAATTCTTCATAGTCATTGTTAGTGATCTCCCAATGCTCAATGATCTGACCATAGTGTGCTAGTTTCTTGATACCTTTCTTACTGAAGTTTGATACTGATGCCTGCTTAGAAAATGAACTGTTCTCTGTCAGTCCAGAGAATGAACACTTATTAAGAATGTAAAAGTAAACTGCTTGTTGATACTCAGGTACCTTGTCGATGTCCTCTCTACATTTGAGGAATAGATCTTTCGCTTTCTCTTCTGTATCGTGAGCATTCTTGATACCCATCAGAGTATCACTCAAATCATATCCACGATCTTGTAGTACAACCCAGAAGTTATACAGATAATAATAAGTATCATTCACCCATACAGGTGTGTCTGGATTGCACTTAGAGAAATGAATTGCCATAGAACCACCACCGAGGAATGGTTCACGAAACTCTTTGATATGGTCAGGAAACTTAGGATACAGTTTTGCAGCAGCACGTGACTTACCACCAGGATAACGCAGCGGTGTTTTGTACGATTTCATACTACTGGGTGACATCATATTCAATAGTAATTACTTTAGAAGACCGTCCGTTGGATTCAACTCGACGACTTCTAGTCATCTTACCACCGATTCGCTGTGCTGCATACTCTAGATCTGCAAGGATTTCCTTTTCAAGATCTTCGTATGGATCATAAAACCTGTCAACTTTCATCTGGGTTTGGTTGCATAATAGGATCGTCTTTGATCAACTTGATGTTGGTCATATTTTGACCGTAAGGACCGAAGTTAATAGGACCTGTAGGTAGTGCATTGAATGCAATGTTTGCACGGTATTCATCACCCACGTGCGGTGTTGAGAAGTGAATTAACCAACTCGGCCAGACCACCAGTGTCCCTGGACGCCACTCAGGGGCGCTACAAGCGTTCTTATACGCTGATGAGACTACTTCCATCTGATTGAAGGAACGGACCCAACAGGGGTCCTGGAACTGCGTAGGGTGTCCTGCAGTAAGATTGAAGACACCTGACCAGTATGACAGAGGGTGTCTGTGTGGTTGATGCATCCCTTCAGAGTGTGGCATCGATACGTTGCCCCACATCATAGAGACCTCAAACTTCCCCCACATCTCAAACTCTTGATCAACCTTAATCTCTTCCAGACATTCTTCAATCCAATCTGTAAGTGGTTGAAATGAAGGAAGGTTTTGAAGGTTACCTTTAGTAGACTGTACAGGATGTGGAAAGTTAAACATACCACGTTCAATAGGATCAAGAGCATCCAAGATAGGATCTACAAGATCAGGTCTTTCAAAGGTAAAGATCTCAACAGGAAAGATGTGGTGCTTTTTCATTTCTTGAACACTCCGAGTCTAGCGAAAAGATAGACTGTAAGTGTTGTCCAAAAAACAATTTCTAATCCAATGTGATTCATTTTCTCCAAGCGAACATAGAATCATACGTTGCCATATGACTGTTAATTTCATTTATATCTCTGAACTCTGCTACAGCAACATTCACTGCTTCAGCGTTGTAATCGTGACCGATGCATAGACCACCCTTTTTAATTTTAGGATACCAATCATTCAGTTCACGTTTTACTTGTTCGTAATCCAACCAAGCATCAAAGAAAATAAAGTCGAATGTCTCATCGTCACACCTTTCATAAAGGGTATCTGTATTACCCTTCCAAAGTTCAGAACGTTCAGAGCAACCAGACCATTTGATATGGTGCTTAGCGATCCATTCGTGTGTCTCCATCTGTGCAGGAGAGGTAGAGTTCAAAGGACCATCACCGTTAGGATTCATATAATCCGTGTATGGTTCCCAGTTATCAATACCATACAACTTCTTCACGTTAGGACAGTTCTGCAAAATAGTCAGGTGACTTTCTGCACGAAAGACTCCAAGTTCTAGACCAATAAGATCTTTACCGTGGAGTCCGATCAACAGGATTGCTGATCTAATATCTGTCAGAGCATCTACAAAGTTGTACTCTTTTGGATAACGAAGTTTCATTTGAACTGGCACCTCATCATAAGTTCAGTAAGGAAAGCAACCAAGTTAATCTCTTGGTCAGCAACAAATGCTGCCTTGTATTGATACTCACCTATCAGTAGGACTGCCTCAGGAATAGACTGAGGTTGAAAGTGTGTGTAGAGACTGTCGTAAACATTCCTAATGATCTGTGTAGGTTCATTGTCCAGATTCTGAACAACCCACTTCTTCATCTTAGTAAACTCTTTCTCCTTGAGAAACTTTACTAGGTCGTCAAGTTTAGTATCAGATACAGCAGCAAGAACACCAGTGTCAATCTTACCAATGGAAGAATAACGTTGGAGTTCATTGAGAGTCCTCCTAAAGTCAGGGAAATATTTTTGTACTAGCGCCGCCAGAACGCGAGGTTCTGAAGTGACCTTGTTTTCGTCAAGGATGGACTGGATGCGCTTGAAAAACTCTGCTGCGAGTTGTTGCTTTTCTTTTCCTGTGATGGAGAAGTCAACAACTGAGCAGCGAGAATGGAGGGGTGCGATGATTTTGTTTTTGTAGTTGCAAGTGAAGATGAATCTACAGTTGCCACTAAACTCTTCAATGCTTGCCCGTAGGAGGAGTTGAACATCAGGGGTTGTGTTATCTGCCTCGTCAATGATGATGACTTTGTGTTTAGCAGTTGCAGTAAGCGATACGGTCGAAGCGAAATTCTTCGCATTGTTTCTGACTGTATCGAGAAACCTTCCTTCGTCTGATCCGTTGATGACATAATAGTCTGCCTCTAACTGTTCGCACAATGCTTTTGCTACTGTTGTCTTGCCAATACCAGGAGGTCCAGACAGCAGCAGATTGGGAATCTCACCCTTCTCCACAAATTTGTTTAGTACACTCTTGATATTCTCAGGCAGGATGCAATCGTCAATCTTACGAGGACGATATTGTTCACACCAAAGAAAATCACTCATAATGAAATAGTATCTCCAGAGAGATGTAGATTAAATGAAAAGATAATCTTATCCTCATATGCACGATGTGGTTGTGACTGGTGGATAAGATAGGATGGGAAGAAAATTATATCACCTTCCCTACATTCTGGTTCAATCGATTCGATTTGTCCAGACCACGGATCAATCAACGGTGAGAAGAATGATGTGGGTTTGTGTGCTCTGCCCAGTTGAGCATAGAACACAGCGGAGTATCCAACTGCACCGTGATTGTGTGCAGCGTGACAGGTGTTAGCGGGATACTTTTGGCACCACGCATTAGACACAAATGCTCCTGGGTTCATACTAGCAAACTCTTGAAGCGGTTCGTGCAAGATTGTCATCAATTCTTCATAGTATTCTGGGTTGCGTCCTTGAGCATAATACTTGTGGAAATCGCTATACCCACCATTGAGATAATCATCTTGCATCAAATCCTGACACTCTGGATCGTTCCAGTTAATCTTGTTCAAGAAATACATCTTGATAGTTTCCCAGTCACGAACTGAGTGGATATAAACTGGAACTTTGAAGAGGTCAGTTTGCTTCATTTGCCTTTGGGTTCTAGAGCGATGTAGTATTCAAGCGGTGTGCCAGTAGATTGGAAGTGTCCGATCTTGTTCTTAGCAATACGAACTTTGTAATCACCTGGGAGGAGTCTGAGGTTCTCAACCTTGAAACAATAACAGAACTCATCGTCAGGATCTTTGAGAGTACCTACAGGAACACTGAATGTGTTGCTAGTCTCGTTCTTCTTGTCGCATACCATCAGGTTAATGTTCCCACCACCATTGTACAGACATAGATCAGGCACTTGGTAGACGGAAGCAGCACGGAGAAGGTCAGCAAGAGTATCAGTACGAAGATTAAATTCAACATCTACCCCAGGGATGTCCAGTTCCTTGGACGGAGGTTTCGTGATGATGTCAGGGTCCGAGTAGTAATACTGCGTCCTCGCTTGGTGGATCTCGTCTTTGATCTCAAGTTTCTGAGGGTCACTGAAGTCAAAAATTGGACTCTCAAACAACGAGAGACCAGAGAGGAACAGACCCAAGTCATAAATCGGGACCTGCTGAGGGAACTTTTCAGCAACTTCGACAGAAGCATAAATGTTGCGGTTGACAGAGATCGTACGGATTCTACTGCCAGGATCGATAACGATCGACTTATTGATAGTAGCAAAGTTTTTGAGGATTGATTGAGTTTTTTTAGAGATCTTGACTGTGCTCATTGAGGATACTGTTCAGTGATTTTTTCTTTTTGGGAGAAGTGATATAGAAGGACTGCGTAATGCATCACCTTGAGGAGATCCATTTTAGAGGATCCCTTCTTATCATAACGAGAGGCATACTTAAGGATGTTGCTCCTACAGAATGCCTCGGCATCACCACACGCTTCAATTAGATCAAGTGTTTGAATCTGATCATTGCCTGCTGAATAGTGACCTTGATATGTTCCTGAGATGTAGTCTTTCAAAGTGGTGATAGTTTCACCTTCTTCATACTTAAACGACATAACCATACTGTTCGCGTAGAATTTTTTTGTAAGGTTTACCCAATGCTCTTAGTTCAGTAACAAGTTTGAGTTTGTTGTGAAGAGCGGTGTCGCCACCCAGTTTAAGGGCAGCGACAACAGTGAGGAGTTCCTCATCATTAATTGGGAGGTCCATAGAATACCTTTAGTTTAACAGATTGATCACCCCAAGTCAACATCAGTACCACTTAGAGGTACAACTTTGTCACCTTCGGGTGCGAAGTCCGCGTCAATCTTATCATAGAGTTCAAAGAATGCTTGCTTAGTTTCCTCATCGAAACGATTGATGGAGAACTTGATAGCATCTTCCTTGGAACCGAAGATATTGAATGCCTTGGCAATGTGAACCAAACGACGAGTAGAGATCAACTCATCGATACCACCCTCAGCAAAAGTCCTGCGGATGATGGATGCCCAGTCAGCAAGACGCTTGCAGAAGTCAGCATCATCACAGATACCTTTAAGGATTTTAGTTTCAGTAACTACAGATGGGTAGTCCTGTTCGAGGGTAATAGCAAAACGCTCTAGGAATGCTTCATTGAGAACATTGGTTCCAACAAAGCGACCGTCATCGCTGCCTTTACCTTTAGTATTTGCAGTTGCAATAACATTGAATCCAGGGGCGGGTTTTACATAGCGACCAATCTTCTTAAGGAATACACCTTTGCCTTCAAGGACAGACTGGAGACAGAGAATCTTGTTTGATGCAAGGTCTACTTCGTCTAGAAGCAGCACAGTTCCTTTCTCCAGAGCATCGATGACTGGTCCATTGTGCCAGACAGTATTACCATCAACAAGACGAAACCCACCAATAAGATCATCTTCGTCGGTTTCAATCGTGATGTTAACGCGAATCAACTCCCTATTTAGAGAAGCACACGCTTGCTCGACACCAAGTGTCTTACCATTTCCTGACAATCCTTGGATGTAGGTAGGGTAGAACGCTTTGCTTTTGATAACTTTTTTGATTGTGCTGTAGTTACCGAAAGGAACGTAGTTAGGATCTGATGCAGGAACAAGAGATACTGATGGAGCAACTGATGCCTCGAACTGCTTACGTGCTTCAGCAACTGTGAGTTGCCATTTGTTGTATCCAGTTTTGTACTGCTTCATACGCTTCTTGACAGTAGCAAGAGAGCATCCGAAGTGATCAGAAGCAGAGAGAAGGTTAGGAACAGAAACTTCTGGTCCGAAGTTCTCTACAAGATAGTTGAAGAAGTCTTCGGTTGTGTAAGGGATGGGATCGAAAGGCATTTGTTTTAGTGTGTTTGTTTGTATGAATTAAGTATAGGGCATCTGTGGCACAGATGGTAGGTCAGTGTGCCACTTATGCGATTGTCTTACTAAGAGAAGAAAGCATTTTCTTGTTGCTGTTCTTGCCTTTGTAAAGTTTCTTGAAGGCGGCACGGATCTGCTTGAGTTCTGCACCATCAACAACATCGATAGACTCAGACTCCTCCAGATTGTTTGTAGGCATAACATAGAGTACATCGTACTTGGACTCATCGATCTGCACGAACTTCTCCTTCTTGAACTTTTCGTGAGCAAGGTCAACCCTCTTGAGGCAACCCATATAACCTAGTTGACGAAGGTAAGATGCTGTGTCACGAGGAGAGATAAGACGGAAACCGATAGTAGTTACCTCAGGGAATCTGTCCTTAAGGTTCTCAAGGAAGACGTTGAGTTGGTAAGAAGGATGATCTTCTTTCTCATAGATCTTGCCGATCTTACGGTCACGAAGTTGGCACCTACGTCCGTATGTATTCTCGAACAACCTTCCAGAGAAGAGGTTGGTACGCTCAGCGAAGTAGGATGCAGGACCAGACTCACCATCAGTCAAGACTGAGAGAGATACTTTCTGAGCACCAGTCTCCTTCTTGAACTGAGGGATGACAGAATGCATTGCAGAGATTGCCTCAAGGAGAGGTGTGCCACTAAGACCAAGACCAGGGAGGTGAGGGAAGTTGTAGTGACGACCATACCAGTGACCGTTGCCGCTGCAGTTAGATGCAACGTTTCTCCAGAATGTCAAGCAAGAACGCTCGAAGTCTTTCTTCTTCTTTGCTTCAGAGGAAAGCATTTCTACAAGGCAGAATCCGTTAGCGAATGAGATGTCACCGTACTGTGGTTTGAAACGCTCATCCTGAGGAAGTTCCTGATTGTGGAATGCATTCCAAGCATAGTTGAAAGCATAGCAACGGAATGGGATGTTGATCTTCCTGCAGAAGTGTGCAAGTTGTAGGACTTGCTTAGCAGTATCGAACAAGCAACCTGCCATAGAACCTGACCAGTCAAGAAGAAAGATCATACCGTGGTTCTTACCATCAGGTACAACAGTCACACGCTTGAAGATGTCATCGTTGTACTTGTACTGGTGCAACACAGTAGTGTTAAGAACACCAGTCTTAGATGTAAGTGAACGTGCATAGGAGTCTGCTGCTTTTCTGCACTCGAACTCCTTGATGAGGAAGTTGATTTCTTTCTGAGACTTTTTGATGAACTCGTTGTACTCAGTTACAGACTTAGCAAGATCTGCTTTCTCGTGCTCACACTCAGTAGCATTCCAGAAGTCTTCAGACTTTTGAACAACTGTCTCCCAACCAACAACAAGTTTGTTGCAGTCAACTTGAGGAATCTGAATGTACTCAGAGTCGTATGTGCTGTCTACAAGTTCCTTGACTGCTTCCTGGAATGCTTTGTCAGTCAATGCTTCCATAGGATCTGGTGTGTAGTTCTCATCAGAACCTTCGTTTGAAGCACCAGTTGGTTGCTGTGGTGTTTGTGATTCACCTTGCTTTACCTCAGAGTCTTCTTGAGGAGCATCGATGTCTGCTTTAGGATCGATGTCTTCTTGGAACTTTTCCTGATCATTGTTAGATGGATCAGCAGGGATGAAGTCACCTGATGGTGCACCTGACTCAGCACCTTGCTTAGGTGCAGGAGCAGAGACTGTTTCCATCTCTTCTTGCTTCTCCTTCATAAACTTGAAGATCTCGTTAGCAACGTCACACGCTTCTTGGAAGGTCTCAGCGTCACCAGTCTTCTTTACGAATACCTGCTCTTCAGAAGTGAAAGGAATATTTCTGTAGTTACCGATCTTGAACTGAAGATTGATACGGTCGATAAGGTTTAGTTTCTCTGGTTCAGATGCTTGGAAGAAATCTTGAGCATCTAGTTCAGCGTATCCTCTGTAGAAAGTTTTTGGAAGACCTGCATACTTACGCTTCATCAACTTCTCGATACGAGCATCTTCAGTAACGTTGACGTATGACTGAGGGCATTTGAACTGGTGCTCTGTCCACTCAGAAGGTGTGAATAGAGCGTGTCCTACCTCGTGAGATACGAGCAAGTCATATACAGTCTCACTTGCTTTGTCCCAGATAGGAAGAGTTAGAACTCTACGCTTGACATCGAATGATGCTGTCTGGCAGTTCTTGTGCTCGATGATAAGGTCTTCAGTTGCGAGCAACTTAGCGAGTGTACCTTTGACTCCTGTGTTTACGGTCATTTGTTTCCTTGTCTATGTACACATTATAAAACCCCTACGTGGTTGCGTAAGGGTTAAGTGGACACTTTATTAACTGTCTACTTCGCGTTGAATGCTATAGAAGTTCGTGGCATATTAGATCTGTTCTCAGATGTTTTATGTTCCAACCAAGATGGAAACAAAACTAAAGTATTGGGTGTAGCAGGAAAGAACCTGCCCTCCTCAGTACCCCACATTGCCATCTTGGAGAATGGATTTGGATTCATAAAGACGATGCCACCCATCTCTGGTGTGGTCTCGTGATAATAAACTCCAGATACAACAGAGTTCGCGTGAGTATGAACTGCTTGCTTAGATCCCTTAGGTAATCTATTTATCCAAGACTGAAAAATTTGTGCTTCTGGATATACTTGTTCCAAACAGTTGAGTACGAATTGGTGGAAGGATGATAGTTCATATCTTTTGAATAGTTGAAGACCATACATCCCGTTGTGGGATCCTTCGATAATACTTGGTTTTGCACCTGGTGAGAGGTGGGATAGAACCTCAGGATCGTCAGGTATTGAATCAATCTCTTTGATAATCGATGGGTTCTGATGAGAGAAAACATATAGAGTGGTTGGGAATAACTCTGTCTTGCAATGCTGCAAGGGGTTTAGGAAGTCTTGGGTAAACTTGGAAATCTTACTTCTCGGACTTTCTGGGGTATTTTCAATGTGAAACTGATTGACCATCGTTCTTGGTTCTCATAATTTTGTCTGACCTCGTGGTCGTTATAACCTGGCCAGAAGTATAAGTCACGCTCTCTTGGGATTTGACAGTGTGTGTATGCCCAATAAGGTTGTACTCTATTTAACGCTTCGACAGAGTGGTTGGGATGATAGAAATATATGTCCCCAGTGTCGCCTGGTGGTACCTTGAGGTAGTAAGTTCCTGCCATATCCGTATCTGCGTGGTTGTGACGCATTTGGAACCCACCTTTAGGATTGACGTTGACCCACATCTGGTAAATCTGGAGTTCTTCATCAAACCCTTGGATATTCGAGAGTACCCAATCTGCAAAGTCTGGATACAATAGATGATATTCAGCGTTAGAATGAATAGTTGAGTACCCAGTGCCATAGAAAATATTAAAATCTTGACAGATCTTGTCACGATTTTCTAGAAGATCAAACTTCAACTCATCGTGCTTGGCGTACCCATTGTTACTAGTGAAAAATGGATGACTAAACATTATTCGTAATTGAATGATTTACTAAAACCGTTGATCTTTTCAAAACGGATTTGCTTTTCAAACTTATCTTGAAGAACCTCACCCTTATGTGAGATAACAAAGAAGTTTGTTTCGTTGCCTAGACTCTTAAGAATTTTTAAGAGTTCATCAGTTGCTTGATTATCTAGGGATGAATCAAACACCTCATCTAGGATGAGGAGATTAGTGGCAACAGAGTTTTTTAGTTTCGCGATGTATCTCCAAGTGAATAGGAGTGACAGATCGATTTTCTGCTTTTCGCCTTCAGAGAATGAGGCATAGGAGAACTTGTCGCGATGACGAGACTTTATCACCTCACTAAACTCTTCGTCAAGGGTAAAATTCACGAAGGTATCCATATCACCTAGGTACTTATTGATCCTTTGATTGATGATAGGAATATACTTTGAGATAATCTTTGCCTTAATACCACCATCCTTGAGGAGGGTACCAACTAGTTTATAATCCAAGGTTTCTTTTGTAACTTTAGAACAAGATTCTTCTTTCTCGTCATAAGTTTGTTGGAGAATAACTAGTTGATCTCTCTCCTTCTTGATGTCAGGCAATGTATTTAGACGTTGAACGTGAGATAAGATCTCACTGTTCTCCTTCATCAGATTCTTTTCTTCATTATACAGACGGCGGATCTCAAATTGATCTTCCGTAAGTTTATCGGTCTTCTCTTTTATGCTAGTTACTAGTGACATAGTATCTGCAATCTGTGTGTCAAGTTCAGATACTGCACTACGCATCTCTTCGTATTTCTTGGAATAGATAGAAACCTTCATATTTCTAAATGATTCTTCAATATCCTGAGAGCAGGTAGGACAAGTTGAGTTCTTCTCAAAGAATGTTTGATCTTTCTTATACTTCTTACCTTTGTCCTGTAGTTTAGATTTGATTTTATTTTGTTTCGTGCAAAGACCTTCGTGTCTAAACAACTCTTCTTGCATAGACTTGAGTTCTACTACACGAGATTCAACGATGGAGATCTCTTCTTTGATCACCAACATCCTATCTTCGTTCTCTTTGAACTTAACTTGCTGTCTAGTAATACGTTCATCATTTACTGCTGACAACTTATCAACAGTTCTCTTCTGAGAATTGATTGCTTGTTCTGCAAGTTGTAACTGATGCTCACACTCTTTCAGTTGTTCTTTGTTATCTTTCATACGCTCCTTGAGGAGCATATTCATTTGCGAGAAGATCTGAATGTCCAGTAGATCTTCGATAACCTCCCTTCGATGAGGTGCAGACAACTGCATAAAAGGAACAAAAGTTGAACTTCCAAGTATAACAACCTGAGTGAAAGACTTGAAGTTAAGTTTAAGTATTGATTGTTCAAGGTATTTTTGATAGTCTCGATTCGCAGCGTCTTGATCCACGAGGGAACCATTCCTCCAAATCTCAAATACATTGGGTTTCATTCCTCGTACGACTTTGTACGAAACAGATCCAATACTAAAGTCTATCTCAACGAGGGTATCTCTTTCGTTAATAGTATTTACCAACTGTGATTTGGACACCTTACGAAAAGGTCTATTGAACAATCCAAAACACAAAGCATCCAACATCGTGGACTTACCTGCACCGTTAGGACCAACAACAAGAGTTGAGGAAGTATCGATGAGATCTAGTTCAGTAAAATTATTTCCAGTAGATAAAAAATTTCTCCATCGAAGTTTCTCAAATACAATCATAGTTAATCGTCTTCGGGTGGTACCACTACCTGATTAGGTTTTACAATAACGTAGTCATAACGATGAGCAAGACAGTTCTGTACTACGAGATCGAAGTCAACCTCAAGGACATCTAACTTACGAGAATAATCGTTTGCCTCTAGCATTAAATTATAACGTACTGCATCGTCCTTGTCAACAAAAATTTGCACTGCTTTTGGACCCTTAGGATTTTGTTTTCCTTTAGGGGTTACAGCATACACACCTCCAGTTGAAGCATCAGAGAGAATGAACATTATAGATTGAGAGACTCCACGTATAAGGACTTCAGAATGTTAACGACGTTTTTCTTATCAACAGATTCTTCCAAGTCCATAACGTAAGTTTCTAGGATACTCATCGTATCTTCCATCTTCACGTCTTCTTTAACATCGGGTGCATCTAGTGTCAGATCCTCAATAATTTTTAGATCTGCTACATCTGCCTGTTGAATTGCTTTAATCATACGATCAAACCACTTTTGATTAGATCGATTCTGAACGATTAGTTTGACGAATGCTCCTTTGAGTGGAGACAAGTCTGGAATATCATCGTAATCATTTCTAGAATCGTCATAATATAACTTACAGAATATATCGTATGGATTTTTAACAAACGTTAACTTTAATGTATCAGTATTTAGGATATGGAACCCACGCTTCTGACCGTAATCATTCCAGTAGAGTTGGTACGGGTTACCGAGGTATTGAATGTTACCTCTCCTAGATTTCATATGATAGTGACCAGTACAGACTAGAGGGAACCTTTCATATCTTGCAGGATCCTCACCGTGTTCCATCACGTGCCCTGGGACTGCTTCAAATCCATTGAGTTCCAAGTGTCCAAGAACAATGTCTGCCTTAGAGTTATCAATGATAGCATCACTGGTATCCTTATTGTCAGGACAGATCCAAGGTAGGAATAGGACTTTCTTATCTGCGAACGTCAGTTCTGTTGGTGTCTCAATGACAGTAATATTATCGTACTCACCCAGTAGATGATTGGGTGCATTCACACGTAGAGTATTCTTGTAATAGATGTCGTGATTACCGATAAGCATAATCATTTTTACACCCATCTCTTTGAGCGGGTCAAACCACATCTCCTTTGCAGCATCTAGAGATGCAAAGTTGATAGACTTACGTTTGTCGAATGTATCACCCAGACAAAACACTGTCTTGATTTTATGCTTCTTGATATATGGAACTACAGTATTCGTATAGAACTCTCTGTACTTCTCTAGGAAGACAGGATGATCGTTACGAACACCGAAGTGTTGGTCAGTAATCAGGAGAACCTTCACTTCTTCCACTCCTTCTTTTCATAATCATAGTTGGGATGTGGTGCAGCAGGCACCCAAGGTTTCTTGGATCTATTGTTTATTACAATAAACTTATCAGCAGCAAACGTCCCTGCCACATTAACTTCTATCTCATCACCATCTTGCCAGTTAACAGTGCCATCCTTTTTAGTGTGACGCATTGCTTCTTGGATCTTCTCGATAATTTCAGTTGTTAATTCCATAGGGTGTTAAGTCGTATTCTACGAGGGTAATACCTTCGTGGTGTTCTCTGATTGGTTCACCAACCTTTTCTACAAGACGTTTAAGAATATCCTTCTTAGTAATATTGTAGGGTGCAGGTGCGTTGCCTACACATATACGAAGACATTGAAGTTCTTCGTCATCAAAAGATAGGTCAGTCATTTGAGTTTAGGTGTATCGAAGAGCATCTTATCGATGTAGTCCTCTGCAAACTCTTTACCAAACCACTGGGTCAGAACTGCGAGAGTCTTCTTGTTTTGTTTCTGGGATTTACAGTACCAGATCTGATCATCCAATCTTAGCATATTATTCACCCATCTGTCATCCCTTTTAGATCTCTTCACCCAGTCACAATATATTAGGAGAATGTTATTGACCAAGTTGACAAAATCTTTTTGCTCATTCTCAAGATGCAATCTCTGGAACTTACAGAATGGAGAGAAGATCTCACCCCATAGTGGTAGTGGTCTCTTGTGTGTAAAATGATATGAGTTTGCTAGTGGTGCTATACTATAATAAATGTTACCAGTATTATGTACAGGAGATACATCTACAATAGCAGCAGTGACTGTATTCCTAGTTGCAATAATGTCTGCACCAAAAATAGGTATAGGGTACTCGAAGTCTGGAAAGAACACACAGTGGAGTACATCTAAATTATTTGTCTTTGCTATTTCAAGGTGTAACTTACGAAGACCTTCACACTTGTAGATCTCATTGTGTATGACAAGATCATCTTTGATAATTTCTTCGTGATCTGTTTCAACTTGTTCAGCATCTAGATCTTCAATCGCAAAACGAATGACAGATGCAAGTTGATCGATAATCATTAGTAACGATTGTTCATCTCAATACGGGACTTGATACTATTCAGTTGTGCAGTATCTCCATCACCATCAGAGTGGAACACCTGATCAAAACCTGACTTCTCAATGATCTTATCTTTAATATCCATCTGTCTCTTCTCTTTAGCAATTCTTCTTAGGAATGCATAGTAAACGATTTGAGTAAAATATGCAAAAGGATTCCTGCTTTTAGCAGGATCGAAATTGTCAATATACTGAACACAATTCTCAATGCCATCACTAATCATATCCTCCTTGTACATATAGTTGATGAAGTTAGGTCTATATGAAAGGTGGGTGGCAATCTTTAGAAAACACTCTCCAATATATTCGTTGATCCTAGGTTTGGGTTTCTCTTTAATCTTAGCGATCTCTACACGGTCACGATAATCCACGATAGCAGCAAGGAACTTCTGGTTATCTACATAGTGCTGATTTTTAGTTCTCCGTGCTGCCATTAATGCCATCGGTAGGTTTAATTCATATTGAAATCATAACAGAGAACAGGGTTTTCGTCAATGGATATTGATACCCTTGACAACACTCTCTGAAACAATTATGATCAACACTGTCAGGGTTGCAAAGGATATTCTTAGCTATTACCATTAAACAGTTGTTCAAGTTTCTTTCTTGCTTCTTCTAATGTACCGATAAGTCCCATTTCGTGAGTGAGTTCAACACTCGAATCAGGGAGATCATCGGGAGATTTTTTTAACTCTTGTTTTACAAAGAACTTATACATCATTACTGCATCCTGCGACATCGGCGCGATCGTAATGATTCTCTCTTCAGGAATAATAAAGAAATCTTCATCAGAGAAAACCATCCATCTCTTGAGTCCTACTGCGACCGCCCGTTTCTCGTCAATAATTTTATCAGTAGCGTGCACCTTGGCGGGGTCTTGAATGAATGCACAGTAGAAACCTTTATGCTCCTCTACCACAACAATACGTCCAAGCAGTTCCTCTCCAGATGTAAGTTTCATACATCCAAAGAATTCTTCGTCAGGTTTGATGTAATTTAGAGACATACTATTCTCCTAGTTTGATCTTTGTGATTGAATAGTCGAACTTCTCATCCTTATAAGTACGAATACGTTCAACTAAATGGTTCAAGGTTGCATTATTAAAATGACCATTGCTTATATCATCAGCAAAATCATATAGAGTTGCTTGACCTTTCGAGTCGTGCTTCCGTAATGCTCTACCAATAGACTGAAGATTGCGAATCCTAGACTTTGATGGAGATGCAAATATTACATTATGTAAGTTTTTTATATTGATACCAGTTGAGAACGTCCCGTACGATGCAAGGATGATTGCATTGTCTGTGTTCTCACAAATCTGGCGTGCTTCTTCTCTTTCGTCTGTCGGAACCTTTCCGTGTATAAAGAAGATACGCTTATCTCCTCCCTTGCTATTTATCATTTCGTAAAGAGGTTCTCCGTGTTTCTCCACGTAGTTGAATAGAACCAGAGTATTCCCAGGTAAGTCTCGCGCAAGACCAGTAATAATTTTATTTCGTTTCTCGTGAGTTATGATATAATTAATCTCATCTTGATAGTCAGCGAAGCGAGTATAATTATGCTTACACAACAGGATGTTTATCTTCAGTTCAGTCAGATGTCCTTTCTTCTGCAGATCCTTTGTGCGTATAGCATTATTCACCTTGCCAAACATACCTTCCAGTTGCAGTTGATGACACTGCATACCGTCAAGGGTGCCAGTCAATCCAATTCTGTACTTGGCATTGTGGCATTTATTGAGGATTCCTGTTAGCGACTTTGCTTTGTAGAGGTGCGCTTCATCACCGATAACAACATCAAACCTATTAAAGTAATTTTTAGACTCCTTGTAGATAGATTGCCACGTAGATATGACGACAGGACTCTCTGTATAACGTTCTCTTCCTCCGTAGATCTTGTGAATGGTGTCGCGAGCGTAGAATCCATACTGTTCAATGTCTTTATAAAGTTGTTCAACCAGTGAGGTTGTGGGTACGATAATTAATATCTCTCTCTTATATTGCAGATGCCACCTGAGAAGACAATAGATTATGAAGGATTTTCCAGATCCAGTGGGAGAGAGTAATAGTCTACGGTTGTGCCGAAGTGCTGAATAAACACTTTGGAGTTGGTAATCTCTCGCCTTGAAAGGAGTACCCAGAGATCTAACAAAACCATTAACTGCCTCGGGTGTGATAAGTGTGTTGACTTCACCTGGTGTACCGCAGAATTTGTTGTCTTCTATTGTATAAGTATATTGCTTTTTCTGTAACCATTCTTCAAGATAGTGGAACAAACCTAAAGGTAGTTCTCCAGTCCCAGGAGAGTATAGACGGATTCTTCCGTCCCAATACTTGTATCTCTTTTGGGTTTTAAGGAACTTTGCATCAGGGACCTCAAATGTGAAGTAGTCAGACAACTCCTTATGTACACTGAGTTCCGCCCTGATTTTCAGGAACGCTTCATTCTTCTTTTCAATGGTTACCATTAGACAGGGAATTCAAACCGCTTTGCATCAATCGCATTCTTCACTTGGAATCCGCGATTGTTAATCATCTTTAAGATGTTCTCAATATAATTTATACAGGTTTCGAAATAAGTTACTCTGAGTGATTGCTTCTGAATCTCTTCATCAGAATCTAGGAAGGTGCTTAGATCTCCCTTGAGTACCTTAAGGTCAAAGACCTGTCCCTTGTCATCAGGTTTCTTACCGCTGTACCATAACCACTTCTCACGGTAAACTCTCTTGAGTTTGAGTTTCTCATCCTCAAGGATTAGTTTGTATTTGTTGTAGTAGATGTGATACTTTTGATGTAGACTTGGTATAACCAGTGACTCGTTGCCCAAATCCGCCTCATTAAAAATAGAGTCCTTAGACCAGGACTCCTGCAACTCTTCAAGTAGCGCCATAATTTACTTTAAGTTTTTCTTCCTAGTACCTTCGAGACTTTGGATCTCATAGGATAGGTAATCAAATGAACAAATTGCTTGGAAATATTCTTGGTCACTGAGAGTGCCATCAAATTCTAATGTGCTAAGTTCTACAGGTTTCAAGTTCTTGAAGAGAACATTGTATATTGGTTGGAAATTAGAATTCAAGACAGTCAGTGTACCGTCTGCGAAGATTAGATCTTGTCCTAATGACTTTGCTTTTGACTTTGTGTCTGTTGCATCGATGAACTCTTGACGCTCCTCGAATCTTTCAGGAACACCAAGACCACGGATCCAGTTATGTAGGATAAGATAGTTCTCCATATCTTCATCTACAAGAAACTGTAGATTAAAACGACCGTAGTCTATAGTACCCTCAATGTAGGTATCTCTATATGGAGTAGGTTGCTCAACCAAACTTAAAGAGATGTTTGGTATGTTTGCCATTTGTGCCAAGTAACTAACCTTAGGATACTTAGCAAGTGTAAAGCGAAACCCACCTGGTGAGAGGAAATTCCTATTGCTTATTTGCGTTTGAAAAGACATTATCTATTTTGTGGTGTTTCGCCAATTCTATTTATTCACGATATTCTTGGAGTATATGAAGGACACGATTAAGCATAAAGTGGGCACCATCTTCCCAGTCCTTAGACGCTCCGTGATAAGTCCCATTAAAAATTTCTGTTTTTAGTTTGAGAACCTTGACGTTCATCTCATCTTTTGTCACGTAGTTACGCCCTGACATATGATACAGTATCTTAATTATACAGTATTTAATAAAAAAAGGACCCCGAAGGATCCTTTTGATGACTGAATATAAGCGATCGCTTACATAAGGTTGTCAACCAAACTACGTCTGTAGTAACGGTTAGCGTTAGCAGTAAGAGCGCCACTACCCTGAGTTGTACCTTCAGCAAATGGGTTTGCAACAAGACCGTATCTTGTCTTAAATCCGATTTTTGGTTGGAAGGTGTCCTGACCAACGGCTCTAACCATTTGGAGAGGAACATAAGGACAGTAGAACAGACCTGCATCATATGCAGAACTACCCTTGTAACCTGCGACATAGAAGTGTCTGTCGCTGATGTTAGCAGAATAAGGATCAACATAAACCTTGATTCTACCGTTAAGAGTACCAGCAAGTGTGCTGGAGTTGTCATCAGGAAGAAGGTTGCTGTTGCCTGAAAGTGCGGGTGTGTAGTCAAGAACGCCTGCCATTGACAATGCAGATGCAACGTCAGCAGAACAGATCAGGATGTTACCCTTACCGCGTCTTGTCTCGTGCCCGATGGCATTCATATCTCTTTCGATGTTGAAGAGAAGACCTTTGAACTTCTCAACTGACCATCTACCGTTGGAGTCAACGTCAAGATCGAAAATACCTGCAGTTGCTGTGTTTGACTGAGAACCAGGTCTTGCAACCTTGTACACAGTTCTAACAACTTCACGGTTGATCTCAGCAAGAACCTCAGTAGACAAGATGTTTGCCAACTCAGATTCAGCGTCAAGTCCGTGAACTGCCTTAAGATCTTGAGCAAGTTCCAAACTGTACTCTGCCTTGAGTGCTCTGGACTTCGCAGTCACAGTAACTTTCTCAATGCTGAAGTTCATTTCAGCGAAGGCATTAGAACCAGTACCGAGAGTCTCAGACTCATCAGTTCTCATTCCTGTACCGTTGGTGTATGTACCAGAGTCATTAAGAAGACCTGGGTTTGATCCTGCCTGAGCAGAACCTGCAGAACCGAAACCGCTAGTTCCTGCGGCGTCAGTACCTGTGAATTGTGAATCTGCTTCGTTGAAGAATGCTTCGTCACCAGATGCTCTGTTAGTACCGTATCTAGATCTCATTGCGAAGATCAGACCAGTAGGACCAGTCATAGGTTGAACGCCTGCAATGTCATAAGCAATAAGCTTAGGCATTGAACGTCTGATCAAGGAGATCAGAACAGGGTCGAAACCTGCAACAGGACCAGTTGCTGTAGCGTCAGCAGAGAAACCTGCTGCACTGCTTGAAGAACCTGTAGAGTTAGTAGGTGCTGCCTCAGTAAGGATGCCTCTTTCTTCCTTCAGGAATGATTCTTGGTTTTCGAGCAGGATTGCGGTGACCGCCTTTTTGTAGTTGTCCTTGATGGAATCAAGACCCTCACAATTAAGAACGGGTGACCACTTCTCCTGCAGATGCTCGGATTTGAACATTTGCTTTATACCTCTTTGGGTTTATAGGGAAAAATAGTTTTAATGACTAAATCACTTAGTCCAACGACGGAGTGCATCAACGTACTTAGACATTGAATCCGTCATCTCTGTATCCACAACAGGTTGTACATCCTCAGCGATCGTTTCTGCTGCAACGCTAGGTTTGCCGCTGAAGTACGACTCTCTAAGAGTCTCGATTTTGCTGCGGAATGACTCTTCATCTTCAAACTCAACACCTTCAGAGAGACCTTGGAGTTTCTCTTTCTCGGTAGATGCGAGACCTTCTGCGATCTCACTCACGATCCCATTCTTAGCGAACGATGCAACTTCATTTGTAAGTGCAATGTTCTTATCAATTTGTTCGTTGAGTTTTGCTTCCATCTCATCTAGTTCAGTCACCATATCGGTAATGATGTCTGCTTTTTCTTCGGGAACTTCAATGTGGTTCTCGATGAAAACTTGTTTAAGTCCACTAACTACGCTCTCTGCGATCTCTGCTTTGAGACCAGTTTCAACAGCGAGTTGGTTAGCATCGATCCATTGCTGACAAGCATATGTAAGATACTCATCTACCTGCTCAGCAAGGGAAGACTTAATGCTTTCGACTTCCTCTGAAAGAGTAGCAGCATATTCAGTGTGAACACGCTCTAGTTCTTCATTCAGTCTTGATACGACAGCAGCTTCAAAGATAGTTGCTGCTTTTGTTTTGAACTCTTCAGAAAGATCTTCGCCTTCTGTAAGAGCAGCAACATCCTGAGAGACATCGATCTCAATAAGATCTTCGCCTTCAGCATTTTCTGCTTCCACTGATTCGTGCTTCTTAGGTGAAGCATCGGAAGGTTTTGTCTTTGGTGATGCTGCCTGTGTTTGTGATGGAGTCTTCAGTTTGTTTGACTCATCATCAGGTTTTGAGTTCTGAGGTGTAGGACCTCCGAGATTCTCAACGCCACCCAAAGAAGAACCGTCAGCAACAGCACCGTCGAATTTTGCTTCGGTGACTTCCTGCTTTTCTTCGGATGCCATTACTTCATTCTCTTGTGACATTAGAGTTGTCTCCTTAGTAGTCTTTGCTATTCGTAAAAATATTTATACTCACAGGGAGTTTAAGAATTTTGAAAACGCGGAAATCTTCCGCTCTTCAAGAATCTTGCTACTGGCAGCATTGTCAATTTGCCTCTTCATATGGTTAATTTCAGACTCTTGAATGATTCCGTTATTCCAGATCCATTCTTTGCCTTCCATAATTCCATTGACAAAAGCATCGGGTGCTGAAGGATCAGCAACAATGTCTGCTGCGGTTGCCAACATAAAATCATCAGCAACTACTTTTGCTCCGTCACGAGTTTCTTGGAGTGAACCAATTCCACGTGATGAAACACCTAGTTTCACGCCTTCACCCAAAAGGTTCTTAGCGATGTTACCCATAGGAGTATCTAGGATTCTTGCTCTTCCTCTGAAGTTGTTACCTTCTTGGACTAGCGATGTGATCAAATGTGATACACGGTCGAGGTTAACTGTTGGTCCATCAGGATGTCCCAGTTCGCCGAGGGCGCGACCATTTTTAACAAAAGATTCATTGTATTTATCAACTTCTCTACGGAGTGTGTTGATAGGGTACATTCTTCCATTGCGATTTTTGATCTCGCCTTGTAGGAATGTTCCTTCTATGTATAGATTTTTCTTACCGTTCTTCTCCTCAGAAAGGATCTGAACGTCTTCAATCTGTTCCGTAATCAGTTTCATTTGGTTCCTCTTGAGTTTCAGGTTGCATCCAGTCACCTGCAATTTCCTTTTTCTTTGCTTCTAGAGCATCGGCGGTAATTGCTTTCATCGCATCATCAACTTCACTACTGAGATCTTTCGATCCCGAAAAGATTTTGTTGACGATTTCTTTCGCTTGAATTGATGGCATAATAAATGTCCTCGTACTTAATATTTAGAATTCTCCGCGTTTATAGTCTGCAGGAGGAATAGACTCAACACCTGTTGGACCCTCTTCTTCCATCTCTTCTCCCTCCATTCCTTCTGCTCCAGGTGCCATAGGTTCACCTGTCATAGGATCAATAGAGGCAGGATCAGGGATCTTACCCTCTTCAATTTCCTTCTCAATCTGATCATCGATCTCATTCATTTCCGCATCAGTATGCTTAAGAATTTGACGACGAATATATTCAGCAGAGAAGTATCTACCAACGAAAGGATCCATTGTCTGAACTAGGTTTAGACGCTCTGTAAGGATCTCTTTCTCTTTAAGTTCAGAGAAATAGTTGTCAGCAACATAGTCATACTGAATATGCTCTGCCATATCATCCCACTCTTCAATGCTGATAACACCTTTCAGAATGAGTTGTGTCTTGAGTAGATCGTGAAGCAGTTCAGAGAACTTCTTACGCAGACGAGTTACGAACTTTTGGAACTTAATCTCGTCACGTGTGATCTCTGCTGCGCGACCTAGGTTAAAGGTTGACTCTGATTCCAGACGTGACTCAGGTACATTTAATGCACGGTAGAGTTTCTTCTGGAAGTATTTGACATCCTCAAGTTCTCCAAGATTCTGTCCACCTGGGAGCGTAGTGATTTCAGTTCCTCTACCGCCTTCCCTTCTGGGTAACCAGAAATCTTCGAGCATCGACATAAATTTTCTGTCATCTCTGATCTCTCCTGTGTCTGCGTTATAAACCAACTTGTTTCTATAACGAGACATAACCTCGCGGAGATATTGTTCTGCCTTTTGCTTAGGAAGATTACCAACATCAATATAGAAAATACGACGCTCAGGTGCTCTTGACAGTCTGTAGATAACAAGACTATCTTCGATCATCCTCAGTTGGTTGAGTGCCTTGATTGCTTTATGAAGATGTGACATAATCACATTCTTATTCATATCTTTCAAACCACTGTGGGCGAAAGCGATTGCATCAGGGGCAACCTTGATACCTGCAGTCTCCATTCCTCGGAGACCTTTAGGGTTGTAAACGTAATACTCTGCGGACTTAGGAGCAATCTGTGCTTCCATTGTCCTTGGGTCAACAAAGGTCTTATCTTTAGGACGCTCTAGTTCAATTACTTTTCTGATCTTTCTAGGATCAATGTATCTGAGTTCTGTGATACCACCTCTAGGGTTCTTGGTATCAATCATCTTGTGATAGTAAATCTTTCCGTCAATATACCAACGACGGAAGATGTCGTATGCCTTCTTATCAAAGTCAAGAAGACGGAGAATATTAAAGAACTCCTCTCTAATTTTCTTCTTAATACCTGCACTGACCTTGAGGTTAGACAACTCAACATCCACAGGAGTGTCATCTAACTCACCTGCGATTGCTTCATTAACCACATCATCGATAGCACGATCACACTCAGGGTGGATCGACATTGCGCGGTATCGACGAATCAGGTCGTTTTCATCTTTGTATGTTCCATCAAGATCGATGGCGGTACCAAAATAACCACCACCTGCAACGGGGGTCGCTGCATCATCTGACTCTTTACGCACGAAAGAAGGACCCTTCGCAGAGTCCTTCTTGGCACGTTCAAGAGAATAACCAAAAAGTTGGGACATCTAATTATTAGAATTTTCTTCCCAACTATTTATACGGTTTCAAATTAACCGCCTGAGTTACCAGTGTTGATGTCTGTGTCGTAGGTCCAGTATTGTACTTGGAATTCAACGGTGTACTCTTCAGGAGTATCGTTGGTTCCCCAGTCAAGATCGATTGCAGAAATGTTAGATGGCCAGATACCTTCGAACTTGTAAGTACGAATGATCTTACCTTTTCTATCCATCTGTCTAACCTTTGCTGTCGCTTGATAATCAGCGATAGTGTTAGCGTTCTGGAAGTTCTGCTGCAGTGCTTGAATGTTGGTTGACCAAGATTCGAAGAATGCTCTGAACTTGAAGGACTGGTCATTAAGAACAGTCACTGTCCAAGGTTCAAAGGTTCTGTCGCCTGCTACCTTGAGGATTCTTCCTCTGTAAGGTACTTCAACAACACCCACTGTAGATGCAGGGATGTTTGCTGCCTTCACAAGGAAGGTACCGAAAGCGGATGCTTCGGATGCGTTGAGTTGAGATCCACCTGCAGAGTTCTCGGAAGCATCTGCTGATGATCCTGCAACACCACCTGATTGAGGTGATACTCCATCCTGAAGGATTGGAGGTGCATAGATTTCTACTTGGAATAGATTAGGACGTGCAAAGTCCTTAACTTGATCTCGGAAGGAAAAGATGGGAGCGCGGATTGCGCTCTGCTCCACCTGTCCTGGTTGTGATTCTGCCATTGTTTGTCTCCTAGGTTAGTCTCTTGAATCAGGAAGTAACTTCAGCGAAACTAGAACCAGTTCTAGTTGCAGTGAATGTAAGAGTGATGTAGTTGATAGAACGTGTAGGTTTCACGAAGATCTCCGCGAAGAACTCTCCTCTATCAATCGCCTCAGGTGGGTTGTTGCTGCTGTCGCAGACAACCAAGAAATCGATAATGCCACGACGTGACTGAACCGAACGGAGGAACGGTTCCACGATGTTCTTGAAGGAAGCGCGAGTAAACTCGTCGTTCAATTCGAACAGTTGAGTCTTTGCTGCTTCTGAGATTGCATCTTCAAGTACCAAGAACAAGCGACGAACGTTAATTCTGTCGAATGCTGATTGATATGAAAGTGCAGTCTTGTCTCCGAAGAGGACAATACCTTGTCCAGGGAATGCAACCACAGGGTTGACACGAGCAGCGTACAGTCTGTCTCTATGATCCTTCAGAGGTGAGTAAGCAAGTTTGATTGCGTTTCTCAACTGTCCTCTGTTGAATCCTGCAGGAGAGAACCACGCTTCTGAATTCAGAGTTGCGCTAAGTGTTAGACCTGCAAGGTCAGCGTTACAAGGAAGGTAACGATACTTATCGTTGTACTTGTCGTAGATGTACTTGTAGTTGTTATCAAAGACAGCGTATGATGTGCTAGACAGTTTATTGAAGTAATCAATAGTTCTGTTAACAATCACGTTGGTATCGCTAAGACCAATCACGTCATTACGTGGAGGTGAAACGAATGCCAAGCAATCCTTACGGGTTGCAGCGATGTCAATGATCTTTTGTGCTTTAGCGATTGTGTCGCTAGTGTCTGCCATCGAAGGACCCATCAAGATGTAATCAATATCAATGGTTTCCTTGTCAGCGATGAGGTCGTATGAACCGAGGATCTCAGATCTTGAAAGTGTGTAACCATCAGTACCGCCTTGGAGGTGGTATCTAACAGTAGAACCTTTTGAAGTTCCGATGATCTCGCGACCGAGTGCAGTTTCGGTAGTCTTGATTGCAGCAGTCTGCTTGATCAAGTCAAAGTGTCTTGAAACTCCAGATGCACCGAAGTCACCGTTAGCACCAGTATCAACATCAAAGATGCTTCCAGTCTCGTGTGCACCCCAGTAGATATATTGTGAGATGTTCTTAATAACGTCTCTGTAGAAGATGGTCTCGCCTTGAACGCCTTTAGCATCCATTGACTTAGACACGAAGAGGAACTTCTCAAGAACCGCACCAGGTGTACCAGTGAGTTTGCCATCTCCATCAAGGACGAGGATGTGCATTTGGTCCTTAGAACCACCACGGTCTTCAACCCAAGGTGATGTGCCAGGTCTAGGAGCAACGTTTGCCCACTTCTGATTGCCGCCGAAATATCTTTCGTCGTATTCTGATCTTACAGAAGCAACGTTCACGTTAGGTGAACCTGAAGCGTTGTCGTCTGAGATAGTGTAGTTTGCTTCGAATCTTTCTTGTGATGCGTTAGTGATTGTAAGAAGTTGTCTTTCAACTGCTTCAACCTTACCCTTGTCACCAGTTCTAGATCCACCAGTCTCTGCACTCCAGAGAGCGATTACATCGCCAACCTCAAGAACATCAGATGAGAGTGAGTAGTTAACATCAATCTCGATCTTTCTTGTAAGAGGATCGTATGCAACCACTTGACCTTGAACAGGAATACTTACAGGGGAAGAAGCGTCTGTTTCTCCTCTCCAGTATTGTCCGCTTTCAAAGTCTCCTGCGATGGATGCGGAATCCATTGTGACCACGATTCTATAACCGAAGATCTTACCGCCTGCGTTAGCACCGCTATAAGTTACGTCAGTTGTAGTTTCGAATTCCCACTCAGCAGTGGTAGGTTGTGAAAGTGAAAGGATCTGGTCAGCACCCGCGTCGGTCATTACGATGCGGAGGGAGTTACCATAAAGACCAGGGTGTCTAGCAGCAAACTTCCAAGAGTTAGAAGCGCCTTCAACGTTGCCTTCATACTCTTCGAGATTTCTAACAAGAGGAGCACTAACACCAGTTGATGTTTGTTCGTTGATTGTTGTCTTACCTGCAGTAACAACCAAACGCTTAATGGACTGACCATCAGTCTGTGCAGCAGCAGTTGTTTCCAACTGACCACGCTCAACAGTCAGATCATTACCTGCAATAGCAGTCACCTTAAGAATCTCGTCAGAGATCAAGATGTGATCGTTTAGTGCGACAGCAAGAGAAGCAACAGAAGTAACCGTCAGTGTTGTACCACCTGCAGCAAGCGTACCTCCTTGGTTCATCGTTGTGCTATTACCTGAGTCTTCGATCAGAGTAATAGATGCACCTGCTGCGTGTGAAGTTGCTGCAGTTGCAAGTTGACCACGTTGAACAGTAAGGTCGTTACCTGAGACGTTAGTCACTCTAAGAATTTCAGCGTCGATCAGAATCAAATCGCTTGTGGCGAAGTCTGTCGCTGCTGTAACTGTAAGAGTTGTGTCTGCACCAGAGAAAGTAGTGACAACAGTCTGTGCTGTGTCAATAGCGTTCTTAAGTGAAGAACTGTTTGTACGGATAACTTTTAGTGTACCACCGTACAACAGGAATTGTGCTGCTGAATACCAGTATTCGTAGTTGTAATCGTTAGGGCGACCGAAGACAGCAAGAAGTTCTTTCTCGCTAGTTACGTCTACAATCTTATTAACGGGACCCTTTTCAAAGGAACCGACTATCACTGCAACATTATCTAGAGTCGCGTTAGCAACCGTAGTCAGATCCTTTTCAAGAACAACGACCCCTGGTGAAAGTTGGGTAGATGCCATTGGTTAGCTCCTTGAAAATCTCAATCTATTGCTGAAATTATTTAGGAAAAGGTATTGTTCAAGCGGGGAAACGGAACGTGAACATTACCAATCAGGATATGAAGATTCCTTTCGTGGTTTGGGTTTTTGCTTTCTTGTCTTACTCACTCTTTTCTTCGTACAGTATTTGCACTCATATGAATATGCAGAGGGATTTTGTCCTCTGTCTTTACGTGTCTTATAAAAATTATCAGTGAGTGATAGAGTTCTCAAACATTTCCTACACTGTCTATCTACGAATAGGAATGCCTCTAGACTCAGTTCATCTTCAAGACTCATCTGCTCGTTCCAGTTCTTCTATTGCATTGACTGGTACCTCGTGTCCACCGACACTATACCAATGCTCTCCTTCCCTAACACCTAAGTATGCTAGATCGCTGAAGGTATTTTCTCTGAGCATTGCTTGGAGGCGATAATGAATCAAATCACTCTTCTTCACTTTTCCTCGCTGCATAACCCATTACGAATCCAAACGAAAACAACACTAATATGAATAGTGTCGTTGCCATCGACCCTAACAGTGTTTCTACTTCAATCATCGATACTCCCACATATAAGAGCGATCACCATATTCATCGGTATGCCAGACCTGTCCTTCTGGATCTACGATGACATCATCATTGAGTCCATCATCCATAAATCCGAACGGTGCCATATCCGCTTCAATCGCTTCGCGTTGTTCTTGATACATTCTAGCACGAATATCGTTATCGTGGAGTTCCTTAAAATAATCCTGAACTGCCAACCACGAGAACATAACCAGACACATAGCAAGGTCATCGTGGCAACCTTCTTCTGCCTGCCAGGACTGACCCTTCTGAATGAATGTAGTTAGTTCTGCAATGATGTCATAGTCAGTCAACAATAGTTTGTCATCTTCAATCAGTGCTTTCATATTGGAGCAACCAACCTTCTTAACTGCGGTTGACATCTTGACACCAAGTTGTACCTTACCACCAGAGAATCCTTGACCAACAACCTGTCCTGCTCTACCACGCATTGCTGCCATCAGTAGATTGTCATACTCAAGATCATACTGTATAATATCTGCAACCTGACCACCGATGTCATTTACTTCTACAAGAATGTATGCGTGGTTATATGCTCTTCCAACCTGACAAATAATATCGGGGAACAGTAATGGTTTTATTTCGTTATTTCTATACTTCGCTACTAATTTATATGGTACTGTTGTCGTATCAAATACAGTAAACGCTGAGTAGTCTCCATCAATACCTCTTGCTACGTCCACTGTCATAGTATAATTATGTCCTTCTTCTGGTTTCTGAAATACATCGAGACCATTCTGTCTTTCAATAGGATCTTCGTAGGTCATCACTCTCAACTTACTTGGAGAGATCAAAGTATCAACAGAGCCCAGGAACTCACATTCGAACTCAACACGGAATTGTTGTTCACTTGTGTTACGGATAGTCTGTGCTTTCCATTCAGCATCTCTTCCTGGAACCTCAGACCAATGTACCTCTGTTGGGATATATTCATTCGTACCACGCTCTGCATCGTGCCAGAGTTTGTAGTACATATTCATCCCGTGTGGAGTAGAGATGATAATAACTTTGGTAGACTTACCAGATGAGATAGTAGGATAAACAGAACTAAAAAACTGATCTGCAATGTTGTTCGGAACGAACGCGAATTCGTCCAGAAATATGACGTTAAAAGACATACCCCTGACAGCACTAGCACTAGTAGATGCAGCAAGGAGTTTACTTCCGTTCTCCAGTTCCACTGACCCTTTGTTCCAGCCAATAATACCTTGCTGCATCCATTTAGGAAGGTTCTCGTAACTGAGTTGTAAACGTCCCAACATCTCTCGGGCAGTCGCTGCTTTGTTTGCGAGGATTGCGACATTGACGTTATCGTTAAAGATTACATACCATAGAAGATATGCAGTAACAACGGTTGACTTTCCAGACTGTCTTGGTAGTTTTGCAATATTAAATCTATTCTCGTGAAACCTGTTGACCATCGTTTCCTGAAAGTCATACAAGTTAAATGGAATGACACCCTCATCCAAAGACACGATCTTAATGTACTTCTTGATAAAGTAAATAGGATCCTCCGCACACTTGATAAACTCTTTAACCTGTTTAGGTGTGAAGTTAGTATGTACGTTTGCCTTTTTTAGATTGGGATTGCCTAGATACGCATCAAGACTCATCTGCTTCTTTCCGTTTCAAACTATCTATACGTTCTCTTAATTCTTGATACCCTTCATACTCCTCGTTACTAACCTCGATCTCCCTGAATCTTACAGACATTAGTTTCTCTCCACCCTTGAGTTCATCTATCTCAGGGTGTCCTGTCTTAGGTCTTTTTGAGTAACCGCCAAACTCTTTGATTATAAGCAATGCTTGCAGTGCTAAAGAGACAGCGATTCCCAGTAGAATAAACCAGAATTCTACTGGGAGTGGATATGGTTCCATTTATTTTTCGATGTATTTTTCTAGTACCTCTAGTTGATCGTGGAAGTGTGAGATCTGATCCAACTCACTTTCAATCGCTGCCATAATATCAGGATGCTCTCCGATACCGACAGGATTGGCAAGATAAACCTCGATGTTCATCTTATGCTTTTCAATATTACCCAAGGCGTGAAGTTTAACTGCCTCGATAAGTTCCTTTCTCATTCTACTAAAGTTCCATAAGATCTACGGATTTCTCTGAGTTCTTCGAAATCCTTTTGTTTTGTACCTCCGTCATATGCCCAAGCATATCCTTCAGTAATCATTTGCTCATTAAGGGACACATCTGAATCCCCGATGTATAACCAACCGAGTAAGCGACCATACTTACCGACACCACCAACAAGTTCAGTCCGAATAGACAACTCATCATCACCAGAGAGAGTTGATTCCAACTTTTCTTTGAGCCAGTTTGTTGCATCGATTCCAAGTTCTTTCTCTTCTAAATTACGAGTTCTCTTCTCAGGAGTGTCAACACCTGCGATTCTTACTCGCTCTTTTTTATATAGATCGAAACCAAGATCGATTGTTACATCAATCGTATCTCCGTCAAGAACTTTGTTTATCTCGGTCACTCGGAAGTTGTAACAACTCTTCCGACTCGGGGGGATCATTGCTCCCATCTTCCAGTTCCTTAAATGATTCTTTTAGTATATAGACGATATACCAAGTGACAATTATGAGGAGTATTAGAAGCATAATAATAACTCCCCACACAGGATCACCGTAGTCTTCGTGAGTCCTGAGAACTAGATTCATTGTGGATAATCCCAGTTAGTAATAAACTCTGTCTTATGCTGTGGACCCCAAGAACCCTGATGATAGATGTAAGGTGTAGTACGGATAGGACATTTGTCACCAGTACAAATCAAATCATCCACAATACGCCAAGACTCAATGATCTCCTCTGCGTGTACAAAGTGTGATTGATTGCCATTGATTGCTTCAAACAACAATCTCTCATATCCATCAATAGAGTTCTCTGTTGGATATGGATGAGTCAGTGTAGCAGTCTCAACTCCTTCACCCAAACCTGGTGCTTTCATATCCATACGAATATCCAAGTGTGGTGTTGGTTGTAGTCTGATTACAATACGATCATTAAATTTATGTCCTTCAAATAGAACCTGAGGTGGTTCCTTTAGTTTGATAACGATCTCTACACACTGATAAGGCATCTTCTTACCAGTCATAAAGTAAAAGGGTACGCCCTGCCATCTCCAGTTATCGATGTAAATATCACCAGAGGCAAACGTTGGAGTCTTAGTGTGTTGTGCAACACCCTCTTCTTCTTGGTATCCAATGTATTGACCAAGAACCAACTTCTTTCCAAGACGTGCAGCAGCAAGAACTTTTGTTTTCTCTCTACGAATCTCCTTAGAAGTCAAACGACAAGGAGGTTCCATTGCAATTAGAGCAAGTAACTGCATCATATGATTCTGCAGCATATCTCTAACAGCACCTGCTGTGTCATAATATTGTGCACGACCATCACAACCGATAGTTTCAGTTGCAAAGATCTGTACCTCTTCTATGTAATTACGGTTCCAAAGTGGTTCCAGAAGTATATTGCTGAATCGAGTAGCAAGTATATTGTTAACAGTATCTTTCCCAAGATAATGATCAATGCGATAGACTTGCTTTTCGCGTAAACATCGCTCCACCACTGACTGTAGACGATCAGCAGATTTATAATCGTGCCCAAAGGGTTTCTCGATAACCAATCTAGTTTGATCGGGGTCTTCAAGAAGACCAGAATCTTTGAGATTAACGATTGCACTAGCGTAACGCTCTGGTGGTACAGAAAGGAAGTACGTGTTATCATCTAGGTAACTTGGTAATTTTTGTAAAGAATCAACGTGCTCCAGATCACACGATTGGTAGTCCAACATCCTGCAGAACTCTTCTGGATATTCCATACCCAGACTTTCAATCCATTGTTGAGTTGTCCTTTCCCTTCGTGCTGCACCAGTGATAACAAAGTGATCTGGCAGCAATTCTTTTTCCCAAAGTTTGTAGAGTGCGGGAATTAATTTTTTCTTACAGAGGTCTCCAGTGGCACCAAAAATTACAATGCCTTTAGTGAGCGGTTCCGTTTCCTTCATAGTCTGATGATTCGTAGTACGATATTTCACCCTTAAATCTTGCAAATGCGAATGTGGCACATACAAAGGGTAATGATGTCCAAAGTAAGACACTGTGTAATGTCATCTAACGTTGTGTCCTCCAAACATATATCTCATACCATTTAGGCATCTATTAGCAAAGTCATTTAACTTTCTTGACGAGAACCTTTCAAAGAGTGCTGTACTGATAGTAGGAGTGGGTACCCCCAAATCCACAGCAGCGTGAACAGTCCAACGCCCTTCACCAGAGTCTGATACTCCACCATCGAATTTGCTAAGTTCGTGATCGCCGCGTAGTACATCAGCGGTAAGGTCAAGTAACCAAGAACCAACCACACTACCACGACGCCATAACTCAGCGACCTCAGCAACATCAATGTCATAGCAATAATCTTCTGGATGCTCCATAGGAGCGACCTCAGCATCACCTTCCTTGACATACTTAGTACCTGCATTTGCTTCGTGAAGAATATTAAATCCTTCAGCGTATGCCTGCATCATTGCATACTCAACACCATTGTGAACCATCTTCACAAAGTGACCTGCGCCAGGAGGTCCACAATGTAACCAACCGAATTCTGGACTGGTTGCCTTAGACCATTTATCTGTTCTGGGCGCAGCGGACATTCCTGGTGAAAGAGCACGGAAAATGGGGGAGCACACAGATACTGCTGTAGTTGAACCACCAACCATAAGACAGTATCCACGCTCCAAACCAAAGACACCGCCACTAGTACCACAGTCAATATATTGGATGCCCAAACGCTCCAAATATTCTGCCCTTTTCCGACTGTCCTTAAAATTACTATTGCCGTGATCAATAATAATATCTCCCTCACGACAAACCCGTAGTAACTCATTAATTGTTTCCTCAACGTTTTCAGCAGGGACTACCATCATAAAGATGCCAGGTTTTCCTCCTTGTTTTACTTGTGATGCAAGAGATTTAATATCGACACAGACACCATCCACGTATCCTTTTTCATACGCTTCTTGTGCCTTCTCATAGTTACGTCTGTAACCCCAAACCTCAATACCATCTTTCATCATACGACGAGACATACCCTCGCCCATACGACCCAAACCAATTAGACCTACTCTCATTTGATCATCTCCATAGCTTTACGTAGTTCTTCAGCATGATTAATTTCATCCTCCATAATTTCATAGATTTTTTTATCGTCTTTATCTACATGTTGCAGATAATCGCTGTAAGTTTTTGCAGCGTGTTCCTCTACTTCTAAACTTAAATGATAAGCATATTTGGGAAAAATAAAATAGTAAATTACATTAACCCAATAGTAGATAAGTACGAGGTGTCTAGCAAAGAAGCGATCAATCCAATAATCATTACCACCCTTGCTTTCCATATAAACAAGATGTTCTGTTTCATTTACAGATTGTCCAAAGTGTTCTTCCATTAAGTATAGATGATCAGGACCTCGTAATCCCATACTCTCTCTTAAATGTAAGACGCTTAAAAAAGCAAAATAAGGTGCCCGAGCTATTTCCTCAAGCACCCAGAATCTTTGATAGTGTCTTCCTTTGTAAAGGAAGTCAATGATTGCAACAGTGATGTTTAAAACAACAGTGTTGATTGTTTTCATTTTACGTGTACTGTACCGATCATACCAGCACCTTTATGAGGACCACAGTAGAATGTGTAGTCTCCTGCTTCAGGAAACTCAACATCAAACTCTTCACCAGGCATCATAGCAAGTGCATCGTGTCCTAACTCATCATGATCTTCTACAAGAACATTATGAGGAGGTAGCATGTTGTTTACAAAGTGGATAGATTCACCTGCATTAATTGTAACTTCAGAAGGTTCAAAGACTAAACCTCCATCATATCCCATTTGAACATCCACTGCCCATGCAGGTAAGGCAAGGAATAATGTAGCTAGAAATGCAAAAATAAATTTCATACTCGTTTTCTTTTTCTTCTAGAAGAGATAAGGTAAATAATGCCAATAGTAACACCCACTGTCGTACCAAATGTAACTAACAATGTCGGGTCAAATACTATATCTGGTTGGGGTTCCCATGTGCCAGGTAATGTATACACCGATGGGTGTGACGCAAATAAATTCATAACTTAATCCGTTGAATACTGATCTTGATAAACCTTGAGTTTATTGATCAAAGCTTCGTATTGTTCCCACATCCATTCACTACCTGTCTGATCTTGGTAGACCCTACAGGCAGTAATACAACGTAGTATGTCGCTCTCATTTAGACGCATATCAATATCAAAACTCATATACTAATTATACTTACTTTAGTATTCAATAAGTTATTTTTATAATGTTTTTATAAGTTATGTTAGCAATTCCACGCACGTAGTGATTTGTTAATCCTGCTATCAGGATCGCTGGCAGTTTTCTTGGAGGTCAACTTCTTCTTCATACCTTTCATTCTAGCGCAGAACGATGCCCTACGGGGATTTCCAACCTTCTTGCTTGGAGCTTTAAGGTCGCTTCCAGGATTTTCTCTCTCGTAAGATTTTCTGCCTTTCTCGTTAAGACCTCCAGACTTTGACTTGCCAGCCTTCTTTGTCCAGGCTGCACCTTCTAAAATTCCGTTATCCTGCTCACTGGCAGACTCAGCGAGTCTTTTAAATTCTTTGTAATTTATCATAAAGATACCATGTCAGGGTATACGAATCTATTTAGCGTTTTCCTCCACCCATTTGCTTTAACATCTTCTGCAATTCTGCTGTACTACCAACAAACATAGCGTTATTAGTGACTTTTGAAGGACCTTTCTTTTCTTCATCTAGGTCTTTCATATTCTTATGTAATGCTTGTAATTTCTCTGTCATGTCTGCAACGTGCTTCATTGCTGCTACAGCAACTTCATACGCTCTAGGGTGCCCACTTTCCTGTGCCACCTCTAAGGCACCTCTGACCGCCTCCTGACCCTGATCTATGAGTGAGTATAATTCACCACGAGTATACTCATAGTCTTTCTGTTGATCATCTTTATCTGTTCTAGGACCTGCTGGTTTAACTGGTTCAGATGGAGCATCAACACTGATGTTCAACATCTCTTCCATGTTATCTTCTAGGCTACTCATAAGAATTCAATTCCTTCATTAAATCCAAAGTCATCACCAGCATCCACTAATGCATCATCATTTACATCAATGACACCATCAGTGTTGATATCAGTTTTTGCTTTGGGTGTATATGTTCTAGTAATAGTTCTACGATTGACTGCTCTATCACCAAGTGTCTCATGTATGATTGCCTTCTTAATAACATCAGATGTGTTGTAAGGACCGTATAGATAAGACTTCATTGTGAAGTTTAGAGTGTAGATAATATATCTACGCTCATAAAAACTATCGTCCCACTCATCTTCATATCCAACATTATTCAGAACTACAGCAACATCTCTCTTCTCATTCATGTCTGGAATCATGTTGAGAGTGATACTGAATGATGGTTGGAAGTATGGTAATATCTGCTCAGTAATTTGTAGAGCATCGTCTTGTGACTTAGCAATTACACCAAGTTCAAATGATAGATTGTATGGTACAGGAACATACTGTACTCTTACCTCACC